AAACTTCAAATGAGAAAACTTTAAGATTTGCTCCACCTAAAAATGGACAAATTAAAGGTATTTCATTTGCAAAAGATTATGAAGTTGAGGAGGTGCTTAGTAGGATGTGAAAACATATTTGAAACAATCATGATGTCGTAGGTTCAAGTCCTTCTACTCCCGCCATATGGGTCAGTACAGTGTAATTGGTATCACCCCTGACTGTAAATCAGGTGCTTAATGCGGTTGTTAGTTCAAGTCTAACCTGGCCCACCAAATGATAGCGAGTAGTGTGAGTAGAAAAGATAAGAACGAAATAGTACCTTGTATGGTGGATAAACCTATTACTCACTTATTGAATCTATTGGAGTCACACACGGCTCCGCTTGCTTATCATTAACAACTATAAAGGAATGCTACATCCTGTTAATAGTATTAGCGTACTGTTGACGAAATAAAAGAGTAGTGTGGTAAGGAACACACCGGGAGTGGTTCTAAGGTCGTAAAAGCGGCTACAGTTGAGTGGTAAACTAGTCTCAACAACTAAATTATATCCTCTTTTAGTGTAGTGGTAGCACACTCCCCGTCAAGGGAGAAGAACGGGTTCGAGACCGTGCGGAGGACGGCTTGACACAGCCGTAGTGTTATCTCTGGTATACAAAGCAATCATCTTCGAAGGCCCTAGATTGTGAGGAGAAACAGTCCCTTGGGTTCTCCATTGCATACATCCCTAGCGGTTGTTATGTTGAGACCGATGGCGCGACGGTCGTTTATAATATCGCGCCATTTGTCTAAAATGCGGGTGTAGTATAATGGTTATTATGTCTGCCTTCCAAGCAGAAGATGGGGCTTCGATTGCCCTCACTCGCTCCACCGCCCCATGGGAAGTTTGCCTCCAATAAGTCTCATGACTACTACTAGATTGCACTAGTTGACTGAATAAAGGTGGTTTTATATGCACTTGTAGCTCAGTTGGTAGTAGCAATTGCCTTTTAAGCAATGGGTCGGGCATTCGAGTTGCCCCAAGTGCACCATTTTATTTGGAATCAATAGCTTGTCCACCTTTGGGCGACCCGTAATAGCCGGACTTTTGAAAATTTCTTCTCGTAAATGTTTGAAATTTTTCTGATTTCTTGATATAATATTTACAGAAAGTGAGGGAAACGAAAATGGAAACTGAAACTCCGTGGAAGCCCGAAGTAAAGAAGATGTCTCCCGAACAACTTGAGAAGTGGACGGCGCTCCGTAAAAAGTGTCAAGTCTTTCCTTCTCGAAAACCATATTCGCGCAAAATCAAACATAAAAATCGAGAAAAAGAAGAAAAAGAAGAAAACGAAATTTGAAAAACTTCTAAAATTTTGGTATAATATTTATACAAGATGAGAGAGAGGAACTGGTCTTTTCCTTTCTACCAGTTCCTCTCTCAGAAAGTCCTAATGTGGCTTACTTGAAAACTATCCGATGTAGTTCAACTGGTTAGAATACCGCATTGATAAAGCGGAGCTTTCGGTTCAAATCCGGCCTTCGGGTAGTTGGTAAGCAGTCCCAAGCCTGCATAAACACAGAGGGAGACTAATAGCGGTATTACAGTGGCCAATGTAGTATCCAAAATTTCGAGACAGGCAAGTCTTCAGGCAGTAATGTCTGATGAAACAACGACGGCGAAGGAGTCGCGACCTTCGGAGGAGCCGAGATAAACCTACGGGGACCGCCATCGGAGAAAAGGAATTTGTTAGTCAAATCAGTTTCGTGGTTCTGAAACTCAAAATCACCTCGCGCAGTCCCTATGGCGCAATATAAATAGGATAGGCGCTATCTGACATGGCGTGACGTTCAGCAGTTTCGATGCGTGGGCTTACCTATAAAACTCATGCTGGGTCTTTGGAGCCTTTTACCTCCTGTGTGAAACAAAAGGCTCGTATATGGCACTGTAATCCAATTGGCAGAGATAGCGGATTCAAAATCCGTAAAGTGTGGATTCGAATTCCACCAGTGCTACCAGAAATTCGTGTCCCGCTAAGCTCTATAATGATTGTGGCGAGGCTAAGGCGTTGGCAGATAAGGGGCAACCGCACGAATTAGAATATTGCGCGGTCATCTAATGGTAGGATAGAAGGCTCATTACCTTCCAATGCTGATTCGACTTCAGCCTGCGCACCCATTCGCCTAGGCGAAACTCTCGTAGAGGGTGGATTTTACGGTTCAACTACCACCGGCTTCCGCGCACGGGCGGCGATCGCTGATCGCCAGGGCTGACAACGAAGATATGTGGCTTTGTCATTTGTAGAGAGTATAATAAATAAAAACGAAAGTAAACCGTTATTTGTTCCTTGAAAATAAAATATCTTAGAACTCGATGATAAACATTCTGTGACTAGGAATGTCGAGGCGTTTTGGAAAAGGGCGGCAGACAACGAACAAGGATACTTGTGGATACTGGCCGGCGTGCGTGACGTGAGTTGCGTGCCAGAGAGGATGAACTCCCAACCCTAAGAAACGGCATCGAGACTAACGCAAGTAAAGGTAGGACGCGCGTCGCTGGCGTAATAGAGGCTTTCAAGATAATTGAGAGCTGAATCCTAATCTCCCTTAGTTGGTGACTGTGGGTGAATCATTTGATTAGGAAATAACCACAAGCCAGTTTGTTGTGAAGCGAAGAAATTCGTGTATAAGACGTGTATGTGGCCTCTGAGTAGCCAAAGACAAGCACAATAATGATTATTGATAATAAAAATCAAGAACTTGCTGAATGGCTGGTGAAAGGTTCTGGTAATCAATCCAGAAGAGACTACGCGCACGAAGGTGCGGCTATGGGAAGTATGCGCGGGACGCTGCGTATGCTCAGCCCCATGGTACTCTTGACTGAATATACTTGAAGTTAGTTTTCGGTAGGTTGAAGAACCCATAGATATTTTATTTTCAGGGAACAAATCCCTTTCGACGGATAGGAACGTCGAAAATTTTGAATGATAGGAGAGGAACTATTATGGCAAGATATTATAGCGACATTACAAACAAGCTCTACGATAGCATGGATGACCTTGAAGAGGCTGAAAAGAAGATTATCGCAAAACGAGAAGAGAAAAGAGTGGCAGAGCAGAAGCGTGCCGACGAACGAAAAGTTCGCGCGCAGGAGATTGATGAGTTACAGAAGACTTACGTAGACGCCCGAAAGGCGTATACAGAAGCTCTTGAGAAATTCTGTAATGATTACGGAACCTTTCATACTTCCATTTCTTCTGATAATCTTTTCGATTTTCTTTGGAGTTGGATGTAATAGAAACGGCGCCCTTGATTGGGCGCTTTTCTTTTATCAAAATAGAAACAGAAAGGAGAGAACAAATGACACTTTATTTTGACAATGGGTATGAGCCGAGGCGGTCTATTGGTCATCCTAGCACTAAGGAAGATGCATATCAACTGGTTTACAAGTTTTTAGAGGAGCACAACTATAAAGCTCCTTATACAAGAGAATGGACAAATGATATCAATGAGACTTGGATCGATGTTGGAAGCCACACAGAATTCTTTATTTGGTGCTAATTTATCAAGGTTATTTGGCGCCCGACTACTTAGAGATAGAAAGGAAAATATATCCCAGAAAAGGAGAATAGAATGAAGAAAAATGAAGATATCGGACTGCTACCGCTAGTCCAAATTCCAGAAAGCGCGAATTATTCACTTCCCGATGATAATCTCCTGTCGTTCTACAATGATTTGGAAGAACGATTACTTTGGGTGACAGATGGAATTGATAGCTGTTCCTTGAATATTATTCATTATATTTTGAAGTGGAACCGTGAAGATAAGGGAATTGAACTTTCTGCGCGGAAGCCTATTCGTCTTCTCATTTTTAGTCCCGGTGGAGAGCTTGATGTTTTTACTGCCATTGGCAATATTATTCGTCTTTCAAAAACCCCTGTTATTGGTATCAATATTTCGTGTGCTTACAGCGCCGCGGCTATGATACTTCTAATGTGTCATAAGAGATATGCTTTGAGCAGTGATGTCTCTGTTCTTTTCCATCAAGGAAGTTGTTCTGGCATTCAGGGAACTTATGATCAGATTGCTAATTTTATGAAAGAATATGATGAGCAGGTTTCTCGTCTTTCTCAGGTTATTCTCGATAGAACTTTATTTACAAAAGAAGAAGTAGATGAAAAGATGAAGAGCGATTGGTACGTATCCGCGCGCGAAGGTGTCGAACGTGGTGTATATGATGGTATTATTTCTTCTATTGACGAACTAATCTGAGGAGGTCTAAATGGACTATACAGGAATTAGAGAAGTCTCGCTTACCCAAGAAGAATTAGCTCAATTTTATCAAGGAGATTTTCCAATTCTCAACTTATTGGAGAATCAATATGTTTTTCTTCGTGATGAGACCGGTAAGATTGTGGATAAGTTCTTCTGGCGCGCGGGACATTTAGAGAGAGAGTTCCTTTTATCATTTTTTCTTCTGATTTCGTTGGTAAGATAAAACCGCGTAATCCAGAGCAAGAATGCGCTTTTCATCTTTTGCATGACCAAGATATTAGGGTGAAGTTGATTACAGGTCGATTTGGTTCTGGTAAGTCTATGAGCATGATAGCGCAAGCCGTTGAAGCACTAGATAAAGGCATTATTGATAAGGTTGTTTACGTTCGTAATAATATTACCGTGCGTGATATGGCAGAACTAGGTTTTTTGCCAGGAGGAGAGGTTGACAAGCTCCTTCCATATTTGATGCAATTTGCTGACCATGTTGGCGGGAAAGAAGCTCTTATCAGAATGATTTCCGAAGAAAAACTTGAGCCAATTCATCTAGGCTATTTGCGCGGGCGTGATATTCGTAATTCAATTATCTATGTCACAGAGGCGCAAAATCTTACGGCAGACCATATCAAGTTACTTTTGGGACGCGTTGGTGAGGGTTCCTATCTTTATCTTGATGGAGATTTTCATGCTCAGATTGACCGTTCAGTTTTTGAACGCTCTCCTGGCTTGAAACGAATGATTGAAGTCTTGGCCGGTAATAAGTTGTTTGGTTATGTAAATTTGGTAAAGTCAGAACGCTCTGAAGTTTCCGCTTTGGCTGACTTATTAGATGAAAATTGAAAAACCAGCACCGGACTTCCTGCGGCGCTGTTTTCATATATCGTAGGGAGAGGGCGTGAGTCCTCTCCTTATTTTATGGAGTGAGATAAATGGCATATCAATCTGTCTATTGGAAAAAATATGATAGGTCAAAGATGTTTTCTCAAATGGATGTTTTTTATAATTATCTTGGAGAAGACCCCGCGCGGGCTTCACTGGCAGTTTTGAAAGGAATGGCAGAAGACAGTTTCAATCGCCACTTGAATCAGATAAGAGAGATCTCAAAAAATGTTGAACCTTATAGACGTATTGCTGAGGCAGAAAAGGAAAAGGAATTAGCTCTTTTGCGCGAGGTCTTTGGGCAAGACCTTCATATAAATCTTCAAGACCAAAATGATGTAAAGTCGTTGATTGAGGCATTAAATAGTGTTTTGAATATAAAAGATGTATATAATAGGAATGTCCGAACTTTGGAGCTTTCTAGGGGTGGTATGAAAAGCGTCGTATCTTTCTTCCCAACTTATTTTCTCCAAGTTTGGAATGAACAGTGGGAAGATATCTATTTAGCGACTTGTGACATGTTCGCGCAAGGAAAAATTACATTGGAAGAGGCCTTGAAAAAAGAGGTCAATAAAAGAATTGATAATATGACAATTGAAGCAATAGAGAGAATGTTGTCCGCGCAAGCTGAGATGAAAGGTATGCGCGAAGACGATAAATATAATAAAGCTTACCAAAAATTGCTTGACGCAATTAGGACTCTTCCAAGGTATAGAAATGAAATCATCGAAAGAATTCGTTCAATTTATCAGCTAGACAAGCTAAGCGACAGTATTACAGAGCAAATCAAAGGGGAAGGGCACATAACAAAGAAACAAATAGAAAAGAAACTAAAAAATTCTGCTAAAAAACCAGTTGAAATTCAATCAGCTTCGCGCGGAGGATTGACTTTAGAGGCTATTGAGAAAATGGTTTTCAATATGATTGGAGACAGAATAGAAGCCAATGGTGGGATGGCTAGAACCATTCATACTGGTAAGATTGGTAATATGAAAGCAGATAATATTATGACAATTGGCCTTGCTCCTTCCATCATTGATGAATGGCTTGATGATATTATGGAGATTTCTGGTTCATCGCGCGCAGATAATATAGAGAGAATTCGACGTCTTGGAGAATTGACACAAAATGCAGATAAAGGCTTTATAATTTATTCTAGTGATAAAAATTATACTTTGAATCAAAGGTTTCGTGAGCAATTTGGCTTTTCTGCCGGATCGGCATTGTCTGCTCAATCATTCTATGATGTGACGCGCAATGTAAATAAGAACGCGCGCACTTTTACTGGTCTGCTGGTCAATACAATTGGCGGAGCTGTAATGGATACCGAAGGAACACGTGACCGCTTAGCAGAGATTGTTGCAGAGGATATTGCCGTAATGCTTTTTGATGATTATCAGACAATTGGTGATTTTAGAGGGAAAACAGGAGCTCGCGCCATTCATATAATGAATTTAGGTAATATAATGATACCTCTTTCTGTTTTTTTGACGATGTTCGCCAACGCAGTCGAGCAAGCGGAAAGTGAACCTTCTGATTTTGTGAGGGTCGCTATTATGACACCTGAAATTGAATTCAAAACATATTCAGAGCAACTGGAATGGCAAGCTAGAGAAAGGGCAACTTCTAGCGAAGCATGGAGCTTTCAGCGGGAGCAAGCTCTCCAGAAGACTCGGATTTCGGTTCGTTTCTTCCGAGAATTCCGTTCTTTCATCACCACGCTCGGTCAGTAATTTGAAAATCAAAAAAAATTATGATATACTATTTATAGAAAGTAGAAAGGAAAGAGAATATTATGAAGCCTTCTTTTGAACTGGTTGCCTCTATTATTGATGAGCTTATTGAAGATACTGATTATGGTAACATTTATGATTATGTTTTTGACGGTGCTAGTGATATTAGTTGTTGGTTTTACGAGGTAGAGAACTATACTCATTTTGAGATGGCACACGGCTATACAAAAATTGTCATTGAAAGCAATAAATTAGGTGATTGGGTTTTGAAAATTCCCATCATCAGGAAAAGAAAAGATTTTTGCGCAATCGAAGTTGCTAATTATAAAGCCGCCTGTGAGGCTGGACTTGAGAGATTTTTTGCTCCTACTTTTTTCTTTGCTGAAATTTCAAATATTTCAGTTTATATTCAGAAAAAAGTTTATTGCTGCGAAAGTGATGTTAGTGATAACTTCTATGATTGGACTGCTCGGCAGATGGAAGAAAGTCGCTACGAGTATGATACCGATGATGAATTTGATGACGCCGTTTATGAAGAGGCTTCTAATCTAACCACCCAGAGTTCTTTGCGCGCGATGTTTGAAGAAACAAATAACCTTGAAGATATTGATAAGCTTTATCGTTTTTGTAACAAATTTCATATCAACGACCTTCATTCTGGAAATTACGGCTTTGATAACGGCCGTGCGGTTATCATAGATTTCTCTGGTTTCTAATTTTTAGAGAACACTAAAGAAAAATCCACTTTAGATTAAGGCTCTATTGATTTCGTCGAAAAGGAGGAAAAATGAAAGTAAGAAAAGTGATTATTGCTTTGATACTTTCTTTTCTTCTCTTCTCTAACACAAGCGCGCACTACCTCAAAGAGATTGAGACAACGGCACGCGCGCAAATAGCAATTACACAATGTGAACTACTAAAAATTTCAAATAAAGTTATTTTGGATGCATTCCAAATTCCAAGCGTTCCTGCTAATGGCGAAATGCCAAAAAGTGGGGAAGAAATAGAGAAAGAAGAAAATGAAATTGAAATTCTAGCAAAATTATTGTTTTGTGAAGCGGGCGCGACTTCCTGGGATTGTCAAGTTTACGTTTGTTCTGCCATTCTAAATCTATCAGAATATACTGGACGTTCAATCTGGGATATCGCGCATGATATCAATACTATGGCGGTTGCACCATATGTTGATTATGCTAATCCGCTCCCTACGCAGTATAATATAATTGAATATGTGATGGGAGAAGGAAAGATTGAAGGAGTAATGTTCTTTAGAACAAGTTATTATCATCCTTTTGGAACACCAATTTGTTCTATTGATAACGTTTATTTTTCTTCTCCATAAGGAGGGACAATGAATCAAATTATTTTACCTCATGGTAATGGCGCGCCAGGTATTTCAAATTTGCCAGAGTACGGTCTTGGCGTAGATACAAAAAATTTTTTGCTCTACTATAGAAAAAATAATGAAATAGTGCCAATCAATGCGCCTGCGCAAATTTTTATCTCAGGAAGTGAACCAACTGGCGATAAAGATATGATTTGGTTTGATGATAGCGCGCAAGAAGAAATTTACTTTATGAAAATAAAGAGGAAAGGAGCTTCAGAATGGTTTACTCCGCTAACCGATTTGGTTAGTGGGACTTCTGGAATTTTGAGAATAAACAAAGGTGGAACTGGTAAAAGTTCTTGGACTCAAGGTCAGATAGTTTATTCTCCTAATGGAAGTTCTCTTGGACAAATTCCAAATAAAGCTGGTGCGTTATATTGTGATGGTTCAGAGCCACCTAAGTTTGGGACTTTGCCTATTATAAGAGGAGGCACTGGTGCAACTTCTAAAAGTGGCGCGCAGAAAAATCTAGGAATTCAATATGGTACAGCTAGTATTACAACTAAAATATCTGGTTCTAATTCTACTGCCAGTGTAACTTTTCCGACTGCATTTTCATCTGTACCGAAAGTTATTGTCAGCCAAGTATTCAATGATAAAAATATCGTGATACTAAAAGATAATATTAGTGCTACTGGTTTTACTGCTAGTCTTGAAAGTGGTTTTTCTAGTGTGGTAACTAGGAAATTTGATTGGTTAGCAATCTCAACATAAGTTCAAAGGAGGCGAGAAAAATTTCTACTTCAACTACGCCCTCTAATTTGGTAATAAATAAATTTCCAAATAGAGAAGTTTATGAAAAGATAAAAGCGAAGGGTAGTCTCGGCGAGGATGATGTAAATGTCTTGGAGGACTATGGTTATACGTTGACTGAGACTGATAAGACGGAGATCGCTGGTAAAGTTATAGCCGATGGGACGGAGTTCACGCTTTCAGAGTTTCCGACGGCACTGAAAAACCCACATGCTCTGACGTTTACAGGCGCGGCGACGGGGACTTACGATGGCTCTGCGGCTCTGACGGTAAACATTCCGGCGGGCGGGGCCTCCGGCTCCGGCGGAGCACTCAAGGCGATGAGCGCCGTGAGCGGGTACATCGGCATCCCCGCGGCGGAGCTGCCGGAAAACGGCATGGTGTGGATGTGCTTCGGTTCCGGCGATAGCATGGAGCTGTATACCGGTACGGTGACGATCCAGGATGCTGGGATCGCAGTTAACGATATGCTTGTGATCACAAACGGGATAGTAAACCCGCTCAATCAGGTATCGTGGGTCCGCGATGGACTCGCGATATACGGACTCTCGACGAGTAACTACCGTGGCGTGTACATGGTCACAGGCGGATAGGAGGGCATATGGGCATCACAAAACTCAAGGATATTGATGCGAGCGGGCTGAGCGAGCTGGTGGGACTCTACGTTGAGGTGGTAAGCGATGGCGACTAAGGTACTGGTAAAGGATGGAAAGCTTGCGACGTATGGGGGCAAGGTAGTGAAGGTGGAGGCGACGGGCGCGGAGGCTATCGAGTGGCATCAGTGTCCGGAGCCGGTGCGGAACTATCTGGCAAACGTGACCTATGATCCCGGCGACTACAGCACATCTCAAATCGCCAATTATGCGCCAGCGACAGCAGTTGTGAGCAATTACAAGCCCATCGGGCAGACGGTTGGCGGTGTGACGCGCTACAATGAGGTGCCGAACGTTCTGACGCCTTTCGCGTCAGGTGGAAAAGCCGGAACGCTAAAACCGCTGGATGCCTTGCGTTGGATACGCACATCGGCCGGGGCAACCGCTTGGAACGTGCGTGACCTTGGCGGATGGGCATGTGATGGCGGTACGGTAAGGTATGGATTGCTGTTTCGCGGCGGAAAGCTGGCGGCGGCTGACCGGGCCGTGCTCGTCGGCGAGCTGGGCATCCAGCATGATCTTGATCTCCGTGGCCGTGAAGGCGGGGGAGCGGACGACGAGCCGAGCATGACAGCCTCCCCGCTGGGCGGCGACGTGTGGTACACACGCACACAGCAGTATGCATGGTACGCTCTGACGCCGGTAACGACATGGCAGACTTACCTCCGCTGCGTAATCGACGCAGTGACGCATCGGGAGCCGGTATATTTTCACTGCACCGCAGGTGCAGATCGTACTGGTACGTTGGCCTGTATGCTTGAGGGGTTGCTCGGCATGAGCCAATCGGACATCGACAAGGATTATGAGCTGACTACATTTTATTCCGGCTCCGGGTCGGATGCGACTGCACGGAGGCGCAATGAATCAGACTGGAAGGGGCTTATCAATGCGATCAACGCCGTTTCCGGCGACACATTCCGTGACAAGTGCGTACACTTTGCCGTAGGAACGTGCGGGATGTTGATGACCGATATCAACGCCTTTCGCGCGGCCATGATCAGCGGGACGCCTGAGACGCTGCACTGGTATCAGACGATCACCAAAAATCTCACAGGCTGCACAATCAGCAACGCCGCGTCTCAGGTGGATTACGGCGAGGCGTACACCGCAACCATTGCGGCGGAAAGCGGAAAGACAATCACGTCCGTAGTGGTCAAAATGGGCGGCGTGGATATTACGGCCACGGCTTATACGGCCAGCAACGGTGCAATCAACATCGCCAAGGTGACGGGAGCGGTCGTAATCACTGCGGCTGCCTCTGCGCCGTCTGTGACTTACAACATCACGCGCAACCTCACCAATTGCGCATCGTCCAACACGGCGGACACCATCGCCGAGGGCGCGGCCTACACCACGACGCTCTCTCCGACTGGCACATACAAGAAGCTGGGTGCAATCATCGTCACAATGGGCGGGGTGGACATCTCCGCTTCGGCGGTGTCCGGTAGTACCGTGAGTATTACCAAGGTTACTGGTAATATCGCAATTACTTGTGCTGCAGTCGTCACAAACATCATTGATACTATCGGAATATCTGCGGATACGCGGCTGAGTACGTCGAGTGGCGCGAACAGAACGCAGGTAGGATATGCGGCTATCGGCGCGAACATGGACGCATCGAGCCTGATCCATCTGAAAGCGGGAGATACGCTCCGCATCAAGGGCGCAAGCCTCCCTGCGTCGAATGATAGTTACAGCGCAATCGCGTTGCACAATGCAAGCGGAACGTTCAGCACATCGACATATCTGCATAACGGGCTTACTTGGAATGGCATGACGTTTAACAATGCTGGAGATAGCGTCGTCGTAACTGCTGCTGGAGAACATTATTTCCGCGTTTCCATGATTTGCACTGATGCTTCAAAGGTCGTGGCGACAATTAACGAGGCGATCGAGTAAGGAGGAGCGATCATGATAGTTTGTACATCAAGAAGTAAATGATATACAAAATATTTCCTTTTCAAAAATTTGAAAAATTCTCAAAATTATGCTATATTATCTATAGAAAATAAAAGAAGAAAGGAGTGTGAAAAAAAACTTGGCAAAAGCTAGTGACATTATAAAACTCGCAAAAACTTACGTCGGAACAAAAGAGTCTCCTGCGAATTCTAACAACGTAGTGTTCAATACTCACTACTATGGCCGTGAAGTATATGACGGCCTGTGGGGCTGCTCATTCCCTTGGTGCGCTACATTTGTTTGGGACATTTTCCGAATGGCTGGAGCTTCTAGTCTTTTCTATTATGGAAAGAAAACTGCCAGTTGCTTCGCTATCCAATCATGGGGCCAACAACAAAAGCTCCTAGTCCGTCGAGATGGTGGCCAATGCGGCGACATCGTTCTTTTTGACTGGAATGCTAATGCGCAACCTGACCACGTTGGGCTTATTATTTCTCATAACGACGATGGCTCTTATCAAACCATTGAAGGCAATACTTCGGTTACTAGTAATTCAAACGGTGGTGAAGTCCAAATTAGAACTCGCCCGAAGTCTTGTATTATGATGATTATTCGTCCGAAGTATGAAGCAGAGACTTCTAATCCAACCCCAACACCAGTAAAGGAGGAGAAAGTAAACGTGGAACTACCAGTCCTAAAGAAAGGCAGCAGCAATAAGTCTGTCCACGCTGCGATGGTTCTAATGAAGGAAAAGGGATATTATCCATATACAATTCCTGCTTGGGACAATCTTTTTGGCGCGAAGATGGAAGAGGGTGTAAAGAGGATGCAGAAGGAGCATCGTCTTGGCGTTGATGGCATTATCGGCGCGAACTCCTGGAACTTCCTTCTAAAGTAAATATAGAAAAGCCCCGAAGACTTAATTGTCTTCGGGGTTTATTTTATTCCATAGCTCATCCATTTTTTTTGCACAACAATAATCAACCCAAAACCAATGGAAGATTAGTTCGATTACGTGTTCTGTGTCAGGAAAATTTTCAGCGACCCGGCGCACCATTTGATCTGCGAATTCCTCTATTGGAGTATCATAGAGATTTAGATGAGTTTCGTTTGCTACGCATTCTATCCAAAGATAGAAAGAATAAATGTCTTGGACAATGGAGAAAAATTGGTCTTTTTTCATTCGTTTTCCTCGGTAGAAGAAGTTTGAGCTGCCATTATGTTGCATCGGCCTCCGTCCAAGTTTTTATTGTAATTGTCGCGCCGCCTCCACTAGAGGAACCGGGCGCAGTATAAAGTAGGCCATTTGCGTCTACTCCAACAGATTGTGTCATTGTGTCAGTTTTTTCAACTGGTTTTACTCCTCCTAGAACAGACGCAGATGCTGTTGGGAGAGTATAATCCGCTGGAACTTTTGTTATTTGGTCAAGGATAGATTTATTAGAGTGAGAGTGGCGCGCCTTTGTATTAGCATTGACGTCGGTTGTCATGGGTACAGTGATTGTTTTTTCTTCACTACCATCATAGGTTGTGGTAGCCGCGCCTTGGGTTATTTTTATAGAGTAGGGATTTTTTAGAGAAGTTGGTATTTGAACATTTTCTAGATCAATAATTGAGTCTTGAATTTCGTTGAGATTTTGCGCGGTTATTGCCGTCTCACGCGAGACATATATTCGTTTTGTAAGTGCCATTTTAGATAAAATCACCTCACAGATAGCTTCTTTCTTTTAGAAGTAGAAAATTATCTGTGAGGCTTGACATTATTCAGTTATTTTATCGACCAAGAGTTATGCTCCTGTGTAGTTGTAATTGATTGTTGCATTGGTTGCACCCCAGGGGGCATTAGCCACAGTGCCTTCTGCCCATGGAACATTGATTGTAGTGAGATTTGTGCAGCCTTCGAAAGCATCTGCCGCGATTGTAGTTGGTGTTCCTTGGAATGTTAGAGCTGTTAAGCCGGTACAATTATAGAATGCCTGGGCGCCTATTGTCTTTATGCCAGCTGGTATATTTGCCAAAGTTAGTGATTTACAACTAGAAAATACCATCGAACCAAGTTCAGTCAATCCATTTGGGAGTTTTTCAGTATTGAATGCCAAGCACGCCTGAAAAGCATTGCTATCGATGATTGTAATAGTATCTGGAAGATTAACAGTTGCTATTTGGTCACAATGGTCGAATGCTTGCGGAGCAATTTCTGTGACATTATTTGGTATAGTGACTTGAGTCAAATAACTACTATATCTGAAGACACTTTGACGAATTTTTGTACAGCCATGAACAATAGCAGAGACAAGATTATCGCTATCGTCATATGTTTCTTCGATATAGGTTGCAGGGGCTTTTTGAATATTGCCGATTGCCGTTGCAAAGCCTGTAGGAAAGGTCAATTGGGCAGAATCGCCAGTCTTTGTGCGTATCGCATTGGCAACAGATGTGAGGTCGGAGCTAGTTACAATATATGTGTCTGCCATTAGAAGTTCACCCCATTCGCATTGCTGAGTGCCAGCGTGAGTTGGCCTTGGTCGTTGAATTTGATTGTTGTTCCGTCGACAGGGATAGCTTTGATTGAGTCGTCAACGTATTTCTTGGTAGTAGGGTGATAATCTAATGTTGGGGTGAATGCTGTAGTGTTTGTCGTTGTAAGAACATTGACCGCTTTCCAAGATGTTGGTTTACCATTAGAATCGACACTAGAAATTTCAGCAATTTGCCCAACTTGAGAGTTGCTGAGATCAAGAGGATTGGTTAGATCAGAGACATAGTGTTCATTCCATGGACCATGGAATGAACCAGCTACATCTTGGCAATATATTTCAGTTGCTACGAACCCATTCGAAGCAGTTTGTGCATTACTTGATCCTGCAAAAAGCATCCAATATTTTTTGTCATTAGCAGGACTACTAACATTATAATGTACCAATACTTGACCATTATTAGTAAGCACTCGCCTACCAGAAGCGGCTGCATTGCAAATTGTCTCTGCGTTAAAGTTAGTATACAGTTGACCTCTTTCGTTTCTGAGAGTAATAACTAATGGCTCATCATTCAGCTTAATTTCCTTATCCATCACGACAGTGTCTGCTGCTCCGTTTTGGCCTTGAGTGATTTTAAGGCGCTTGTAGATGCCGTTAGAGACAGTTGAGAAATAGAAAGATATAATATTGGATGAGTCCTTTTCACCAGTTTCAAAGTGGTAGGTTTCGCCGTTATAGTACAGAGGGCAAATGAATTGAGCTCTGGTTGGGTTATTTGACATAAATAATTCGGCAAATAATTCAACAGTGTTTGTCGGGTCACATACAAGCGTTTCATTGTTAGATTTGGTAACCATCACGGATCTAATGATAGGAAGGCCGATTTCTCCACTGTCTGCAAGCTCAAACTTAATGACAGATGAGTTGGCATGGTAAGACATAGTTACATATGTAGCAACTGGCACAGCACCACCGAATCCTTCAGGGACCATGTTTTTATCAAAGATAATAGGATGCACGGAAGCCATGCCCATATAAACCTCTGTAATTTCTCCGCGACTATTTTTAAGTATATTTAAAGTATTCGGAAGCACAAGGCCTTCATTAAAAGACATAGCATAGTCATTCGGATTCTTGCTCTTTGCAACAGCTGCCTTGACTTCATCCCAGGTTCGATCAGTGGACCAGGTTTTGGTATCTGAGTCATAAGTTGGGGTGATGATAAAGAGAGAATTGCCTCCACCGCCTTCAAAAGTCCAGGTGATTGGAGTCATTTCTTTTGTTGACCGATTACAAGTAAAGGTTCCATGTTTTCCTGTTTGAGTAATAATACTAAGAGTATAAGTTGGACGTTCACTGTTATATACTGTATTTTTATGATACATCAGTATTGGGAAGTCTACATCCTGAACACCAAGAAGATTTTTTATTTCATCAGAGGCGCCACGGAAATTTGCTATAAAATCTCCTTCGTCTGCATAAAAACAGGAATTTAGAATGATATCTGGAGTTAGCTTATAGTACGAACGTACTTGTTTTTTGTAGTTAATCTGCCGTTTTGTTCTCCAGAACCAAGTACCTGATAGCATTGTTGATAATCATCATAAGGATAGTTTTCATCAGTTTCATCATAGCAGTAGGGTTTTAATGCCCCAAAAGCATTTTGGTTTGCTTGTGGCATTATAGCGTTAGCAAATGGCACAGAGATCTTTTTTGTAATATAAAAATCAGGAGGTGTCAAAATTGACTTTTTTTCAATACTATATGTCACTGACCAAGTTATCTTTTTATCATAGTAGTCATCGTTGATGACTCCTATAGTAATACCATTTAGGGTTTCATAAACAGCATAGTATCTACGGGTGGCGTTATAGGAAATTGGAATTTCTTTTCCAAAAAAATGTAAAATAAGAGTTTCATCATATTTATCAAAACTTTCGTCATCATCTTCTCCAATAAAAGTTATATAAAACGTTGCAGAAGTAGCAGAAATAGCATGTAGAGTTATATCTTCTGATATTCCCAACACGGGAGCATGAATAAAATATCCTCCTGGCCGATTTTTGATATAATCCTTAGCCTTTGGGTTATTCTGATCCCAATCTGCTTGAACTTGACTCTCTTCAACCGCTGTATCTACTAGACCTTCTAATACTGCTCTATTAGTATTGTGTGGTGTTTCCATCACATAGTCTATAACATCTTGCTTTGACATCTATTTCACCTTCCAAAAAAAATAATATCTCTACTATAGTAGGTAGGATTCCTATCTAGTAACTTGACTAATTTGAAAAACAATCAAAAATCTGATATAATATTTATAGAAAATGAAGGAGGAAAACGATGAGTATCTTCAAGAAAATTTCTCAGAAGCTGGAGTATGCGAAGATGAAGAATGCAACAATTACCCCGAAGGGAATTTGCTTCCGTGAGTATTGTCAAAAAATCCGTGACCATAAATGGACACCTGCCGATACTATTGAAGCTTATGAAGAGGAGATTAGTATCGTGCGCGACCTCCTTGAACAGGGAAAATATGTAATTCATCGAGAAGATGTAGCAGATTATCTGTTCCAGCTGCTTTGGGAAGTAAAGGAGCAATAAGATAAGATGAGATATAAGAATTATGAACTAAGAAAAGTAGAAGATCATAAGTGGGAAATTGTTCAGTGGTTTCCTAATAATCTAGTTGAGACCTGCACTGTTGTAATGTTTCTCAGATGGGATGCGCGAAGTGGCTCTTTGAAAATTGACCCAATAACTTCTAGCATTATTCAAACATACAGCGTAAGAAATTTTGATAAATGGCTTGATATCTGTCTAAAGTTTATTGAGCTTTCTGAAGAGGAGGGTGAGGAATGAAGTTGAAGATGTTGATTTTTGGAATTCTTAGCTATCTTGGCGCGATTTTTGGTTGGAATGCGTGGGCAATTATCAATAATTATCCACATTGGCTTATTTATATTGTTGAGTTCACGATGCTTGGTCTTTATGCTTTTGCCTATTGGAAAGGAGATAAGAGCGATGACAACTAAGGAAATTTGCGCGAACCTTGATAAAATTATCGATAGTGTTCCGGACACTGATATTCAGAGAATCGCACGTGAAGCTCTTACTAGACTGCGCCATCAAGAAGAGGAGTTGCACACAATGCGAGAAGTGTCGATCGCGCACAAAGAACTGATTGGCGCGCTCTATCATCAAATTGATACAATTGAAAGGGGAATTTGATATGAAGCCTAATACTTTCGTTCTTGACCGCAGCAAGTTCAAAACAAAGGAAGAGTTCAATACCACCATTGGTAATGCTATTCGTATGTTTACGGATGCAGACTATCAAGTAAAGGCGTACTGGGATGATATCGGCGTCGGCATTTTTGTGATTGAGTATGACCACGCGAAACCCGAATTCGGCATCACTCTTGAGTGGCACGATGAAGTAGAAGACATGGTCATGAATGATAGAGACGAGGATTGCGACTAATTTGAATTTCTAGTAAAATTATGGTATAATTTTATTAGAAAATGAGATAAGAAAGGATTGATACTATGGCTGGTTATCGTAGAACGTCGAAGTATTCAGTGGAGGACACACAGAAATGGACAATTGAAGCAATGCTTACTCTTTCCGAAGAAAAACGCGCAATGACATGCGAAGAATTGCGCACGACTAATATCCAGCTAGTATCAGTCACTCCGCAGAAGCTTGCACGATGCCTTAGTTCTCTTTGCGATTTGGGAACGATTCGTAAGGAGAAGGGCAAGGATGGCCGTATGCGTTATTGGTTCGTGGAGGCAATGTAATGGAGACAAAAGAGGTAGTCAAAAAGATTCTTGAGGAAAGTAGTTGCCAATCTTCTAAGTCGATTAGCGCAATGGCAATGCGCAAATTCAGAATTGAGGTAACTCCTGCGCAAGTTTCTGGTGTACTGCGCGCAATGATGGCGCGTGGAGAAGCTGCTTGTTCTAGTAATGGTAGTGGCCAGAGAGTATATTGGCTCGTGAAACATGAATGGGAGGAGAAATAAAATGGTTCGTTTCAAAGTTGTTCTTGGATGGTGGGAAGATCCACTCGATGGTGGCAAGTCTACTTATAAGGAAAAGACTTTCAAGGGAGTAGCTTCTGGTCCTTCTTCTGCGGAAGCTCTCGCTCAGATTGAAGAGTATTATGGCGCCGACGAAATTCAAAACGTCACACTCGAATACACTGACGATATGGATACTCCCATTTATGATGTAACAAATGAAGAAGAAGAGGTTTGGCTAACAAAGGAGGACTAATATGAGCATTGATTATACTTTTTATATGAAGACAGCTAACAAAGAGTTTTATCCGATTGCTTCTTTTGGTAGTAGTTCTATGGTTGGTGAGGCTTTGAACATCCAGTTCGGAAGTAGTAACTTTTGCAATAGACGAGCGCTTCATGAAGAGGAGCTGCGCCAGATGGCTGCTGAAAGAAACAATCGTGCGCGTGAGCATAAAGCAACGATTCGTAAGTATCAGAAACGACAGGAAGAAATTGGCAGTTGGACGAATTCTACGGATGAAAAATATAGTTTGATTACTGAACTCGATGACATGATTGATGAGGAAAAGTGTGATATGGACTACTGCACGCGAAGTGCGGATTTCTTTGAATTCCTTTTGGATTTTATTGATATGGCGAAATACGTTAGTCCGGATGACCTTAAGATTGATCCTGAAGACTATATCTATTGGGAGATGACCTGATGGGGAAGCCCATTACACATCTAACTTGGGCGCTTTTTACTAGTTGGCGCCCATCAGTTTTCTTTGAAGACCTCTATATTTGGTTTAGAAGGCTTATTTTTCTTCTTCGACATGGATATTGCCCGCAGGCTAGATTCGAAATGTTTGAGTGGCATCGTCAGGTAATGAGCGAACTTCTTATCCATTTTCGCAATAATCATTCTGGCGTTCCTTATCTTATCGATGAAGAAGACAATCAAAAAAATGAAGAGACATGGAATAATATTATTGACCAAATGTCATTAGCACTTGGAGAAATGGGTGACGATGTTGACTATCGCGCGCGCGAACACGCCAAAAAGAGATTTTTCCGTCTTTTTTCTGAATATTACTTCTACCTGTGGGACTAAGTTCTCATAGGTCTTTTTACATTACAAATTTGAATTTTGGCCATAAAAATGGTATAATATCTATACAAGATAAAGAAAGGAAAGGGAAAAATGGTAGTTTCATTCAAGACTAATTCGGATATTACGCTAGAGAGTCATGACTTCTCCAAGAGACAGTGGCGCAAAATTTGTAAGGCACTTGGTGCGCAAGATGATGATAACGTTCTGTGGATTGAAATTCCAGCAAATACTGTGGAATTGGTTTGTAAGCCTACCAAAAGCGAATTGGAAGAATGGAACAGACGATAATTGCACTTAGAAAAAACTGAAGAGCGAACTAAGCGAACCGCAGTATAGATTGATATTGCCAGAACTATGGACACTATCTCTACTTGGAATATCGATTTTAATATGCCAATTCTTAAAGGCGATGACTGTAAGTATGTTGATGATTTGATTTATGTAAAAGAGGATTAAATGAGATGAAGAAGTATGATTATTTTCCGGTTCCTACACAGGTACAGTTTTGGGACTATAAGAAGAGACGCTATAAGGGTGGTATTGCTTACCGAGATGAAATTATCTGCGGATGTTGCGGAGGTGTCTTCAATATTAGCGAAATCTATAAGGTTGCACCTGATACGCTCTTAAGAGATCCTATCATTGCCTATGATGATTGGGTAGGTATTAGCTCTGCGATGTTTTGAGAGGAATAATAAAATGTGAATGAATAAATTAGAACTTACAAATATAGTAGAGATAACTTATTGTAAGGATACAGATAGGAATAATTCTTGTAATACTTTGCTAACTGCTATGGTTCATGTGCCTGAAGAGTCTCTACCTCCTATGAGTGAAGAAGAAAAGAAATATGGCCGTCTTCTTGATGTGTACTTTAAGAAGGCTTCCGAGATTCTGGAAAATGAAATTGGGCCAATCCATATTTATCCAATTTATCCAATTCATAGTTTCCGTTTTATGGGACACATGACTGTGGTATATTAAAAGGCTTCAACTATTCAGGAGGTAAAATAATGGATTCTTTGGAACTTGCTCATGAAATAAATCGTATGTGTAAGTCTTTTGGCGACAGTTGCAGAGGTTGTCCCGCTAATGACGTTAGCGGTTGCATAGTCACTCAATTGTATGAAAAGATAGTTCCGATTGTAGAAAAGTGGTCAAAAGAGCATCCCCGTAAAACACGACAAGATGCGTTTTTAAAGCAATACCCTGATGCTCCTCTCAACTACGGAATAATTAATATTAAACCGTGTCAAGTAGTAAAAAATCATACTTATGGAAGTTGTAGTATAACTGACTGTCCACTGTGTCGAAAGAGTTTTGGAGTCAAGAGGTAGAATAATGGATGAGAGATTATATATCGAAGATTTTGACGGCTTCGTAAAGATGGAAAGTAGAGTGGTATTCTTACGCGACCATGGTATAGAACCAATTAACGTCTTTCCTTGTAGTGATAACCGTTGGCGTATTGTGTATGTAAGTTGTCCAGATACTATTAGGATGTGAGTAGATATCGTCGATATATATGGCTGTGCTTTGGAATAGGAGGACTAACAATGACAAGAAGATATATTGATGCCGACGCTCTACAAGCACGGCTTGAGCGAAAGAAAGCCGGTATTGCTAATCAGCGTTATACTGAAGGGTGGAACGATTGCATGATGCGTGTTAAGAGTATGGTAAGTAAGTCGTCCACAATTAACGTGGCACCAGTGGTGCACGGGCATTGGATTCGACCACATTGGAAGAACAGTAATTATTGCTGTGACTGTTCAGAATGTGGTGGAGAGGCGATGCACAAAGATTATTATTGGGATAAAAATGGTGTCTATCCTATTTGTCCCAACTGCGGCGCTCGAATGGACGGAGGTAATTGTGATGCGGATAATACGAATCTAGGAGACGCTATTGGACGTAATGCTTTTAGGAATAGACAAGATATTATTGATTTGATTAACGACCAGGCAACTGTAGATGCCGTACCTGTAGTCCGGTGCAAGGACTGCAAATATCATCATGATGAAGGAGAGGGTTATATTTATTATTGTTTAGCACTTCATACGAAATGCCCAGATGATTCAGGTTTTTTCTGTAAATATGGTGAAAGAAAGAGGCCACTATGAGACTGATTGATGCAAATGAACTGAAGAAACTAAGAGATAAATACATACGTGGAGAAATTGAATTTGACGACGAGTATGATTTGATTGATAGATGTCCTACTGTGGATGCTGTCCTAACGGCGCATGGACGGTGGGATGGAGATACTTGCACAGCGTGTAAGCTCTCGTGGAAATATAACATGGTACAAGATGCAGATGATTGGGGGTATTTCGACCCTATGCCGGACTATTGTCCCAACTGTGGAGCGAAGATGGACGGAGAAACGGAGGGTAAATGATGATTACACTTAGAGAGGTTGAGGAACGAATTGAGTGCGGTGATACATCGGAGATTATCCGAGAATTCCTTGAGGAAGCCGCGCGTAGCGGTGAAATGTTTGATAGTGAGTTGGTTCGTTTTATTTTCAATAGTTTTGATAGTGAGGATTATGTTGATTATATTGACTATTTTTATCAAAACTTTGATGACAGTTCGCGCTGGTCGATTACTCGCACAGAAATTGTCCGTTTCAACTCAGACCAATACTATTCTTTTTGATATGAAGTCGGTTTGACTGAGCATCAAGAAAATGAATGGTATGACCAGAAACCGCAGATTGCTCGACAGAAGAAAATTGAGAAGCTGATTTGGGTAGAGGAGAAAATTGAGAATGAAACTAATTCCTGAAGAAGCAAGGTACGCGCAAAAGTTGTTGCGTTTGGTTTCTATGACGGCGAGCTTGCTGTAAGAGTTAAGTAAAGTTTCCGTCCCCTTGCGGGGTGTGGGTTCTGCGGAAGATATTTTGAATAAGAAAAGGAGATTTGCAAATGAGTAAGTTTGGTCGCAAGTCTACTGATTTTGGTTATTATGCTTATATTGATGATAACAATAATCTTGTAATTGGTGAGGAACGCTGGCGCGATGGTGGCGACCTCTATACTGGTGCTTGGCAGGAAATGAAAACGCCTTATATTCAAAAAATTAGAGAAGAAGACCCGGCTCTTTTCAATGAAATTCTTGAGCATTTTGGGATGGATTTTGCAACAGCTATTAATCAGTCTATTGATTCGTTTCTTGATAAGTTTGAGTTTTATTTACCCAAGGCGCTTTACGACAAGGTAAAAGAAGATTGTCTTAAAAATAAATGGACATCTAAGGAGACTCATATTCTTCGCACTGTGGATGAATTAAAGAATACTTGGTCAGGCGAAGACGATATGATTTACGTTCCGGCACATTATGAACGGAGAAAGAAGTAATGGAAAACTATATTATGCTCGACGGCCGTAAGTTTAAGATTGATGAGAAGAACTCGATGCTTCTGCGCGGTCGTTGACAAGGAGAAGACAGAAAAGAAAACCTCTTTTGCGCGGATGTATGATGAAGAGTATTATTTCATTAAAAGTGACGGAGGCGTTGAGGTTGAGACCGAATCTAATAGCTTTTGTGATGATGAACATCATAAGGTTGCCAATTACTGTGCTGATAGAGAACTAACGTGTCAGCGCAATCTTCATGAAACTTTGAATAGACTTCTTTGGAGATTTTCCCTTGAGAATGGTGGAGATAGCGAGTGGGATAGAATTGAATGTCATTGGTATATTACGTTTCAGGAGGGAGTTGGTGAAAAGAAGCTAGGAGTAGAGTGGATTTCACAGTGGCACCATCAAGGAGTGGTTTTCTTTTCTTCAATAAGAGCAGCAGAAAGAGCGATCGATGAAATCATAAAGCCTTTTATGACGGAACATCCTGAATTTGTGTGGTGAGGAAAATTTGAAGATGAATATCTATAAGATTTGGGCTGATGACTGGCTCGGCTATGATACCTATGATAGCGCCATTGTTGTGGCTAAGGATGAAGCGACTGCGCGACATATCCACCCGCAAGGAGAGGCACGTGGATGGAATAAGGAGACTAATCGTTATGATAAATTGTGGTATGAGAGTGATGAGTCTCTTGACACTTGGACAATGCCAGAAAGAATAAGTGTTAGACTGGTTGGAACAACAGAAATTTTTCCCGAAGGAACAGTTCTGTGCGCAAGTTATAACGCGGGGTAACTAAAATGATTTGGATGTATTGTCCGAAGTGTGGTGCACCGATGAGAAGCGTAACGACTGGTTGGATTTGCACAGAACTTGGTTGTGGATGTAAACTTGATGTGTATGGAAATCAGTATAATGTTGATTATTGGTATGAAGTAGATGAAAGTGACCAAGGTCAAAAGGATATTGTTTTAGAATAAAAGAGAAATAATAGAAAGGATTTTTGAAAATGAAAAAGTTTATTTGTGTTCTTGTTTGTCTACTGATGATTATGAGCTGCGCTTACGGGTGCGCGCGGCCATCGATTGAGACTGCGCCGGAGACAACTGTTTCTGAGCCAGGGACGTCCGCGCCCACTGAAATCGATACGACAGTCTCACGCGAAGACGAAGTAGTTGAACTGGAAGAAACTTTCGTCGACAGTTTTGGTGAAGATAATGTTTCTTTCTGGTGGTCTGATGAAGGCGATGCGTATTTCATCACTATTTGGTGCGATTTTACTTTTGATGAATTCTATGAGTTTGATGTGAACAGTGGAACTCGTGATAATCTTGATTTTCTTCGCTTGATGGGCAACTCTGTTACAAACGTTGACACTTTCCTTACACTTTATAGTAAAACAGATGGCGTCATTTATGCTTCTTATAATGGCGCAGATTTTACAAGAGAAGCTCTTATTTCTCAGGGAGCAAACAACTAATGAACTGGTGGCAAGCTATTCTTTGCGGAGTTGGCGTTCTCGCAGTGGGAACGCTAATTCTCTATTTGACTTGGGCCATTTATGGTTGGGTCACAAAGGGAGGTAAGTAAATGGCAATTCGTTATATTAGTGATCTTCATTTCGGTCATTCTAACGTTATTCGCTTTGATGGGCGTCCTTTTGAGTCAACAGAAGAAATGGACAAAGCGCTAGTAAAAAGATGGAACGAGGTTGTTGATAAAGATGACCAAGTTTATGTGCTAGGTGATATGTTTTGGAAGAAAGCAGACGAAGCTATTCCTATTCTCAAAGAACTAAAAGGCAATAAGTTTCTGGTGCGCGGGAACCATGATAGAGTTGGAGACCGAAATTTTGACAAGTGCTTCGCGCGCATCACAGATTATACAGAAGTAAAAGATGAAGGGCGTCATGTAATTCTTTGCCACTACCCAATTTTTGCCTTCAAGAACCACTATTATGATGGTTGGTATCATCTTTATGGGCATGTTCATAATACATGGGAGGAAAAAATTTGTGATGATGTTCGCGCGCGAATGAATGAGTGGGGAATTCGTTGTGAGATGAGAAATGCTGGCTGTATGATGCCATATATGGACTATGCGCCGAGAACACTTGATGAAATTTTTGGAGCTGAGGAAACGTAAAGTGACCTCAGCTCCACTTCTATTTTATATGACAGATTTGAAAAATAACCGGAAATCTGGTATAATATATATACAAGATGAGAAAAGAAAGGAAGAAATAATATGACCAGAAAGCGTTACATCAAAAAAGCTCGTTATCTTCTTTGGCGTCTGAATCAGCTCCACTGTAATAAAAATAACAATCATCGTGACTTTTATTGGAGTGAGTGGCAGAAAAATATTCCGACGCCTTCTGAGCTGGGATGTTCTTATGATGAAGCATGGGCAAAAGTAGCAAAGGCTATTAGAACCATTGAGGGAATGGAGGACTTCGAATGAGACTTTGGATTGATGATATCCGTTCCGCGCCGACTGGCTTTGTTCGGATTAAAACAGCCAACGCGGCCAAAGCAGCGATTAGATGTTATGAGAGAGCGTTTTCTGGTGAGGATACAATCGTGATTAGTATTGGTGATGATGTTGAAATTTTGAAGTGGCTTGAAGAGACGAAGTTCGTTGACACCGGTTATTTCTTCCATTTTCATTCGAGAAATACTATTGGAGCAAAGATTATTGAAAAGAATGGTTGGCGAGAAATTCATAGTTTGGAGGTAATTTAGAATGGCACGGTATCTTGTAATGAAGAGAGATAATGACATCGAGGTAGTAAAGGAAGAACAAAGCCAGATTGTTTCATTATCTTTTGGTGACTTTATTGAAGAGCTGGCATCTCCTCACTATGAGCGATATGGTGTTAGGTCTATTGACTACTGGGATATTGATGAGGAAAGTGATGATGTTGAGGCCTTTGAAAGGCTTTGGAACTTTTGCGGTTATTCAATTGATGATTTCGTGGGACTTTTTAGTTCATATGATTCGTATGATGGAGTTGATATCTAATGGGCAGAGTCTTGATTCTTCAAATTGATGACGAGTATTGTGTTTATCTTGAAAGTCGTTATTATAATAGGAAAAGATTTGATAGTCTGCGCGAGTTCTTTTCGGCTATGATGCTCGCGCACGTCGAAGAATTTGAAGCGCGCACTTTGGATTATATGTTTGTGAAAGACGATAAGGAAAGAGCTATCTTTGAAAAAATTTTCGGTGATGAAATGATGTCGGCGCAAGAGTTGAACGAAGGTCTGAGTTTACTTTGGAATTCAAAAGATGCCGACGAAGGTTTTGGTGATATTTTTGATTGAAAAAAGGAGAGAAAGAAAAATGAAGATTTATATGATTGGTGCGTACCAGTTTGATGGAAGTGATCCATCTTATCGTTGTTTCTATGAAGAGTCTGACGCTAAGAGTTGCGCGCTCGAACTGATTGAGGAGAGCGAAGATAATGAGAAAGATGCGGGGGTAACGTGGGAAGATTTTCTTGACCGATGGGATTGTTGGGTTTGCTTTATGGAGGTATTGGAGGTAGAGTAAAATGGAAAATTATTTTGTGCTGAATGGGCAGAAAATTGAACTGACGCCGGAACAGTATCAAAAGGTTTGTAACGCAGTTTCGCCGAAAGAAAAGTCTCTTTTCGGTAGAAAAGAAGGGAATGAAATTTATTACTATATTGGCGATGATAGTTTTGTATATTCTAGTAAAGACCGAGGATGGGTTGCTGATACCTTACACTACGGAAATGCTAATTATTGCTCGGATAGGAAGTTGATGAAGAAGCGCTCGAATTATGAAGCTTTGGAACGAATTCTTTGGCGTTTTTCGGAAGATAACGGCGGCGCAGGCAGTTATACCATTTATATTAATACCGATAAAAATAGGTGGGATGTTTTGGATATCAGGATTTCTGCTGTTCTGTTTGGCCCAACTTTTTGTTCTCACCAAGTTGCAAATGAGGCAATTGAAGTGGCTAAGGAATGGCTTTCTAGTAATGGCTTGGCGCCGGAGGATGTGTTTTTTTGAGATTGGCTGGCAAAACCTTTTGCTGGGTTTTGCCAGCTTTTCCTATTATTTAAAAAGTCAGTTGAACTAACTTTACTGCGCATTGCTAAAAAATTTACCCAAATTTTTGGAGTCCGCGCGAAAGTTAGCTACTTTATATATGAGGTGAAAAAATGAAAGTCAAATATGATAATCCAGTAAGAACAAATGTTACAAAAGAAGTCAAGGAAGAGATTGATAGATATTGTGAGGAAAAAGGCGTTCGGCTTAGTGATTTCTTGCGAGATGCTATCGAGTTTTATCTAAAGAAGTCTTGAATAAAAGTGTGCAAAATTGCAAAGGAGACTTATAATGTTTCAAAATCAGAATCGAAATCAGAATATTAAAAAAATATATAGCCGGAGACTAGCAATTGCTTTACGGCAAAAAGGGTTTAGAATCGTTGGAACGGAGATGAATCCCAAACGTCCAGAATTTGATGTATATCTTTTTATAGATACTCCGCAATTACGAGAAGCAATGACTGAGATTACCGGCAGATAAAAAGTGAGGTAATCAAAGGATGAGTAGTCCAAATCAAAGAATAGTTCAAATAGAGAAGCCGAAGTATGAGAAAAATTTTCTCCAAATTGGAGAGGACGAATGGACTGAAGCTTTTACGAGACTAAAACCTTCGGCTTTTGGCATCTATCTTTACTTAGCGAATAATGCTAATGGGTACAAGCTTGAATTGAGTCAGAAAGCTGTTGAAAATAAATTGGGAATAAAGAAATCAACTTATCATGAAGCCATTGCGCAATTAGAAAAAGTAGGGTATCTTTACTCAATAAAAGGAAATCTATGGGGTTTTCGTACAAAGTCCGGAAATCCGGACAAACCCAATCAAATAGTAAATGATGAAGTCCGGAAATCCGGACAAGTTTGTCCAGAAATCCAGACTATAAAGTCCAGAAATCCGGACTTAGAAGTCCGGAAATCCAATATACAAATAGATAATAAATATATAGATAATATAGATATTAGAACAAAAAAGGGGATACGGCTTCGCGCGGAAGAGGATACGCCCGCGGATAGATTGAAAGCTATGGCCTCGCGCTATCCGCAGCTCGAAGAAAGAATTTTTCAAAAGATGGATGAGGATGGAATGTCTGTTGAAGAAACTGTAAAATGGGTGGCGGAAACATACAATTTTATTTTTAGCAGAAAATAAAAAGAAAAGCCAGAGAGTTTATGCTCTCTGGCTTCTTTTATTCTGCTTCGCAAAATTCTTTTTGTTCAATCGCCATTGCCAGCCAATCTCTAAATTGGGCATAGCTCATGGCGCGCGCGACCTCGTTTTCTATTATGACCAATCCTAGCTGATGGTCGCGCGCGAATTCCTCTTTCAATACGTAGTTCTTCTTTGTGTACTCTTTTGCGTTTTCGTAATGGATATCAATTAGGAGAAGTAGCTGATAGGGTACATAGCTTGTGTCCAGAATTCCAAAGGAATAACCAGTCGGCGCCCCGTGAGCTGAGCGCAACTCCTTGAAGGTGTAGAACATTACATAATGAAAGCCCCATTCATCTAGGGCTTTTGCCACTAGGTTTTCGGTATATGTTTTGTGGTAACGAAGCATGCGCGCCTCCTTTAGTAAGTTTTCTTCTGTTAGAAAGAGGGAGAAAATTTGAGGACTCAAAATTTTTGAGAGGAATACAAGAAAAACCTCTTATAACTGGAAATAAAAAAATCTGTTAGAGAAAAACGAATAAGAATATTTTGTAAGAAATAGGGCGTATAAGATAGTGGTATAGAAGTAAGGGGAGCATAGAAGAGGGAGGAAAATAAAATAGGAAATGGAAAAAGAATAAAAGAAAAAAGTAGAAGAAAAATAAATAAGAGGGGAAAATAGAAAAAGAAAGAATGGAAATAAAAAAGAAAAAAGAGAAAAGAAAATATAGAAAAAGGAAAAATAATAGAGAGGAAGATAAGAAAAAGTAGAAGAAGAATTATATGGAAGAATGTAAATAATAGAATTAGAGAAAAAATATATAAGAGGAAGTAATAAAAGGGAAAATAAAAGAAGAAAAAGATAGGGGATAAAGGGAAAAGGAAAAAATTAGAAGAAGAGTATAAATAGAAGGACGTAAAAGAAGAAAGACAAAAGAAGGGGACAAAAAAGAGAGGGGAAAAAGAAAAAAGAAAAACGAAGAGAATAGAGAAGAAAGAAAAGAAAAGGTATAATCAATAGAACTGATAAGAAGGGGAAAGTAAAATTGGAGAATAGAGGGAAGGAAGAGAAAAAATCGTAGAAAAAAAAGTAAACGAAAAAAATTTCAAAAAAAAAGGGAGAACAGAAAAAAATTCTAGAAAAAGGGCGTAGATAAGGAGAAATAGAGGGAAGGAAGAGAAAAGAGGGAGAAAGGAAAGGGATAAAAAGGAGAAAAAATAAGTACTAGAAGCTTAGAAGCAATGGCTTAGAAGCAACGGCTTATATATAGAAGGGATGGCACAGTTCCCCACGTGGGAGGGGTAGAGTGTGTGTCCGGACGATGGCGATCAATGGTTGTGGCCATTGGCGGATTGAGATAGGTAGAGGTGTGCGGAAATAGATTTCTCGCGCAAATTTATTTCTTGTCAAAAATTCAAATTATTTCAAAATTATCTTCTGTCAAAGATTCAACCCATTTCAAATTTTTGTTATTGCTTATATGATATCGCGCAGCAAAATTTGACATCGCGTTACATGACATCATAGAATAAGGAATAAGCCCCAGCTAATAAGCCAGGGCTTAGGGGTAGAAAGCTTAGGAAAGCTTATAACCCTTCTGAGTTCCCTTCTTCTCCGGAATCTTCATGTCAACCTTCTCAAGCGTTCCTGCCTCGACGAAGGGCTTCAGAAGAGAGGGAATAGACTGTGGCTTGACCGTGTCAGCAAGACCAGCTGCCTCGATAAGCATAGTAGCGGTCTGCGGCTCATTCGTCATAACATCCATAATGGCGTTACGAATAGGCTCCTTCTCTGCGTCCTTTGTGGCACGCTTTTCAGCCGCCTTGGCGCGGTTCTTCTCATTTGCGGCATTCATTACTTCCAGCTCGTGTGCGGCGAATTCAACCAGTTCAGCGGGCATGTCTTCAGCGGTAGCGATAGTGTTCAGAAATTCTCTCTTAGTCATACTAGTATCCTTCTTTCAATTTTCTAATAGATGGGTTTATATCCCCGATTTTAGAAATAGAAGAAGATAATCGAACGTAAGTCGCAGCTTATGCGCGGTTCCACTATGTGGAGGTTTCGTTTCTTCTTCCCTCAGTTTCTATATATATTATACTATATTTTCGTTGATTTTTCAAAATTGCGCCGGTCACGTTACGTGACATTTTGTGCGTGCTGTCACGTAAAATGACGTCTTTCTTTGTCAAATTTTCCAGCTTAACAGTTGCAAAAAATGCGTTTTATTTTTTAAGAGGAAATTTCCATTGATACCTCTATAAATTTCAATATCCCAGCTTATCGTCTGAAATATTGAAGACCCAGCTTATATGAAATTTGACACAAACGCAGCTTATTAGCAAGGCGGCCGCGCAGACGCAGCTTATTTCAAAATTTGACTTTTCATTCAAATTCGATAATAGTTATTATATGAAGCGATAGAGGCCGCGCGATGTCATATAATATAGAAAAACTCATGTAATATCGCGCGGCAAATATAATGTAATGTGGAATTGGGTATCATGTAAAGTTGAAAATTTGACAAAAATTTGAATTAGACGTGAAACGTCTAATAAAAAAAGAGTGATTAAATCACTCTTTATCATTATCCGAATCGGATAAAATTAGAATCTCCGCTTGCTTTCCAAGGGTGGTTGATACCCATGCGTTTGCACCAAAAATAACACTTAATTCTTCTAATCATTTTTAATCTCCGTTTCATCAGTATATTCTTCTGGCGTGCGGTCTTTCATTTGGTATTTGTATTATATCATAGTTTTTTCTTTTTGTCAACTCTTTTTATTAGACGAAGAACGTCTAAAAAGAAAATAAAAAGAGGACGCTTACACGTCCTCTACTAAAAGGTATTTGTTTTCAAAGAGGTGATTTTTCATCTTCTTCCCCGAATATGTCTCTTAGGATAGGAAGATAGTAGTATCTGATAAAAGATTGAACGGAAAAGAGATGATCAGAAAGCTCTTGAATTTCTGTTGCCTCATCTTCTTCTAGGTTTTCTTTTGCTCGGATGGAATCTGCTGAAAGCTCTTCGATTTCATCTACCATATTTCTAAGTTTTTGAGTAAGATTCATTTCTATTACTTCCTTTCACTTTGGTTGTTTCTTTCAACTTTGTAACTAGATTATACCATAAAAATTTTGATTTGTCAAGAACTTTTTTTAGACGGTTTACGTCTAAAAATGCGTAAAAGAAAAGGACACATAATGTGTCCTTTTTCTCTTTACATATCACCGAACGACGAATTTGTTCTTTGTCTTGTAATATGTCGCGCGCGCTCCTTCGACAATAATTTTTTCACCCGGCAAGTCAATGGTGAGCTCGCGTGTCACTTTACGTTCAATAGAACGCTTTGCCTGATAGTCTCCGTTCAAATCGGCGCCACGGTCGAGACAAGCAAATAAAATTTCGGCTTCGATTTCGCTATCAGAAAGCGCGGTATGATCTTCAGTAAATGACGCATCAGAACGGATGTAACGCGTCAATGCTTCGGCAGTTGTGGAATAATGCCCGCTTTCAGTGAAAGCATTATTTTCTTCACACCATGCGCGGAATGTATTATCAATCATGAAATGATGGACAAAACCGCGGATATCAGAAATAGGAACGGTTTCAAAAGGATTTATGACTTTGAACCAATCGCAGTTGAAATTGAAAACTTTTTCATCGAAAGCGGAATTGTAAGCAAACGCGCGTTCAACTTCATAGTTGCGGAAATCACGGAGCATTTGCTGTGTCACATAACCGAACTTTTCCATCCGGATGGTTCGCGCTCTCAAAGCACCGACATAAATAGAACGCTTGTTTGCATAGTATGCAGTATTGAAAAGCGGGAGATTGTGCCAGATTTGCTCAATGACAAATTCACGCTTTACAAGACAGGCACGAGATTCCGTATCAAGAATTAGATAGCCGACATTATAACAATACGGCTTTTCAAGGCTTGTCGTTTCCGTGTCGAATACACAAATTTTCATTTTTTCAAAGTCCTTTCATATTTCATTGATGGGTCTTTCGTCCTCTATCAACGTAACCATATTATAGCATAGAAAAGGGATTTTGTCAAGAACTTTTTTTGTCGTGTAAGACGACGCGTGGTAGTCGGTTTTTAGACGATGGACGTCTAAAAAAAAGAAATAAGAAAGAGGACGCATTACACGTCCCTTTCGAGTTCAATGTAATGTTCAAGATTAGGAATTTCAATATCAAGAATTTCGTCGCAATCCGTTACTTTATTGAGTTTTTGATAAACTTCATTATACATATTTTTCCACAATTTTTCATCGTAACAGTCATGAAGGGTGGTAGGCGCGAATTCGTCATCAATTTCAATTTCTTTTTCTACGCGTCCGATATAACTCACTTTTACTTTCATTTCAAATCCTTCTTTCATTTGGTTATTTTCTTCAACCTTGTAACTAGATTATAACATAAGAATTTCAATTTGTCAAGAACTTTTTTTAGACGTTCTTCGTCTAAAGACGAAAGGAAAAGAGGGTGACGCTTTACGCGCCACTTTCCTCCTTTTCCTTTTCGCGTTCCTCGCGCTTGCGCTTTGCCTCGGCGCGGTTCTTTTCGTCCCATGCGATTTTTTCGGCTTTCTTCTTTGCGGTTTCGGCTTTTTTTGCGCGTTTCGCTTCGGTTTCCTGCGCGTAGTTCTGCGCTTCCTCGTAACCGTCATAAGGAATATAACATTTATTCTCTTTGTCACGCTCGCCCTTCGGGATACTAAAAGCGATATTCAAATATCCCTCATCTTCACCACGCACCCACGGAATAGAGATTGTTCCGCTTTTGACCTGTAACACATCTTCGCCCTTACTTTCGAACAGTTCGCGCACGGCAGACATAAATTCCTCGCGGATTTCAGTTTCAATTTTACTTGCCATAGTTTTTGACTTCCTTTCTTTTATTTGGTAACTAGATTATACCATAATTTTTTCAAAAAGTCAAGTATTTGAAGAAAAAAATTTTTGGCGCGTTAGATTGCATTCTCGAAGGACTTTAGACGTATAACGTCTAAAAATTTCTAAAGGGAAAGGCGAACCTAACCCTATTTTTCCTTTTCATCAATAAAAATTTCTTCATCGAGAAATTCCAAGCGATAAATTTTTTCCTGGACAAGATAAGTTTTACAATGCGGACATTTGATAAAACACGAGTAATAATAATTATCATCTACTACTTCTTCAGTGGACTTGTAACAATTCTGAAATTCATCAAAGCGATTCTGACAATTTGGACAATACATTTTAAAAGCTCCCTTCACTTGATATCTTTATTATAGCAGAAACTTATGAAAAAGTCAAGAAAAATTTTTTAGACGTTCTTCGTCTAAATTAGTTCATAAAAAAGGACGTCACTTTATGTGACGTCCCGTTACGTTTACTCTGCGTCGCTCGGCTCGGTGTCGCTCGGTTCTGCGTTCGCGAGGGAATAGCCCTTTGCTTTTCCCTTGCCCTTAATCTTGACTTCAACAGAAGTCACTTCACCGGACTTCTCAAGAATCCGGAGCAGAGAAGAACACTTCTGAATGTTCTTCAGTTCCGGCTTTGCGTCAAAGAGGTCAGACGCGGTGATGTGATGGTCAGCAGCGGCGAGGACTTCGCGCACGATGGGCAGAAGTGCTTCGTTTTCCTTCTGTGCCTTTGTCGGCTTAGAGGAGCGTTCGGCGTTCTTCTTGTCCATTGCGGACAGGAGCGCGACAGCCTTTTCAGAGATTTCAGCGGAAACGTTTTCCATGGACAGGATAGCATTGTAAAATTCACGAGTAGTCATAATAGGCTCCTTTCATTTTAGCGACGGTCGCCACCCTATTTTTTTATATTCAAGAGGTTTCCTCTCTTGATTACGCCTTTATTATACCATAGATTTTTGAATTTGTCAAGAGGGTTTTGGTCTTTTTTTTCATCGAAGCCGGCATTTGACTAAACTTGGGACTATATATACCATTAGGCTCGCCCACAGCGTCTCGCCCTCTTGACATTATGAATTATATCATAGTCCGCGCGAAAAGTCAAGAAGAAATTTTAGAAATTTTGTCATATAACGTGACTTCGCGCGAGAAAGATTTAGACGAGGAACGTCTAATTCAAGAGAGAAAGAAAAGAGGCGCTTTATGCGCCTCAAAAAGATATATTACATTTTATTTTACTTTTCTTTGTTGAGAATGTCAAAACATTTGTTTTCATCGACTCCAATGAAAGTTACTTTACAAGAAGTAGAATAGAATTTCCCACTTCTAAAGCTTGCTTCCCATTTTGCTACATATTTGAGACCATTGTTATCGTTTCGCCATTCTCCCATTACCGTGCTTGTGATATATTTTCTTGCTACTTTGTCTTTGACGTGGTTTTTCGCCATTACCATAGCTTGCTGAAGGTTGGTAAAATAATATCCTCTTACGCGATAAAACGTAGTCATTAGAAATTCTCCTTTTTGTGATAAGTCACAACCTATTTTTATTTCGTTGAGTTCCTGTCTCAACTTTGTAACTAGATTATAACATAAAAGTTTTGATTTGTCAATAATTTTTCGAAAAATTTTTTAGACGGTCTACGTCTAATAGGAAAGGGAATACGCTTATCGCGTATTCCCGCAAATAATTCTTTTCATTATCTGTTCAATAATACTGTGGCTGTTCGGGATACAAAAAGGCAGTTTTATATTCAGTCTTTGTGCCTCATTGAGAAGGTCTGCGCGAATGTCATCATATCCCGCAATGCTACTCAAAAGACACGTTCTTGCAATTTCTGCGTCGTGGTCTGCTTTTTTCCTGTCTGGTGTATTTTCTGGATAGAGAATGGCAGAGAAGATTGTTGCATAGGTGTCAAAAACTCGCATTTCAAGTGTAAAAGTGCTTTCATGTAAACGTTCAATTCGATTGTTGATCACGGGATTGGTAGTCGGCTGAATTTTCTTTTTCTTTTTGAACATTTTAGAAGCTTCCTTTCTTTTGTTTGGTAATTGTATTATATCATAAGAATTTCAATTCGTCAATAGTTTTCTTTAGACGGTTCACGTCTAAGACAAAAAAACAGAAAAAGGTGACGCTTTATGCGTCACCAATCGAATGAAGAAAATCAAAAATCTCTGTCGCGTCATATGCCATCATTCCTGCGTGCGTCCATTCTTCACGATTTGGCTTTTCATCATCAAAAAGAAAACCGCCGCGCAATATGCCAACTTCGCTTTTTGGTGTGCCGTAATGAACAATACAAATTTCATCGAATCGAACGCTTTTCAAATGGCGCGAAAGCCATTCCATTTTTGCGCGGCGAACTTCTTCAAGAAAATTTTCGTCACGGTCTTTACTTCCCCATGATACAATGCGGATTTTCCATCCCTTGCGCTGAACCGCGTTCAAACGTCGCGCGAGTCTTGAAAGATTGAGAAGTGCGCGTGCGTCTCTGTATGGGCTTGCATCATGCGCGCGAATTTTCGGAAGCCAATTTTTAATGCCGTAAAAGTCAACGATTGTTCCATCCATATCTAAACTAATAATTTTTTCCATTTTAAAAGCTCCTTTCTTTTTGTATCTAAATTATATCATAGTTTTTCTAATTTGTCAAGAAGAATTTTAGAAAATTTTGACATATAAGATGAAATCTGTGTGAAATATTTAGACGATGGACGTCTAACAAAAAAAGGGGAAATTCCCCCCCCTCTTGTATTACCATATTGCAATACAAATATATGAACCTTTTTCCTTGTCAAAGGCAAAAATACGGTCCATGTCTTTAAAACCTTCTTGTTTTTCTGCAATGTCGGCCATTTTGTCACAAAAAAGGTCGGAAATTTCTTCTGGGCAATCTTCCCGTTTTACAATTTCATAAACATCATTGACTTCAATTTCCTTTTCAACTGTAGCGGTATAAATAATTTTTACTTTCAATTTATATTTTCCTTTCTTTTCGTTGAGTTATTTCAACTTTGTAATTAGATTATATCATAAGAATTTCAATTTGTCAAGAACTTTTTTTAGACGAACCACGTCTAATTTTCCACTAGAAGAAACGCGCGGTGATGGTTGCCCGCGCATTTCAATGTAAACAAAACAAAAACACAAAAGAAAGGAGGCACTATTTTCTCCAACCATCAGAAGGAAACAGTATCAACAAAGAAGATTTTTCCTAACCCACCCACAACCATCTTCTTTTGATTACGTAATTATTATAGCACGTTTTATGCGGTTTGTCAAGAGGAATTTCAAAATTTCTGGAAATTATTTTTGTAAAATTTTCTGAAATTCTTTCCTCTAACTATCTATATTATACTATATTTTCTGAAAAAGTCAAGAAAAAACTTTTAGACGAAAAACGTCTAAATCGATCTAGGAAAAAAGAGTTGACGCATTACGCGTCAACTCCGTATTCTTTCATTTCTTTTTTCAATTCTTCAATTTTATCTGCGGGGAGATACCAACGATAATGTTCTTCATCATAAAGATAAAGCCCCGTCGTTTTACGATTATGGCCACCATCGCTACTCCATGGGCTAATAATTTCACAAGAATTACACAATTCATCAATAGAGGGGATTGCGCTTTCATCTTCTATATAAATTCCCCAAATTTCACAGGAAGAAGAAACTATATCGTCAAAAGATAAAATTTTTTTATCACGGCCGAAAAAAATTACGTTGTTAAAATGTTTACTAATCTTTTCCAAGCGTTCGTGTTGCCAGCACTCATTTTCATCGTCAAAAACCTGCCCGCAGAGGTCGCAAACATATTTTGTGATAGTAGTCATTTTTATTCCCCTTTCATTTTGGTATTTGTATTATATCATAGATTTTTTCTTTTGTCAAGAATTTTTATTTAGACGATATACGTCTAAAATTTTCTGGAAGAGAAATGACGCGTTATGCATCATCTCTCAAGATTTCTTCGTTCAAAATATAACAATTACCATCGTCTTGAATTTCGATATTTCCCAAAATATTTTCCAATTCATCAACGGCTCTTTGTAATTCGTTGTTCTGTGTAAATTGCAACGCATTTCTCAACCAGCACCGCGCGTTATTGATATCAGCAAATTCTTTGTCTGAAAAAGAAATCTGCTGTCTTTTGATAGTAATATTTTCAATCTTCATTTCAAAAACACTCCTTCAAAAATTTTGAAAATATTCCAATTTGCGAGAAAAGGCCGCGCGAAAATCACGTTGAAATAAGAAAAATAAGCCAAAGAATCACAAGGATTCCAATTACACCAAAGAAATTTCCAAAAAACTTTTTAGTCTTCATAGACTTGCGCATAACAAATCCACTCTTCAATACAAAGGTCCGCGCGGTGCATTGCGTCCACAAAAGTTAGCCCAAAAATCATTGAGCATTCAAAGGTTTCTAAGTTTTGAATAAAGTAAGTATACATTGTTTTCTCCTTTCTTTGATTATATTATATCAGAATTTTTTGAAAAAGTCAAGAAATTTTTTTTTAGACGAATTACGTCTAAGAAATTAGAGCTGGCTCAAGTCCAGCTCTCTCCTTCTCGATTTGGCAAAATTGTCAGCTTATAAACGCAGCTCCCAGCTTGTAAGTAGTTTTTGATGAGGGAAGGCAACTCCTCTAGAGTAGTAATGTTGTCTTCACTGACGCCATGTTGGCCCATGATGCCATTGTCATGTTCTACTAAAACTGTCATGATATATTACTCCTTCCATGTTATACGACATTCCAATAAACTTCGGATAATATTCATTTTCCGCCGTCCTTGCCCATATTATATCACATAATAGCAAAAAATCAAGTCCTCTAACATGACAGAATGGCGTCTAATAGTTAGACGAACTCCGTCTAAAAATGAATAAAAGTCACATAAGATGACTTAGACGAACCACGTCTAAAAGTCATACTACATTGCTTTTAGACGTGACCGGGTGATGTCATGTAAAGTGACATCAATTGATAAAAAGAAAAGACGCTTTACGCGTCTTTTCCCACATAAACGATGATTTCATGGTCTCTTGTCAACTCAAGTCCCTTGACATGCCATTTTTCAATCTCATCGGGAAAGAGGACTTCTCCCGTTACAGAGTTGACATAGCGCCCGCACCCGTCATTTTCATAATTAGAATTGTCATAGACCCATTCAGCCCCCGTTTCATCGTCATAGATGAATTCGGGGTAAGCATACGCGACATAGTCGCAGAAGTCAGCTAAGGTAATAGTTTTTTTCATTTTATATTCCTTTCTGCCCGTCATGCCGATAGCTCAGCGTCATGTCATTTTAGGTTACGCACTCCATCTTAGGTTGCGCCACCCGCCAATGTCAGTCCCATTTTCATCTATGGTTACGATGTCGCCTGATGCGACTTTTTCTTGTACGACAAAGCCGAGACGCGCGCCGTTCTCCATAGCTTTGTCAAGATAAGTGACTACTGTATCCGCGTCGCCTAACGTTGCGAAATACTGGTCTGTCACTTCTTCTGTCATGTCATAGCGCACAATCAGTCTAAAATTCATTTCCATGTTACATAGCTCCTTCCATTTTACGGGACTGGGCGCTTAGAGCGCCCATCCATTGTCCAGCCATTCGGAAAACGGCATTGCCTGCGCGCAGGCAACAGCGCGTTCAAGTATTTCAAGTAACTTGAAATACTTCTTGCCGTGCGGAGCGTTCAGTTTACCATTCCAAAATGTTTGGATGGTTATTTTACGCTCCCCATTGCTACTAGTCTTTTCGCGGAGAAGTCCAGCCTCTGACAGGACTTCAATGAAGGTGTCGCGTGTCAGGACATAGGCCCTCTGCTCTGTTAACTCTTTGTCGGGATTGATGACCGGACAATAGATCACATAACGTGACCCCTTGACCAGCTTGTCACCTAACCGGCCAAGCTCACCAGCCCCCGATTTGATTTCATAACACTGCGCGGCGCGGCGCATATCCGTGCGACCGGGCGCCGCCACTTTAGATTTCATATGCAGCGTCTCTTTACAAAGACGTTCAAACGCCTTCCCACAGCGCCCGCAGTCGCTTTCAGTGTAACCGTACTTTTCAATATTCATCTTTTATTCTCACTTTCTCGTCGTCTGTCCGGCGTGTCGTTGTTTTGTTTTTGTTTACGCTCTTATTATAGCAATAACGTCTAAGAATGTCAACAACTTTTTTCACCAGTTTGTCGCATAATATTTCGTCAATTCTAACAAACTAAAGTCTTATTATATGACAGGCTCTTGTGCAGAACAGCGAACTGCAGAACGACGTATAATGGGGTGGGTTTTGTCGTTTGACATGACAAAATATGGGCCGGGGTACATTTAGTAATTTTACTTTTTCTATGACACATTACATTTCGGGGCCTCGCAACTTTTCTCACTGAAATTTAAAACTGAAATTTAAAACTGAAATTTAAAACTGAAATTTAAAACTGAAATTTAATTCCACCGAGATGGCCTTGGCCATCGAGGAAATTTGACTTCGTCCCAAAATTTCGATATAATCTAAATTAGAAAGGAACGAAAATGATTTTGGGCGCAAAGGAGAAAATGAAAATGCCTAAACGAAATCGCTTACAGCTAGACTTCTCGCTTTCTTCGGCAGAAGAACGCCAAGTCTTTCTCACGAAATATCTTGAAACCTTGGCGTTTACGCCAACCTCATCCGAACTAGAGCTAATGGCCGACTATGTTCTATGGGGAGATAAAAATTCTAACGAAGCCATTGAGCTAGAAACCTTCTGGAAGAAGAAAGAAAAAAAAGTCGAGTCTCTTGATGAATTACGAGAGAATCCTACTTTCCTCGAAGCACGTCTTGTTTCCCCTTACATCACTCCAAAAACTCAAAAAACGCGTCGAGTCTTTTCTCGTGAAGAAGCTCGCTCTTTCGCTTCCCCCTATGTGCTCGCGCACCTTGAAGACCTTTGGCGCGAAATTGATACACTTGACCTAGAAACTCGCTTCTATGAAAACTTTATTAGCCGTCAAACCAAGCCTCCCCGCAGTCAGCTCCTCGAACGTTTTACTTCGGCGGAAGCCGAAGAAATCCGCGCGCACGCCCAATCTCTAACTGAATATGCCTACTTGAAGAAGCGAAAGCTTCTAGTTGAAAAACGCTCTGAACAATACCCATGGCGTGATACCTACACGACTCCTCTAGTCCAACGCCATACCCCTACTATTGCCCAAGACCCCGTACCTCCTCCGCTCCTAAACGCAGATATTCCCATTCTTCCACTCGGAAGCCTTCCAATTCAACTAGTCCCAAAAATTTTCCCTTCCTCCGGTGAGTTTCCAACTCCCGGCACTCTAACCCCAGACGAAGAAAAGCTTCTCTCCAAGACTATCTGGCGCGAACCCTCAAATGCGCCGAACTCATTTGATTTTCGAGACCCTGCGCACCTCGCTTCTTTTATCTCTCTTTACTCTGAGCTTTTGCCCGACCAAAATTCTGATGAAGGCCTCCAAGCCCTCTTTTCCACTTTTACCTATTATCAAAAACTCGCACGACTTTCGCCTCTCTACCTTGATATATTGCGCGCGAAGGTCGCACACGAAACCAACACTAAAATTGTAGAGAAGATAGCATCAAAATACGGCAAATCCTATGGCGAAAATTATATTTCAACTCTTTATCGCCAAAAGATATTGCCGAAAATAGCCGCAGCGGCGTCCGCGCACTATCAAGTTACTTCGGAGTTATTTTTCCCCGAAAACTTCAAAACGTGTAAGGATTGCGCGCGCACGCTACTTAGGACTCCAGATTACTTTATGCGCAAAGCAAAATCTTCAGATGGCTTTTCACCCCGTTGTAAAGCTTGCGAGAAAGCGTTGCGCGAAAGGAGGAAAAATTGAAACTAGATTTAGTAAACGAGTTTGTCGCGCGCGCGGCGTCGCTGGAAGTAGAGGAGTTTTTGGGGCTTACCAATCTTCTCAATGTTCCACTAACTACAGACGCGCGCGATCACCGTCCTTTTGAGGATGTTTTTATTGATACGGTTGTCGCTTTCGGGAAGATGGGGCGAAAGCAAAAACGAGAACTCATAAAAGTGCTGCGCCGCGTAGAAAAGGACAATAAGGAAATGCGCGCGGCTCTTGAAGAGGAGGCGGCCTCTAAATGCCAGTAATTCCTCAAATTCCTCGCCCCAAACGTTCATTTCTCTCTAAACGGTGCGCGCGATGTCAGGTAGAACAACCGGAAGAGGATTTCGCTTTCACCCACAGTAAGTTCTATCCAGACCACCATCTTCCACTTTGTAATTCATGCATTACTTTGATGTTGCGCGAACACGACTTTGATTGGGGCTTTATTGATAAGTTGTGCCAATGGGCCGATATTCCTTTTATTGTAAAAGAATGGGAGAGATTGCGCGAACTCAATTCTCCTGATAGTGTATGGGCAGCTTACTCTAAAGTTTTTGCTTCGCAAGATTATGAGGGCCTTGGGTGGGATACTTATTTCAAGCAATATCAAGAACTAAAAGCAGTTGGTCTAGTGGAAGAAGAGATTCCGCTTTTGAAGGAGAAGCACTTCGATGAGCTGCGCGCGCGATGGGGCGCGAACTATGATGAAGAAGCTCTCGATTATCTTGAAAACCTTTACCAAGGACTTTTGATGTCTCAAAATGTAGTCGGCGCGCTTCAAATTGACCAAGCTCAAAAACTTTGTAAAGTTTCGTATGAGATTGATAGTCGCATTCGCGCGGGAGACAAAGATGTCGATAAATTCATGGCAACCTATGACAAGCTAGTCAAAACCGCTGAGTTCACACCTAAAAACATAAAGAATGCACGCGACTTTGATAGTTTTGGCGAATTGGCACTTTGGCTTGAAAAGCGCGGAAATCAAAACAAATTCTACGATGGCGCGACACGTGATGTTATCGACGAGACTATCAAAAATATCCAAGCTTGGAACCAACGTCTCTATGTAAATGAAAGTAGTCTAAGTGAAGAAATTACCGCGCGTCTCCAAGCTCTCAAAAATGTCCAAGAAAGCGAAAATTTCTATGAGACAGAGCAAAAAGATTTCGACGCAGACCTATATGAAGCAGAAGTTTTCAAGGATGAGGATAATGAAGACTTTGAAACAGAAGGAGAGATGGGCATATGAGTAATGTGATTCAATTGCGCCCGCCCACTTCTCCTTTTCTCCAAGATAATCGTATCTATCGAGATGGCATTTTACTTGAAAAAGGTGTTGAAGTTACTGAAGACTTTTTATTGCGGAATGAAAAGTTTTTTGCGGATTTGACGCAGCTTTATACTGTATACCCTGACGTCTACTTAGACACAATCCGACCAGAAAATAGCCAGTTTGATCTATTTCCGTATCAGCGATGCTTTTTGAGGTCTCTGATGCGTTATAATCAAGTTTATATAACAGCAACACGCGCGGCCTCTAAATCTTTTCTTTCTGTTCTAGGGATGTTTTTACAATGCGTTTTTATCCCCGGTCACAAATGTTCACTCATTGCGCCGGTTAAAACACAAGGCGTAAAAATTTTCAAAGAAAAGATAGCTGAGATACTAAAGATTTGGCCGCTTCTTGAAAAAGAACTCGAAGTTTTTATGGGCAAGCCTCATATCAACTTATCAAAAGATGTTGGTGAAGCCTATTTCAAAAATAGTTCGCTATTTACCGTCGAAGGGGCGAATTTGTTGCCCTCCCCTATAGTAATATACGGGTAATAAACTTTTCTAATTGCTGGAACACCCTAACGTAAAGACGAGGGCAATCAGCAGCTAAGTCTTCTTTTGAAGAAAAGTTCAACGACTATCTCGTAAAGAGAGTAGAGAAATCGAAAAGGAAAGCACCTCGATGAGGTGAAGATATAGTCTAATCTTTATGGAGACATAAAGTAGTAAATGAACAGATTCCTCACGCGGTTTGCGACGCCACTCAATTTTCCTCGACGAGACCCGCGATGCTGACGAAGACGCAGTTAGTGAAATTATTATTCCTCAATTGAATGTTTCCCGTCGCAACGCACTTGGTCTTGTAAATCCATACGAAGCTGTAAATCAGCAAATGATTAGTGGCACTTCTGCGGGCACTAAATCATCCTATGCTTACGCGTTACTTTGTGAGACAATGATACAGGCTATAATTGATCCCGCGCACGCTTTTGTGATGGGACTTGATTATAGATTGCCCGCGATGCATGGCCTGGTAGACAAAGCCTTCGTCGAACGTCAAAAATTCTCATCCTCTTACAATGAAGCTACTTTCGCAGCAGAGTTTTTAGGAATTTGGGAAGGCGGAAGTAGTGAAGCTTGGTATGATTTTGAGAAACTTTCTAAATACAGAAAGAAAAAAAATCCAGAGTGGCATCAAAAATATAAAGACGATCCAAATGTTTTCTACTTACTGTCGATAGATATTGGTAGAATTCACGATAGTACAGTAGCAACAGTATTTCGAGTCAATAAAGTAAATGGCAAATACTATTCAACAGTAGTAAATATCTATGTTCTAGGGCGTCAAGCGGAAACTAAAACTTTCTCTCAACAGGCAATTGATATAAAACTCCTAATTGAGAGATATAATCCACGTGAAGTCCTTATTGACACTAATGGCTTAGTAGAACTTAGGTCATTCAAAATCCCTCTAACTGCTGGGAAACCTCTTTTGAGGCAATCAGCAACGAAGTCGCGTTCGCGCGAAACGCTCAACGACCAATCGCAAGATGTAGGGGCAGCGCCCTGAAATGGGGGATACTTTTTGTAAAGTAAAGATATGGTCTTCTCTACATAGAGATATGTAGCAGTTCATAAGAGAACGCATACGCTTGCGAAACGTATGGAAAATAAGATAGGTTTAGGTATTGCTGACGAAATGATAAAAACTCATATTGATGGCCGAGGGCGCGAACTTCCTGCTTACGGCTTTTTCAATAATGACGATTATAAAAAAATTCAACCAAAAAATTGTATTCCAATTCTATATTCAATGAAAGCAAATGGCCCATTGAAATCAAAAATCAATGGTAACGCTTATGCTCGCCTAAATAGTGGTCTTGTTCGTTTTTTGATTTCTGAACAAGAGGCGCGCGCTTCACTTCTTGCCACAAAAAAAGGTCAGAAGATGTCTATGAAAGAACGTGCGGAACGGCTTATCCCGCACGAAAATACGACAAAACTTTTCAATGAAATGGGGAACCTTCGTGCGAAGCAAACGGGCAATGATATTGTCCTTGAACCAATCAATACTCGGTTCCCAGATGATAAATACTATTCATTTGCTTATGGCCTTTGGCGCATCAAAGAAATAGAGGAAGAAGAACAAAAACGACAACGGAAACGAGGCCTCAATAAACGAAAACTCGTATTCTTTACAGGAGGAACCTAATTGGAAAATCAACAAAACAAAGTGAAAACCGCGCGCGATATTTCCTCCTTTTCCCGCGCGCGAGAACAAATGGTAGCCAAAAGCCGAGAGGTCTATGGAGACTATGATTATCTATCTGGCGCGCGAGCTTCTCGAAGATTGCGCAAATATTCCTTGAAGGAGATAGATGAAATTATTAGTTCTGGTTCTTTAGCAGAACAACGAATTTTATCTCGAAATTATTTTTCGCTGGATGGGCTTTATAAGAGAATTCTTTTGTATTATGCTACCTTGATGAAAGGGGCCGGATTGCTGGCGCCAGTCCCGGCGTATGGCAAACAACTCTCCGCCGACCACATTCAAAAACGTTATTATAATGCTTTGAATTATATAGACAAGCTTCATCTGGAGGAATTCGAGACAAAAGTGGCATTGCGCGCACTTATTGACGGATGCTATTATGGCGTCATTCAAAGGCTTGATAAGAATGATTTGGTTCTTCTTGATTTGCCCGCGCAGTTCGCTCGTTCATGCTATAAGGATATATATGGCAGAGATATAATTGAATTTGATGTTACTTATTTCTCTCAAATTATTGATAAAGAAGAGAGAGAAGAAGAATTATCTCTTTTCCCATCAGTAATTAGTAAGTATTATCGTCGATATGCAAAAGGTAGGGAAACTTGCTCGTGGGTAAAGGTGCCTTCCGAGTTAGGAGTTTGTTTCTCTTTTGTCGAAGATGGTGCTCCGCTCTTTCTTTCTACAATTCCCGCAACAATTCAATATGACGAAGCAGTAGATACCGAGAGAGAAAGAGATTTGGACGAAATTAGAAAAATTCTAATTCAAAAAATCCCTCACCTTCAAGATGGTTCACTTCTATTTGAACCGGAAGAAGCGGTTGAAATGCACGCTGGTACGGTCGAGATGATGGCTGGAAATAAGAATGTCTCAGTATTGACCACATATGCTGATGTTGATTCAATTGTTTCTAAAACGTCTTCAGATGCAGTTTCTAATAATTTGGAAAAGATGCTTCAAAATGTATATGCTGAAGCTAGTGTCAGCGCACAATTATTCTCGCCAACAGGAGCACAGGCTCTTGACAATTCTATTCGTAATGATATGTCCTTTATGATGATACTTATGAATAAAATTGCCCGCTTTGTTACTGATTTAGTGAATGGACTTTTTGGAAATACGAATATCTCTTTCAAATATACCATTCTGCCAATTACTTATTACAATCAATCTGAATTTATTACTGATTCCATGAAGCTCGCGCAAGCTGGATATAGCTATCTATTGCCATCTATCGCGATTGGCGTTGGACAAAGAGAACTTCTTGGAATAAAGGAATTAGAAAATGAAGCGCTAGGTCTTCGTGATAAACTAATTCCTCTTGCTTCTTCTTATACTGAGTCAGCTGGAAATGACCCTGGACGTCCCACAAAGACAACAGAACAAAAAGCTCCTTCAACAATTCAGAAAGAAGAATCAATCAATAAGCAAGGAGGCGTGAAGACCGATGAATAATTTCGAGTTTCCTGTCTCCGTTTATGGGAAATTAGAAAAATATAATGACGTGCTTTCAAAAGGACGGTGTCGTATTTTTTATAAATACGGCAACCGCAATGGCACTTATATAACGGATGAGTTTTCTGAGAAACTTCTGTCAACAATAGCTTACGCGCCAGTCAAAGGTATTTATGAATATGATGATTTTACCGATCATGGCGCGCGGCGTTCTGAAGGACGAATTTATGGTATTGTGCCAGAAAATCCACATCTTCAATGGGAAGAACATGAAGATGAGGATGGGGTTGCGCGCGCATATGCTTGTGTTGATGTCCTGATTTTTACTGCACTTTATAAAGAAGCCAGCGATATTATTGGTAAAGCACAATCAATGGAACTTTATGAACCTTCCTTACAATACCACAGAGAAATTATTCATGGTCAACAATATATTGTTTTTGACGAAGGATGTTTCTTAGGACTTCAAGTCCTAGGGAAGGATGTTGAGCCATGTTTTGAAGGCGCGGCTTTTTTCCAATTACAGGAAAATATTGAAGAAGTTGTAAAGAAAATTCAAGAGATTGAAATGACATATTCCAAAGGAGGACAAAAAGAAATGCCTCAGATGAATTTTAAGTTGTCTGATAGCCAGAAATTCGATGCTCTTTGGTCTTTGCTCAATCCAAATTATACAGAGGAAGGCAATTGGACAATTGATTATGCTATTTGCGATGTATATGACGAGTATGCTCTAGCTTATAGTTATGAAAATGCGCAATATGAACGTGTTTATTATACTAAAAATGATGAGACCGATAGTGTAGCTCTTGGTGAAAAAGTTCGTGTTTATGTTGTCGATGTTACTGAAAAGGAAAAGACCACTCTTGACACACTGCGCGACCTCAATGGCGGAACGTATGAGCTTGTAAATGAAAATCTTGAGCACGCGCAAGAAAATGCTGAAAAAATTTCTGGTTTTGAACTCAAAGTTACCGAGTTAGAAAATAATATCGCAACTTTGAATACAGAGAAGTCTGCAGTTCAGTCAAGTTATGAACTTGAGCATCAAAAAGTTGAAAGTCTAACTGCTGAAAATGAAGGACTAAAACAGTATAAGCTATCCATCGAAGCAGAACAGAAGAATGCGGTTTTCACAGAGTATAAGGATAAACTTTCTGAAGAAATTCTTGATACTTATCGTGAGAAGGCAGCAGAATATTCTGTCGCTGACCTAGATAAAGAATTAGCTTATGAACTGAAGAAAACAAATTTCTCTTTCTATGAGAAAAAGGATAATGGTTATTTACGCAAAGATGTCCAGAAGAATGGCATCGACGAGATTCTTGCTCGTTATGTAAAGTAATAAATTTTTGGAGGACTAAAAATGGCTACTAAGAGATTAGTAATCGACGGTTATGGCCAGGTTGAGCTAAACAACGTTGCCTTCCGTCGTGATGGACGTATCGTGGCTCAGTGCGCGCCCGATGCTACTGATTTTGCTTCTGTCCCAGTCGAGAATGGTATGATTCTTGCTGTTGACGAGGCTAACCGCACTGTAAAGTTTGCTACTGACAATTCTCTTCCTCTCGCTCTGGTTTATTCTACTGAGCATATGTATGACGAGAGAATGCCTGGTCTAAAGAATTTCAAGCTAAATGGCTCTGATGACTTCCTACCTCGTCTAGGTTATCCAGCCGTTGGCGATAAGTGGCATACTAACACTATTTGCTATTCTGACGCAGAATATACTAATGAAACAGCGCTCATTACTGCACTAAAGGCATATAAGACTGCTGCTGTTTATGGTAAAGTTGATGCTACTGGTGCTGTTTGTTTGACCGCCACTGCTCCTACCGTTGGTCTAAAGCTAAAGGTTGTTGAGTATGGCACTATGCCCGACGGTCAGAAGGGCGTAAAGCTACAAGTTTTAGATGTGTAATAGGAGGGTAATAAAATGACTATTGCTGAACTACAAGAAATTGCCCTTCACGCCGTAAAGGGCACTGTACCTGCCACTTATGCCAATAAGGAAGTTGATATGCAGGCCGCTTTTGCTGATGGTCTTAGCGAGCTAATGGGCTCCTACAATCAGTTTATGAAGAATCGTTATGACATTTATGAAATTGTCATGAAGGCCTATAACGAAATTCTTCCTGCAAAGGTTATTGATGCCATTGGCGCTTTTGCTGATGTCCAAACCACGAAGAATGGCGAGAAGGTTGTGTTCAAGGTCCGTAAGGGCAAGCTGCGCGCCAAGAAGTTCCTAACTCAGGCTGCTATCAATGGTGTCTATGAGACTTTCCGTCTTGATTCTGATACCTTTACGCTCAATATGCACAATGTCGGTGGTGGTGTTTCTGTTGACCTACAACGTGTTGCTGATGGCGCTGAGTCTCTAGCCGAGTGCATGGCTATTCTAAATGAGGGTCTAACTGACGCTGTTTATTATGAGGTTTATAAAGCCCTCCACGCAGCTATCAATGCCTCCGCTCGTCCTACCGCTAATAAGGTTGACGTTTCTTCTTGGGATGCTGAGAAGATGGTCAAGCTAGTCAATGTTGTTCGTGCTTATGGCAATGGTGTTGCTATTTTTGCTCCTCCTGAGTTCATTGGCGCGATGGGTGCTGACGCCATTGTTTCTGGTATTGCCAATACTACCAATGGCATTTATCATCCTCAAGATATTGATGCTATTCATAATACTGGTTACATCAATATCTTCCGCGGTTGCCCAGTCGTTCCAATTCGTCAGTCCTTTACTGACGAGAGCAATGAGAAGACTTGGATTGACCCACAGATTGCTTATGTTCTTCCCGCTGGCGGCGAGAAGGTTGTCAAGGTTGGACTTGAAGGTGGCTCTCTAATTCGTGACTACCAGAACCGTGATGGTTCTACCGAGATTTATGCTGAGCAGAAGATGGGCTGTGCTATTCTTGCTCATCATAACTGGGGTATTTATAGAAATACCGGTATCGAGCAAACTTACGAGAACCCCTACGTCAATCTTTGATAAATCCCTACGATATATAATAGATGGGGGAGGTAGCTCCTCCTCCATCTTTTCTAAATTTTGGAGTAAAAGGAGTATTCATAATGTCTAAGGTAAAAATTATTAGTAAGTATTCTGGTTCAATTTTGGTAAAAATTCCAGACTTGAATTTCCGTCGTGAACTAATTGCGCGCGGTTCGTCTTTTACAGTAGATAGCGAGCTTCTGCAGGAAATGATGTATGATTATGGCTTCCGTTATATGATAGAAAGCGGAATGCTTTATATCGATGATCTTCAAGTCAAGAAAGACCTGGGGCTTGAACCAGAAGATGCTACAGAGCCAGTCAATCTAATTCCGCTAGAAGAGCCTCAAATGAAGCGCGCGATGACGGTTATGCCAATCAATGAGTTCAAGGCATTTATCAAAAAGCTCACATATGAACAAATGCTTGCGCTATCTGATTATGCTATTTATAACGAGCTAGGAGATTTTCAAAAAGCACAAATTATCAAAGAAGCTTGTGAAAAGGATATTCTAAAAGCGATTGAACTAAATAGGCAGGCTAAGGAGGGCTAATAAATGGCGACTCCTTTACAAACAGTATATCAAGCTTTTTTGTCAAAGATTTTAGAGGATGAGTGGCAAGGATGGTCACAGGAAGAATTAGAGGCTGATTTAGAAACACTTCTAACTGGCGCCGTCACTCGTTTCAAGTTCCCCCGCAAATCTCTTGAATGGAATAACGAAGGTTTCATTGAAGATTTAGACAACGAAGAAATTCAAATTTTAGCTTGTTATATGAAAGTAGAATGGCTCAATAGGACCATTCTCTGCTGGGAAAATGTAAAACCTCTTTACGAGGAAAGAGACTTTTCTCAAGCAAATCTTCTTGATAAGTTTGACCAAATGCTAAAAACAGAACAAAAGACTGCCGCGCAGTTAGAAGCAATTTATTATCGTTCTATAAAGCGGAAGCCCTTTGCTTATCGTAAGTTGGCCGAGCAGTCATGAAAAAAGAATTTGCTGAAGGATATATCAACAAGCTAAAGAGCAAACTTTTTGGTCTATTGTGTGAATTTGAAAAGAATGGCGAGTGGGAAAAATTTCTTGATTCGATCATTACTGAGCTTCTTGGTTTTCCAGAGGATTTACGCACGATAAACTATTATATTTTGTTGGCTAAAATTTCTTCGCTTCGTTATCTTCGTTATGAATATTTTCGCAATACAATTTTTAGTTGTATGACTTTATTGGGGAAGACTGATGAACTATTATGATATTTATAATAAGCGACTGAATCGCTATGGCAATGATTATCAGTCACGACTTCAAGGGAAGCGCGAACATCAATTTGAGTTATACCTCTCTCGTTCTGTTTATTATACAGTTTTCAAATACAATAACACCGATGTTGAAGGTAGTTTTGAACGCTATAAACAAGATGAGACAAAAGCTCTTCATTATCTTTTGACAAAAATTGAAGTAAAAATTCCAAACGGAACGGTTCTTATGATACCGAATAAAGATGGAATTGAAGAACCTTGGATGGTATATTATCTTGAACGAATAAAAGCAAGTGGATATAACCGTTATATTATGCTTCATATGACTCACTATTTGACCTGGACCGCGCGAGATGGTTCAACCCAAAATACTTGGGCTTATATGTATGGTCAAGAAAACAATATGTTGATAGATGAACTTCGTTCAAGAAGTCGAATGGATACTCTTTATACAGAGAATTTGAAGACTAGTTTCTTCATTATGCCAAGAAATCAATACATAAAAAAAGACGATTATTTTATTGTCGGTGAAAAACCTTTTCAGGAATATTATCGAGTAACAGGATACGATTTTCAGTCAAGCGAAGGAGTTGAATATGTAACAATTGACCCAGTTTATGAATTTGATTTGACACCCGCGCCTATGAAGCAAGAGAATGATACAGATGAGGATTTCTTTTGGCTGAATGGAGGGGAAATAAATGATTAGAAATCTAAGAGAAATTGGGCCTTATCTTCAAAAAATTGTTACTAGACTCCAATCAAATCAAAATCTTCTCAAATATCTTTATTATACAGATAAAGATCCTTTAGCAAATCAGAACTTATCAAAGAAACAGATACAGGAAGAAATTTTCAATGAATTGATAAAAATCGTTCCTCGTGTGGGACCGAAAGAAACTGCAAAAAGTTTGATTTCTATCCGAGTGGTGAATGGACATCAAAATGATGCTAATAATCAAATTGAAGATTTATCTGTCGCTATTGAAGTTTTTGTTCCTATGACTCAATGGATTATCAAAGATGAGAATCTTCGCCCATTTTGTATAATGGGAGAAATTCAGAATTCTTTGAACGGGAAGAATATTGATGGTCTCGGTCGAGTTCATGGTGGAGATTTTGCTGCTAATTTTTTTACAGATGAAATTTCCTGTTACGAAATGACATATTCTTTTTCACTATATGATTGATGAAAGAGTTTTTCTTGGCTTCCCTAAAAATTTTGATAATCTCTGTAAAATATATCCGCCCAAGATAAAAGATGTAATTGGGAATGATAAATTCCCTTTATATAAAAGAATTCTTACTTTGTCTCAAGAGGAGATAGAGGACGAATTCACTGAGAAAGGGTTAGATTTAGCCAATATGTTGTCACCTTTTGAAACATTATTTACCAATGCTTATAATAATGAAGAAATGCGACAACTGACCAATGACGCTTTTTTCTTTTTTATTCATGAACCAATAATGCTTCTTTATGAGCAGAAAAAAATTATTATTGGGGACATTGAAAAAGTTTTGAAAAAAATTGAAAAAATTGATGATTTGAAGATTATTGATGATTCTAATTTTTTCAATTTTCAGAATGAAGTGCGCGCGATGCTTGGTGAAAAGAAAATTGACCCTCCCAATCCGAATGAGGATCCGCGCCTAAAAAGGATGAAGGCCAAAGCTCGTTATCGTGATAGAGTGAAAGCAAAATCAGGAAAAGGTCTCCAATTAGGTTCATCACTGGCTTCACTTTGTTGTATGGGTTTTGGACTAAATCCACTTTCTCTTGGAGAGTTGAGTTATGCTTCAGTTCCAATTTTGATACGTTACTATCAAGAAAAAGAAAAATATCAATTTGATGTTGATAGCTTACTTGCTGGCGCTGATGCTAAAAAAGTAAAACCCAAATATTGGGTTAGAAACATTGATATGGATGAATAAATTTTTTATAGGAGGCTATAAAATGGCTGATATTCTAAGTCGTTATGGTAGATAAAATGCCACCATAAGAAGTAATTCTTATTGGAAAAATCTTGTGAATTGCTGGAAGATTCTAAAGCTAACTGACTACAACGTAAGAAGTAATTCTAAGCGTGAGAGTGAAAAAATAGTTAGATAGTGAACTCGAAGGAGGTCTAAAATGGACAATCAGCAGCTAAGCATCAATTCAGAAATATATTATAGAAAGCCTACTAGTGGGAATGGTTTTATTTATAAATACACAAGTCCATCTGGAAAGAGTTATATTGGAAAAGCAATAGGAACTTTGAAAAAGAGAGCTATAAATTTAGTCTCTGGGATAGGGTATAAGAAATGTCCTCTTTTTTGGCGAGCAATAAATAAATATGGATTTTTGAATTTTCAGGTAGAAATAATTGAAGAAGCCCCTTTATCAATTTTAGGCGAAAAAGAAATTTTTTATATTGAAAAATATAATACAAGAAACCCCCATGGATATAATATTGCTCAAGGTGGAGAAGGGGGGCAAAAGAAAGAGGTTTATGTATATTCGGCGCAGAATGGAGAATATGTTGGGCATTATTCAAGCTTGACGGAGGCTTCAGTGGAAACAGGAGTTCCTATTGAAACAATCAGTATAATAATGAAGCAGCAAAGACGAAAACAGGCTCACAATTTGATTTTTTTGGATAGCTATATTGAAAGATATGATATAAATAATTTAGCTCGAAAAAATTATACAAAAGTTTTTGTATATGATAAAAACGGGAGCTACGTAGGCAGTTATAGCAGTATTTCTAATGCTTCGAAAGAATTGGACATATCAGAAAGTGCAATAACACGAGCACTTGCCGGCACTATTTTACATGCTTCATTTTTTCAGTTTAGAAAAGAAAAAGAAGAGTATTTACCTCCAATTCCCAAAAATTCAAAAAGCCCGATTCCTGTATGCCAAATTGACCCAAAGACAGGAGAAATTCTAAACAGATTTAGTTCTCTTCAAGAAGCTGGTCGAGCGGTCGGATTGACAAGTGGTAGTGGAATAAAAAAAGTAATTACAAGAGGTAAAGGAACTAGTGGTGGATATTTCTGGATAATTGATGAAAGTTCAACGACTAAGTAGAGCAAAATCCTAGCTCTCTGTGCAAGACCTCCAATTTTATTGGAGGAAGATATAGTCTAATCTTAGGCGAAAGTCTAAGCAGCATTTATCTAGTCACAATAAATGCGGACAGATTGGGAACCTGTTGAATGTTATGATTAAGGAAGTTTGTGACTTCACTCTATATGATATCAATGACGACGGTTCTATTGGCGCCCCTGCGCTATATCTGGATACTCTAAAAATTTCAACCGTCGAGCAAACAGCTGATAGCACTTCTGCTCGTGGCGGCAAGGGTAACAGTGAATTGATTATGTGGGACTTCGGTCGTGAAATTACCCTAAACCTTCAGGATGCTCTTTTCTCTGCTAAATCTATGGCAATCATGTTTGGTGATGCTGATGGCGCTTCTGCTCCTGCTGATGGTTCTGTGCTTCGTACTTGGAACCTAACTAAGCTTGGTACTCTTAGCGCTGCTCCTACTCAGCTAGATCTAGGTCTTGGTAAGAAGCATACTGTTTCTGCTAGCGCTGTTTATTATACGGCTACTGGCTCTTCTAGCTCTGAATGGAGTGCTAATGCTGTGTATATCACCGACAAGGTTACCACTAAGGATCATACTGAAATTGTTATCAATGCTGAGACATTCCCCGGAACTTATGCTTGTATTGGCGACACCTACTGCCGCAGTGAAGATACCGGTAACGATAGCTTCTTCCAAATTCAAATTCCAAAGGCAAAGATGCTTTCTGACGTTACTCTAACGATGGAAGCTGAGGGCGACCCAACTGTCTTTGATATGCAGATGAAGGTTCTCCGTCCAAAGAACGGCGAAATGATGAAGCTAGTCAAGTATGATATCTAAAATCTGAATAGAGAAAATAGGGCGGTGGAGGTTGACCTCCATCGCTCTTTTTTTGGAGGATAAAATGGTAGATTTATTTTCTTTCAAGGAATTAGAGCCATGCTATTTGAAAGCTACTTATCCTATAGAGATTGGGAATAGAAAAATTGAAAAAGGAGAAGTCCTTGCTACTTTTGATAAAATTCAAATTGGAGCTTTGAAAGAAGTAAAAAATTTTGTAGCTGCGCGAGGTGGTTTTGATAATCGCGCACATGTCTATTGGGAAACAACAAAAGAACTTCCTCTTTCATTTTCTCAAGGAGTCTTTTCAAAAACTCAGCTGGCTCTTCTGATGAATTCAAAATTGGTGGACTTTCAGAAAGATGACCCTATTCCAGTCTTGTTTAGCGAGAAAATAGAAAGTGATGAGAATGGAGAGTTCAACCTAAAAGAAATTCCAATAAGACTCTTCTTATACGAAGAAAAAACTGGAGAAAAAATTTCTTTTGGGTTGGATGGAAAAAGAGTAAAAATTGAAAATCCATATACAGAAGTGGTAGCGCAATATACCTATAATTATATGGATGGTGCTTCTCAAATTCAATTGGGCAAGCGTTTATTGACTGGCTTCGTAGAACTTGAAGCTAGAACTAGAGTAAAGGACGATACAACCGGACAAGTTGTAACTGGACTTTTCAAAATTCCAAAGTTGAAACTAATGTCTGATTTATCTATTCGGCTGGGCGCGCAAGCTACACCGGTGGTTGCTAATTTCTCGGCGGTAGGCGTTCCAGTGGGTTCAAAAGGGAGTTCTTATGTAGGAGAATTCTATATTTTGAGTAATGATATAGATAGTGATTTCTAAGTGATATCAGCATTAGTTTTCCGCTAATGCTGATTTTTTATGTGGGAGGGAGAAATGGCAGAAAAAAGAGTAATACAAATTGCCTTTGATGGCAATATAGAAAAAGTATCTTCTAAAATTCAGACCATTCAAAATGAACTTAGTAAGCTAAGTCTAGGTAAAGGCTTAAATCGTGAATTTGAAGATACTTTTTCTTCTTTGATGAGCGAACTAAAAAAGCTTCAAGGTTTGACAGATGGTAATAAAGTAGATTTTGTTGATGTAAAAAAAGTTGAGAAAAGCACCGATGCTATTGATAGACTTTATGATAGGCTGTCTCGTCTTGCAAGTTCTTCTGGAGTGAATAGTTCGCTTCTCAAAAATGATAAGAAGGCAATTGATGCACTGACTAGCGCGCGAACGAAATACAATTCGGTTACAGTAGCGGGACTAAAGGAGCAGCAACGTCTTCAAAAAGATTTAGCTAACGCTCAAGAAAAAACAAATTCTAAAGCTGAAAGAGCGCAATTTATTGATAATTTACGCGAACAAACTACTAATGCGTTACTAAACGCGCAGAAGGAACTGGCTTCATTAGAAGCTCAATTGCGTGCAAAAGGCGGAAATAATCCAACTAAATACCTAAAAACAGATGGAGACGGCAACGTAGTTGGCGCAGATAAGAGAACCTCTCTTGGAAAGCAATACAATGCGCTAAAGGAGCAGTTGCCGCAGTTAGAAGCAGCGGCAAAAAGTGCTGAAAAAGCTGTTAAACCAAGTTTCGCACAAATTGAAGAAGAAGCGAAAAAGATTGCCGATGGAATTGATAAAGCCAAGAAGGCTCTTATTGACTTCAATAACACGCAGCCACAGAAACAAGCAAAAGCTTTTGTAGAGGTACGTCAAGAACTTGAAAAGATTAGCGGTATTGATTGGAAATCTCTTGGTATTGACCTCAGCAGCATCAATAATATTGATGAACTAAATGATAAACTTTCAACTCTTTCTAGCGATGCTGGGGTTCGCGCGCAGCAAGTTCTTGAAAATATTCGGAATGCAAGTTCTGAAGGAGCCGAACCACTTAGGGCCCTAGGAAGAAATGCTCAAGCCGCAGGACAAGATTTACAAGAACTAACTGACCGAGATAAAGATATTCAACGTCTAACCGATCAGCTAAAGAATTTCTTTTCAATTTCTAACTCTGTTCAATTGTTCAAACGAGCAGTTCGTTCTGCTTTTGAAACAGTAAAAGAACTTGACAGTGCAATGACTGAGATTGCGGTAGTCTCTGATTTCTCTGTTGGTGATATGTGGGAGAGACTTCCAGAATTTACCACGCAAGCAAATGAGCTAGGCGTAGCAATCAAAGACACTTATAATGCTACCGCTCTCTATATACAGCAAGGTGGTCAAAATTTGATTTTTCCATGAATTTTGGATATAATAATTTTAGAAGAAAGAGAACTTACAAATGTCTTCTAATATATTATATAAAGGAGAAAATTATGGAAAAAATCATTATCTACAAAGGAAAAGAAACAAATTATGCAGTGTCAGAAGAAGGAAAAATTTTCAACACAAAAACCCAGCGAGAACTAAAAGGAACTCTCGTAAGAAATGAATATCCTTCAGTTCAACTTAGAATTGATGGAAAAGCAATTTCTTTTATGGTTCATCGACTTGTTGCAGAAGCTTTTTGTGAAAATCCAAATGGTTATACAATTGTTGACCATATAAATCGAGATAAATTAGATTGTCGCGCGGAAAACTTGAGATGGGTTAGTGCAAAAGAAAATAGTAAAAATGCTACTAGAAAAATTTCATCAATGGATAAGGAAAAGATGGGCGTCTCAGAATGGAAAGAAATTTCTAATTATAAAGGATATGTAATTAGTAGAGATGGTATTGTTGTAAATACTAAAACAAATAGAAAACTTATTCCTTCAAATAGAAATGGTTATTTACGGGTAAATTTAGGAACTAAAAAATTATCTGTTCATCGTCTTGTCTATGAAACTTATATTGGCCCAATTTCTGGTTACATTGACCACATAAATGGCAACCGCTCAGACAATCGTGTTGAAAATTTACGAGATATAACTCAAAAAGAAAATGTAAAAAATACATATGAACGAGGGCGTAAAGATACAATTTCTGTAAAATCTTATACTTCTGATGGAAAATTAGTAAAAGAATATGAAACAATGCAGGCCGCAGCAAAAGACCTAGGAGTTACATTGTGCGCAATACGCGCCGCGTCTCTCTACGGAACAAAGAGTAACGGTTTATATTGGCTTCGTTCTGATAGTATTACTTCTCCAGAAGAATTCAATAAAAAATTTGGAGATAATGGAAGAGTTTTTACATCAAACTCGTTCATTGATGACGACGGAATAATTTATAGTAAAGCTTCTAAACACTGTATTCCTAAATTTGTAGATGATGAAAATAATTCATATATTTATCTTATTCAGAATGGGAAATATCAAAAGCTAAAAGTCTAGACCTTGAAATCTCTCTAATTGCGGGGCGACCTTAGAGCATTAGATACTAAACTAACCAAGTAATTGGTTAGCGGCGAAGTGTAATTGCTTAGGTATAGTAAAAAGTCTAATGATTGGGAATCCGCAGCTAAGACACTGATAGGTGTAAAGTTCAACGACTATCCAAGGTCAATCTTGGAGTACGCTTCGGCGGATACGGGAGAACCTCCTCGCGCCAGTAAAGTATGTTTAGCGCGAGATAAAGGTAAGATATAGTCTAATCTTTACGGAAACGTAAAGCTTGTAAATGCTAGATTTACAACATTCAATGGAGCTATCTAATGAAACTTTGAAGATGGCTCGTATTGCTGGTATGGAAGCTGCTAATGCTACTGATGCAATGACTTCTGCCCTTCGTGGTTTTAATATGGAGTTGAATGAGACTTCAGCAAAAAGGGTAAATGACGTCTACTCAGAACTGGCAGCAATTACAGCGTCTGATGTCCAAGAGCTTTCTACTGCTATGTCTAAGACAGCTTCAATTGCTCATAATGTTAATATGGAGTTTGAAACTACAGCGGCGTTTTTAGCACAAGGTATTGAAACTACTCGTGAAAGCGCAGAGACTATTGGTACTGCCCTAAAAACAGTTATTGGTCGTTTCTCTGAGGTTAAGTCACTTTATACAAAAGGGCAGTTGACTGGAACTGATGAAAATGGCGAAGAAATTAATGTAAATAAGGTTCAAAAGGCATTGCGCGCGGCTGGTGTAGATATGACTAAGTTCTTCACAGGTGAAGAAGGGTTAGACCAAGTTTTTTTAGATTTGTCTAAAAAATGGGACAGTTTAGACATAACAGCGCAAAGATTCATAAGCACCATGGCAGCCGGAAGCAGGCAGCAAAGTCGTTTTATTGCAATGATGTCCAACTACTCCAAAACGATGGAGTTAGTAAATGCAGCAAATAATAGTGCTGGCGCATCTCAGGAACAATATGAAAAAACGCTCGAAAGCCTTGAAACAAAACTCTCAAAGCTAAAAAATGCTTGGGATGAATTTGTAATGGGACTTTCTAATAATGAAGTCATAAAAACAGCAGTAGATGTTCTAACGAGTCTACTTCAAACAATCAATAAAATTATCAGTTCTCTTTCAGGTGGAAATGGCCTTATAAAATCAGTCCTTTCTATAGGAACAGCGATTGGAGGTCTAAAGTTAGGAAAGTCCATTATTAGTTCTCTTATTGGAAATATGGTAGATACAAAAGACGGCGGAATTTTTTCCAAAGCTTTTGGCACTACTACCTCTCAGAAAAAAGCTGGACTACAAGCGGGAAAAAGCTTTTTGTCTGGACTCTCAGATGCAATAAAGAACAGAAGTCTGCCTAAGACAGACTATATTATTTCCGACTTTTCAAAAAATTTGACAACTGTTTTCAAAAGTAAGGAATGGAGCTTTGATTTTTCAAACGCAAAGCCAGAAGGCCTCACGCAATTCAAACAGAATATTACAAACTCTCTATCGCAAGGCGATGAAGCTTCTAAAGCTCTTTCAGCACAGTTTTCTTCTCTTTGGGATACAAAGAAATATAATGAAGCAATAACTGCTCTTGAAAAAGCTGGAATCCAGATAAAACTGACTGGCGAAGAAGCTCAGCAAATGGGTATTTCTGTATCAAAGACCGACAAAGATTTTAGAACAATGGCCATCGCGGCAGGAGTGGCAGCGAGTGCTTTGATGGGACTAGCTACTATTCTTGATAATAATGGGAAGGAAAAAGCGGCCAATATCGTTCGCGGTATAGCTACTGCTCTAATGGGTCTTATCCCAGTTATTACAATGGTTCAAACTGCTATGATAGCTGGCGCTGAAAGTGTATCTGTTGCTATCAAAAATATTCCAATTATTGGTTGGATTGCAGCAATTATTTCTGCTGTAATTTCTCTTATTCAAATTTTTTCACAATTTGCTCCAGAAACTCAAGCCAAAAAAACAGAACGTTTAGCAGAGCAAACCCAGAAGGCAGCAGAGGCAGCACAAGCAGCACAACAAGCTTACTCCAATTTGGTTGAAAGCTTTGACAAATATGGAGAAGCTGTTGATAAAATCAATGATTTGACAGTTGGAACTACAGAATGGAAAAACGCACTTCTGGATGTAAATAATCAAGTTTTGGAACTTTTGGATAAGTATCCTCAATTAGCATCCTATTTGACTTCTGAAAATGGTGTATTAGGAATTTCAGAGGAAGGTATTCAGAAAGCTACAGATATCGCGCAAGAACAAGCACGTAGAGCTCAAGCCTTAGCTGTTACAAGCCAGTATGCTGAAACAACTAATCAGAGAAGAATTGCTCAAAAAGGATATCAACAAAACTTCTGGTCTTATGATCAATATACTGGTAATGTTATCACAAACCCTGAAGCAGCAAAAGCTTTTTCAAATTATCTCAAAGAAAATCCAGATATGACAGCCGAAGATTTTCGGACTTTGGCTGGAGGTGCAGGGGAAGAACTCTCCAAATTGGCTGATATTACTGGCCTTACTGTCAATCAAATGGCGGATTTAGTAGATATTACTCGTTCTTATAATAAAGATATGGTAGCTTATGGTCTTCAAGAAGAAAATTACCGTAATGCTTTGGGAGTTTTAGCGGGGGATGTTTCTTCTAATAAACGTTGGAATATGGTTACTCAAATGTTTAACCTGGATGAGACTGCTTCTGAAATAGACGCCGCGCGTGATAAATTGGATACGACAATTTCTGAAATGGCTCGTGACTTGAAAGATCAAGGCTATACAAATATTATGGATTTGACCGGAAGTGACGCCACTTACCGTCAAGTTTATGAAGCCATTACAGGCCAAAGTTCAGAGGGCGTTGATATTGACAGTATAAAGGATTATGTAGCTCAATTCCAAGTTTTGAATGGCCAAGTTGAAGAAGCTATTCCAATTCTAAATAAGTTGACAGCAATGAAAAACCAAGGTCTAGCTGATGAAATTGCTGGACGAATTGCTGGTGGAACTGGCCTAACGCGAATTCAAGCAGAAAAGCCACTTACAAGAGCTGACTTGCAGGAAATGGCATCTCAAATGGGATATGCTAATGACGATGAAATGGCAAAAGCTTTGGGATTTGATAGTTGGACGGCTCTTTTCAATCAGTGGTCACAGGACGCTGCTTCAATTGCTTCACAGTTTGAAAAAAGGGAGACTGCTGCTGCTAGCGTTATTGGTCAAAACCAAGTAGAAAAAGCAAGCTCTTTGATGGGAGATAAAGACTTCCAAACCTACTCTAACTATCTTGAACAATTGACAACTCTTTATGCTAAAGCAGGGGAAAATGGCGCGCAAGCGGTTGATTTGTTCCAAAGTTCTCTTGAAGCTTTGATTTCTAATAATCCTCAGTATGAGAAAGAAATCAAAGATATTATTGGAATGACCGACCTTTCTGACTATGATAGTGTCGAAGCAGCAATTTCTGATATAAAAGAACTTATTCCTGGAGTTGGAGACGAACTCAATAATTTTGAAATTGCTCTTATTCAACTAGGTAAAGCCACTAAAAAAGTCAACTTGAAAACCACAATGTCTGATTTGACTTCGATGTTAGACTTAGCAGATGAGATTTCTTCTCGCTCTCGTTCCGAAGGTATTACTCAAGACGAACTAGAACAAATTGTATCTAGTGGTGCTGCTGGCTACTCTGATTTTATGTTTACAGGTCAGGAATTTATTCCAGTAACTTCTACTATGGACGACCTGGCCGAAGCTGTGCGCGCGAACACTCAAGCCGCTATTGAAAATACTTTAGCGCTTTTGAAGCAAGCGATTAGTGATGGCGAATATGTTGAAGAAATGTTCAATCAAGAGGAATCTTGGAAAGGGATTTCTGATGAGCAAAAAAATCGAATTCTAAGCGGAGAAGCTAGCGCGACACTTGACGCGAATGTAATTCGAGATGTTCTTCAATTAGACAAAAGTGCCTCTACGGAAGAAGTTATGTCTAAATATCGCGCCTACATGCCAGATTATTTGAATTTAGCTGATAATCGTTCTCAAGCAGAAAATTATCAGAACTATATGGATCAGGCAGCCGCTTGGAACACCGACGCGCAAAATCTCCTCCTACAAGGAAATACAGATGTTCTTGATGATATTGTCAACGCGCGCGAACTAAGTGGAACCGTTGAAAAACTAACGGATGACTATGAAGCCAATACAGAAAATGGCGAAGCCAACTCTGACATGATGAAAACTCAAGGTGTCAGATATACAGAGAATGAGAAAAAAATCAAAAAACTTTGTGAAGGTATTGAAGACGTAAGGGATGCTTTTGATAAAGGAACTGAAGCTTTGACCAACGGTGAGACTCCTGCTGACGATTATTGGCAAGCTCTTTCTAAAATTGAGAGTAAAGGCCGCCAAGTCTTTGGTGAGAATTTCACTCAAGATTTCATCCAGCAAAATGCTGATTTGATTTCTCAGCTGACCGAAGGCGGAGAAGTTGGCGAACAAGCTTTTATTTCCCTTCAACAGAAAATTTCTGAAGCTACTCAGAAAGCGGTTGAGGATTTGACTTATTTTGATACTAATCTCCAGCAAGTTAGAAGTGCGCTTGACGGGTTAGATGGAGTAAAAGCCGAGTTCAAGGTCAATGGCACTGCTGATGTATCTCAATTAGTTCAACAACTAATCCTTGCTGGTAACACAGCGGCTGAGGCCGCGCGGATTGTTGAGTCTTTGACAGGTTCAACTGTTACTTATACTGTTGACTGGCAGTGGGTTACTCTTCCTACTTCGTTAGCAATGAGTTCCACTTATGCCGGTCTTGAGAAGGCAGGCGCGAGTGGCGGTTTTACTTCTGTAAAAATTCCTAAAGTTATTCAGGCAGTTGGCACAAAAAATAATTATAGCGGCTCTGGATACTCCGGTTCTTCTAGCGGAGGCGGCGGAGGAGGAGGAAGTTCTTCTAAAGATACTATTTGGGAGAATCCTTATGATAAGCTTTATAATTTGACGGAGCAAATCAATGAGGCTCTACGTCAGCGCGAAAAACTTGAAAGAGAGTATGACAGAATTCTTGAGCGCAGAGGTTCAACTTTCAAAGAACTTCGTGCGAACTACAATGCTCAAGTCAAGTCTCTTGAAGAAGAAATCAAACTCCAAGAAAAACTGCGCGCGGGTCGTAAAGAACAACTTGATGCTATTGCCAACGAAAAATATACGGATAGCGAAGGAAATCGTAAGACGTTCGCGCAGACCGGAGCAACGAAATATGCGCGATATGACCAAAGCCTAAATCGTATTATTATTGATTGGGATGCTATTGATATGATTACTGATGATGACCTTGGTTCTGCTGTTGAGGCTTATGTTGGTCGTCTTGAGGAACTCCAAGACCAATTTGAAACTACAGATGAAACAATTGAAGATATGAAAGATACTCTTGATGAGTTACGCAAAAGTCAAATGTCTGATTATCTTGATTTTGAACAAAGTGTCTATGACGCTCTTGTAAATGCTCAGCAAAAGCTTATTGATGAGTATCAATCTCTGTCTGATAGTATCGCTGATTCGAATTCCAAAATTTTGGAAAATCTCCAAGAAAGTATTGACTTAGAGCGTCAAATTAGAGACAATACAAAGACGGAAGAAGATATCAATGAGAAAGAGGCTCGTTTAGCTTTCTTACGACGTGATACTTCAAACGCCAACGCTTTAGAAATCAAAAAATTGGAAGAGGAATTGAGCGACGCTCGTGAAAATTATTCTGATAGTTTAGTTGATCAACAGCTTGAACGCCTTACTCAACAAAATCAAGATGCACAAGAGGCACGTGAAAAGCAAATTGAACTTATGCAAGCTCAACTTGATTATGCTTCTGAGAATGGCGAATTCTGGAATAGAGCCTATGAATTGATAAATGAAGGCTTCGCGGCAGATGGTTCTCTCAATCAAGCAGCTCAATTATGGGAACTCCTCAAAGCTGATGAAGGCTGGAATGGTCTAAGCAAATTTGGTCAGCTAAATTGGCAAGAAGAAATTTCTAAGGCGATTATCGCTGCCAGCCAAGGCTATGCTAACTGGAACATGTATAAAGCCGAACAAGTGGACAAGTCTTTGGTCCTACCAGATGGAACTCTATTGACTTATGATGGGAAGCAATGGAAGGACAGTAATGGCAATGTTTATAATGGAATTGATTTTGATTCTAATAAAAATCAATTTACCTATGGTTCGATTGACTATGCTACACCACCAACACCAGGGGGTGGGAACAGCGGTTCATCTAGCGGGGCTGAGAAGAAAGAAATTTCTATTGGTAGCACATTCAATGCCACTGGTGCTCCTATCTATCCATATCCGGGTGGTTCGGCTCAGCGGCAATATTTTGCTAATGACCCTTACTATGTAGCAATTGGTGAATCTGGTGATTATTGGCTTGCTCGTTGGCATGGAGCTTCTTCTGGCTCAACTGGTTGGTTCAAGAAAACAGATGTAAAAGCATATAAGACTGGTGGCTTAGCTGATTTCACCGGACCCGCTTGGCTTGATGGAACAAAATCTCATCCAGAATTAGTTCTCAATGCTAAAGATACTCAAAACTTCCTCATTCTCAGGGACATTTTGAGTTCTGCTGTCAAGAATGCTGGAACTTCAAATAATGGCGGAGATAATTATTATGATATAAACATTTCTGTTGATGAAATTGCTTCTGATTATGATGTTGATCAACTCGCGCGCCGTGTCAAGGAACAAATTGTAGAAGATAGTATTTATCGTAATGTCAATACAATAAGTTTTATCAGATAAATCGAGGCAACCAAGGATAAAGCAACTTATAAAAAGATTGAGTAAAGGAGGAAAAAATAGATGGGCGTTTTAGGTGGAGACTTCATTGGCTTCTCTTTTGATGGTCATCATTCCTCCGACCTTGGGATTATGAGAGTAAGTGATGGAAGCAGGTATAGTGATTACCTGCTTCCTACTTCTCAGGATTTGACGGTCCAAGTTCCGGGCGGAGATGGAACCTACTATTTTGGTTCGTATGACACATCAAAAGTTTTTTCTATTTCTATTGCCTTTGATAGTCTAAAGGAAGAACAAATTAGTAACCTCCGAAAGATTTTTGGAGAAAAAAAGATTGGCAAGCTTATATTTGATGAAATGCCATATAAATATTATATGGTAAAAATTACAGGCCAGCCGCAATTGAAATATATTTGCTTTGGAAAAACAGGGCAAGAGCGCATTTATAAAGGTGAAGGCACAATTCAATTTACTGCTTATTATCCTTATGCCAAGAGCACCGCACTTTTTCTTGGTGCTACTAATCTTACATCACTTGAAAATAAAAATGAGTGGGCCGCAGCTAGTCGGTTGCCGCAAGAAGCACCTATTTTGACTGGTAGCTCAATTCCTGTCTATAATATCGGTGATTTACCAATGGATTGGCGCGCACGATATGTATTCCCTAACGTACCAACAGACGTTTATATGGATGGCGTAGGGATGTTGAAATTTTCAACAATTACTAAACAAGGTAGCGACGAGTTTATTGAAATAAATTCAAAAACAAACTTGATAGAAGGTTTGGATACAAACGGAGAAAAAACTGGCAATCTTTATAATAAATTTATGACTGGTGGAAGTTTTTTCAAAATTCCTCCTATGTCAAACGAAACAGAAAAAAAGAATTTCATTTCAGTAGGTACTCCTTCTTGTTGGAAACTACTATATGATTATATTTATTACTAAGGAGGTTTGAATGAAAAAAGATACTTATCAAATCTCTTTATGGGAAGATTATATAGTACCCGCGACCAGTACTGTCTCTGAGCACTATGAAGAACAGCTTCTAGGTATTATCGGCTCAGATACAATGACAGCAGAATATCGCGCGACTGAACCGAAACTGGTTCAAAATATCAATGGTACAAATACTCTTACTTTCAAAGTTTATTATACTTATATTGATACAGAGACTGGGGAACGTCAAGACAATCCTTTTATCAAACTTTTAGTAAATGAGCGAAAAGTAAAATGTTTGTGGAAAGGGCAATGGTATGACTTCGTAATCAAATCAATCCAAGAAGATAGTTCTGGTAAATCAATTATTTATACTTGTAAAGACTTATATATAAATGAGTTGAGCAAGACAGGATTCAATTTAGAGTTTGATAATGAACTTGAAAATAACCAAGGAACCGCGCAAGAGCTCGGTGCGAAGATACTAGAGGGCACAGATTGGCAAATCGCGTCTGAAGGACAAGATACCATTCAGCAGATGATTGAAGAACCACTTTTTCTTGTTCAGACTCAGGCGGCTATTACGGCTTATAAAAGTAATGGAAAGGATAAGTATATTGTCCCTTCAGGCAAAAAAATACTTGTCCCTTATTCTACCACTCAAACTCCTTATCCTATTATCTTTCAGTTCTTTTATGATGAAGATGAAAATTATGCAAAGTACCAAGAAGATAATAGTGTCCATTTGACTGGACTTGATTGTTCGCTACTCAAAGAACCAATCTATTCTACAACAGAAAGTGGGACTTTTACTCTAAAATCTGGGAATACAACTATCCTAACAATTCCAAATACTCAAGTACTATCAAATTGGCGCGCCGATAGGCCAGTTCGCGCGCCTTTACAGGAATATAGTACTCTTGTTGGAAGATATTGTTATGTTTATAAGGGATATGCTGGCAAGAAAATTTATAAATATATTTCTACTGAATATAATGATCCAACTGTAGTTTTGAATTTAGTTGTCAACAATAAAGAATTCAAAGACACTACTGGCTGGATTGGTGAAGGAATTAGTTGGCAGCTCTATCCTCCCTATACAGATATTAGCAATATAGAAGCTTATAGCGCCACTACTTATTTAGGTCTTCAAGGTGGAAAGACTATTTATAATTCTGGTCTTCAGAAATCTTCAATGTATATTGAGGGTGGTTTCCAAAAAGGCGAAAAATATATTTTCCGTGTAAAAGGATATCAAACTCTTGGTGGCGTAAAACTAACAACCAATCATCACATGGACCCAAAGGTCTGTACTCACGATAATAACTTTATTCCATTGGCAACTTCTGACGCCAATTATCTTGATTATTTTGATGTCGGGGCAACTGTTCAAAATGGCGATTGGATTGAATACCCAATGACTTGTAAGGTGTCAATTCCTCGTTCTAAAATTACAACTTCAAATATTGGTTTATTTATTACGCCAGTAGCGAGCTGTTGGATTGAAGAATTCCAATTTTTCAAAGAAGTTTATGGTAAAGATAGCGAAGGTAATTTTATCCGGATAAATCCAGGTGAAATGGATAAGAATAGCGTAGCTACTGAAGTCTATTGTTATTTCGACTCCGCAACGACTGCGCTTGATGAAAAGGACATTGAATATCTTTGGAAATCTACTTCTGATTGGTCTGGGAGTAGTGCGCCGGAACCCCAATACCCAGTTGATGCTGACGGTAATTACACCTATGAAAAAATTCGTAGTATTAGTGGGAAAAATTCAAATCGTTTCAATTTCTTACAATCTGTTGCTGAAACATTTGAATGCTGGGTTCGTTTTGAAATAAAGCATAATGAAAATACTGGTAAAATTCTTTATGAAGATGGAAAACCGCAAAAATTTGTTTATTTCAAAAATGAAGTGGGAGAAGAAAACGGATGCGGATTCGTTTATGGAATTGACTTAAAAACAATTTCTCGTTCTATCAATTCAGACCAAATCACTTCAAAAGTTGTTGTTGTTCCTAATACCACTCAATATGCAGAAAACGGTGTGTGTGAAATAGCGCAATCAGAATACAACCCTTGTAAGGAGAACTTCATTCTCAATTTTGATTATTATATAAATCAAGGATTGTTAGATGGTAGAGCAGTAAATAAAGATTTGTGGCTTTCTTCAGCTTCTGGAGGTCTTGGATATTATCCTTCCCTCAAAGAAAAGAATGAAGAATATTATAAGTCTGTTGAAGAGAACGTCGCAAGAAAACTTGAACATGATAAACAGAATTCAACTCTTCAACTTTATCAGCAGTATTTGACTTCGACGACAGAACAGATTACTTCAACGAAGTCTGACATCGCTAGGTTGGCAGGTCTATCATCATATGATGCCGCGCGAGTTACTAGCTATGTGAAAGAACATCCTGGTTTTGAAAAGCTAGAGACTCTTATTGTTACTCTAAAAACTTTAGAAGGACAGAAGACAGATTATCAAGGAATCTATGAAAATCTAAAGAAAAGTGTTGATGCTCTTAAAAAAGCAATTGAAGCAGCAGAATCCCGACAAACAAAGCTTTTGGAAGAAATAGATACACTTCATAAAGCCTTTTATGAAAAGTATTCTCGTTTTATTCAAGAAGGTTCCTGGACCTCTCAAAATTACTTAGATGAGAATCTTTATTATCTGGATGCGAAGTCCGTGGCTTATACAAGCGCACGGCCTCAAATCTCTTATAATATTTCTGTTCTAAGATTGAGCGCGCTTGAAGAGTTTAAGAACAAAATTTTTAGAATTGGTGATATTAGTTACATTGAAGACACAGAGTTCTTTGGATATACTTATATTACTACTGATAGCGGAAAAGTAAAAAGCCCTTATCGAGAAAAAGTCCTAATTAGTGAAATTACTTCTAATTTTGATAGCCCTGAAAAAGATAGTTTCAAGGTCCAAAATTATAAAACTCAATTTGAAGACCTTTTCCAGAGAATTACAGCTACAACGCAATCTCTTCAGTATTCAACCGGCGAGTATCAACGAGCTTCTGAAGCAATTGAAGGAACGGGTGTAATCAATAATGAAACACTTCAATCAAGTATCGCGCGAAATGAGCAATTAGTTTTTAGCTCTCAAAACAATACAATAGTCAAAGATGCTACAGGCTTGACGGTTATTGATGCGAGCAATCCATCTAATCAGACAAAAATCACTGCGGGCGGTCTTTTCATTACAACGGATGGCGGACTAACTTGGAAGAATGCTATTCGCGGCGAGGGCATTGCCACTCAGTATCTAACGGCAGGAGCTATCAATACTGAGAATATTACAATACTTGATGGTATAAATCCGTCATTTCGCTGGGACAGTTATGGTATCACAGCATATAAAAAGAATACCTCTGATACGGGTGTTTTACTTGGATATACTTCTAATCAGTTTGTCCGATATGACCAGTATGGTATTTATGGCGTAAAAGATATTACTATTCAGGACGCTTCTGGAGAATATAAACCTTCAAGTGAAGACCAAATTTGGAATGATGCTTCTTTTGGTTTGACTTGGAAGGGCTTTTTCCTCAAAAATAAGTATGGTGCAGGTCTTGTTGAAATTTCCTCAGAGAAAGATATCAATATAAGTGATGGGACAAATGACCGTATTCGTATTGGTAAACTTTCTGGGAATGGAACTGTTGAAAGTCCTTATACTTTTGGCATTAGAATAAATGACGCCGCTGGTGCGATCGTTATGGAGACAAACAGTGATGGAACTCTTTGGCTCAAAGACAGCCTAAATGTAGAGACAACAGATAACGGCCTAAAGGTAGCAATTGGTAAACTTGGAGTAAAAGATGAGAGTGGCCTTGCACAAGTTATCAATGCTAACGATACTTTTATTGTTTATGAAGACGGATCTGTCCATGCGCTCAATGGTAATTTTACTGGTACTATAAATGCTATTGACGGCTTCTTTAGTGGAGTTATCAATGCCACTGATGGTTCTTTTACCGGTATCATAAATGCGACTGGTGGTACAATTGGTTCTATTCAAATTACTAATGAAGGTCTCAGTGTTAGTAATGGTGGTTTTGAAATTACAAAAACCGGCACTGATGGAACCATTGAGAAACTTCTCTATGTTGATGATGAAGGTAATCTAAAAATTACTGGTGATTTAGAAGGCGCTGGCGGTTATTTTAGTGGAGAGCTCCGCGCGCCGACTGGTACAATTGGTGGCTTTGTAATTGAAGAAAATCTTTTATACTCTCTTGGGCAAGATGAGAATGGTTCACCAAACATAGTCTTAAAAGGAACCGAAGGCAAGATTGTTGCGCGCGACATTGAATTAGGTGTCGGCGCGGTTATCAAAGATTATATCAAGTTAGGTAACGCTTTTCTTCAAAATCCTGATATTCATGATAATAAATTTATTGAAATCAAAGATGAAAATGGCCAGCCAATTATTTCACTAACAGACACTGGAATTTTTACTCTTGGCTCTCTCGTTTTCAATGGTATCAATTCAACTATCAGTGGAAAGAATTGGGGAATTACTCCAGACGAGGCTCGTTTTGGAAATGTCGTCGCTCAAGGTGGCACAATTGAAAATGTAATTTTCAAAACTTCTTCTATTCAAACTGTTGGTGGTCTTATGATTTTCAAACCAACAAGTCATGGAGTAGGAGAGGGGAATATTTTTACGCTTGATGAAGAAAATAGCTTTTTCCAAAAAGGAGATTTTGTTAGTATAACTTCTGTTGGAGAAAAAAGTTTTTCCATTGAGACTTATATTGTTGATAAAAATGGCTTAGAAGTTACTTTAGCAGATAATGTTGAAGGTGCAGAAGCAATTACAAAATTAGCTTCAGCTTCTTGGGCGGATGGTAGAGCTGTATCCCTATCAGATGAATTACTTATTGGTGTGAATCCAAATCCTGCTGGTCTTGGTAAAGACGCCCATCTATTTAGAAGTGGCTTTTCATTTATTGAGCCTGAGCTTGGCGAAGACGGTAAAACCCTAGAATATAACGCTCCAAGCCTTTTCTTGGGTAATCTTTCTTCTCTTGGCATTCAAAATGTTTCTGGCTTCGGTCTTTATAGTGATAATGTTTTTCTAAAAGGCACTTTGACAACGAAGACTGGCGCAGACACCTATGCTGGTATCAATACTTTGAGTGGAGTGCTCTCTAATAAAGCACGTTTTACAACTCAAGGTAAAATTGTTATTTGGGCTGGTGCAAGTAATTTTGATGAAAGTTCTATCCAGAATGCTCCTTTTTTTGTAACTGATAATGGTAATTTATTTGCACGCCAAGGTGTGTTTGAAGGTTCAATTCTTACTAATTCAACAATTCAAGGTGCAGATATCTATGCCGCGCGCATTCATGGTGGAACTCAGGAAAGTGATGGCGTTGCAGCCCTGACTATCTATGATACCGCCGCGGGTATTATTTTCAAGAAGAATTTTGATGAAAATAATAAAGAGAATGGTGGCCAAGAAACCTTTAGAATTAGTGCTGATAGCTTCATTCAAAATGGAATTGAATTTATTTCCTTTGAAGATGAGGGAGTTCAATTTTCAGGTAATTGCGCGCGGATGGTTCAATTCCAAACTCAATTTAAAAATGCTTCTCTTATTATGAAAGGGACTTCTCTTTATAAGGGAATTTCTGTTGATAGTGGTAATACACAAATTTTTTCAAAAATTGATTTTTCTGCTGGAGATAAAGAACAAATTGATTTTATAGTAGGAGAGAGAATTGCTTCATTTACTAATGAAGAAGCAATTTTTGATAAGAAAACAGTTTTACGAGACAATGTTCTTATGGGAGACATCAATACTGTTTATGTTTCTTACCAAAAGGTTGCTAAGGGTTATGATGTTTATGTTTATACCAATGAGAATGTTGATGTAAGTTCGAATATTGTTGATATCGCAGTTGCAGGTTATGCGATTGCTGGATAAAAGGAGATATAAATGGCAACTACTGGTTATTTTGATGGCGCAAAGACGAGTAGGGGCTGGTATGCGCGCCTTGAGTGGTCATACACTCAAGGCACTTCTACCACTATTACCCTTACGTTGAAAGTGTATAATGGGACCGCGCCCTCTTATAATAATTTTACAAATTCTGCTTATTACATACTAGCTGGTAATAAAATATACAAAACTTTCAATTGGACTTCAGTTGGATGGCATACACTAGGTACGACTACGGTTGTGGTAGAAGGCTCTAAAACTTCCTATTCTGCTAGCGCGCAATGGGTAAGTGGAGTGACTTCAACATACACTCCTGCATCACTATCTGTGAATGGAGTCATTACTTTTCCTGCCTGTACGTCTAACGTAGGCTCACCTTCTGGAGCTTATGTTAGAACTCCTTATTGGGATAAAGGTTCTATTATTCCTCCTACGACTACTAATATGACAGTGGCTTGGTGGCCAGCTTCTGATGGAAATGGAGGCAATACTGTTTCTTCGTATAAAATTTATTTTCTAATTAGTTCTTCAGGGGCAGTCCCATCTGAAAATAATTATTCCAAAGTATTTACAACAACAGACCTAACAAGAGAGACTGATGGTTCAATTAAAAGAACTTTTAGTTTGCCGGTGTCGTCTTCACAAAGAGGACAGATCATTCGCACGGCTGTTCAAGCAATTGGTTCTTTAGGAAAAAATTCGGCACTTGTGGCTTGTTCTACAGTGATAACTGTAAATAAGAAACCTTCCGCGCCGACTGGCCCCGCGTCTCTTTCATATAATTCTACTTATACAGAATGTCATCCAGAAATTATTGTTGGTAATTCAAATGACGCTTCGCAAACGCCTACATTATATTATAGCTTAAATAATTCAACAACTAAAAATCAATATACTTCTTCAACAAAACTTCCTCTTATTGCTTCTTCGCAGTCTTATAACTTTTACACTTTTGATGGATTAGAGTATAGCGATAGTTTTACTTGCGTTATTACAAAAAATATAAAACCGGTATTATCCAATGTAACAGTGACGGCTTCTGAGACAGCAATCACAAAAAACAGCGCTTTTTCTACAAATTCTATATACGCGACGAAAATAAAAATTAGTGGTAATTCTTCTAAATCTAATGGCTACTTCAAAATCCAGCTAAAGTACCAAAATTATACAGTTTCGCCAACTTTATATAATAAAATAGTCGAAATTCAAAGAATAGATGGAGGTCTTTTGAAGGACAAAGAAATCTCTATTCTAAGCTATGTCCCTTATGGAATTAGTTATGGAGTTTCTTTAGTTTATAATGATGGAATAGAAAATTCTTCAGAAGTATTTATTGATACCATTCAGGGGAAAAAACTTTCAATTGCACCTTACCCAACACTTCAAAAGACATATAATCAGTTTGATTTTTCAAATATTAGTGGAACAAAAGAAAATGAATTTTGGAATAAAATTCGTTTTTGTTATACTTATGATAGTACGTTTGTAGGAGATAAAAGCAGATTTTTCTTATCTGGCAGTGCTCTTGAGGTCTTAGACGTCCAAACTGGAGCAGACAATGATAAGAATTATATATATTATGATGCTACTTTTGCTGATACAATTCCTTCTGGTTCATATACTCTCAGTGCAGCGATATATGACACGCGCCATCAAGATAGTTCAGTTACAGATATTACAAAGGTAGAGGCAAAAGCAATTTCTTCAATTTTGCCAATTTTGACTTCTTCTACTCAGTTAAATGTATATAGTGGCGGCGCAAATGATACTTTTACAATTACTTTTACAAAGTTCTACGCAGACGGAGAAAGTCTTAGAGATTGGTCGATTGCCTCTTTGAACTCAAGTGTTACTGCTTATTTTGTATATGAAGGAACTTACTATATAATTAGTGAGCCGGTAATAGCCGCAGCTGCTTCGGAAGATTTGGTTAGAATCACTTTCAAGAAAAGTGCTGTTCCTGGAATATTTCAAAATTTTCCAAACAAAAATGGTTTATACGCAATGAATTGCGCAATAAAAATTGTAAATCTATATGGTCGAGAATTTGATTTTATAGGAACCTCTTCAGTTGGAGTCAATTTCAATTCTAGTCCGACAATATCTTTTGAAAAAGCTAATGTAAAATATCAATATAATAATAGTAGTTATCCTCTCAATGATAATCCTATTAGAGAAACATTAGTTCTTTGCTTCTCTCCCACTATCAAAGGTTATAATAACTCTCAGATAAATTTCTTTATAGATGTTTCAAGAGCAACAAGTTCTGGCCCTTGGAATTTATTCACAAAAGGAACTTGCTTTCGAAGCGGTGAGCCATCTTATAATTTGCCTTCAGAGTTTAGTTCTTATGAAATTGGGCGTACCTCAATAAAAGAAATTACAGATAATAATGCTTGTTGGTTCAGAATTAGAATAAATGATGGTTATAATAATGAAGTAATGAGTTCCGTTGTGGGTCCTTTTTCTCGCGCGAAACATACTGCTATGGATTTAACATTATCAGAATTACAATATGCTTCAAATAAATTTACCTTCAACTATAAAATAAATGACTTAGGTTTAGCTCAAAATTCTCTCACGGATGGAACAATAATAATTCAACATTCAGAAGGAGCCCTTCAAGAGCAAACTTCTGGCATTGCGTGGGTTCCACATAATTTTTCTTGGGTTTCTTTTATTTCTGGGAAATCTTCATCTGTCAGTTATTCAATGTCCGGAGATTTTGAATACGTCCGAGCGAAAATAACTACATTGTTTACGACAGATTATCCTTCGGGCCTTTCTATTACAACTAGAAAAATTTCTTATTCCAATAGTGATCTAGTTTATAACGTCACTCCAATTTTTGCTATAAGAAGGAACCAATTAGGAATAAATGTTGTTGAACCAACTGATTATGCTGATGGCGCTGTGGTTATTGGTGCGGCGACTGGTAAAAAAATGGTATATTTTTTGAGCGCAAACGGCATGGCCACCATAGATATGGAAAATCTTTCAATCAATAATTTTATTATTGATGGCGGCAGTTGGTAATTTGATTTTTCTTTTATTTTTTGATATAATAAATCAAAAGGAGATGATAAAATGAATCTAACAATGTCGCAAGTTCTTGCTCTAAACGAGCAGAAAAAAGCTTTTGAAAAGCTTTCTTTACCAATCAAAACTTCATATAAGCTTACAAAGCTTTTTTCTTCGATTGACCAAGAAATAGATTTCTATACAAATAAAATGAAAGAAATTATTACAGCATATTCTCAGAAAGATGAGAACGGGGCTCCTATTTGGTCAGAGGATGGCACTTATATAAAAGTTATTCCAGAAAAGATGACTGAATGTCAATCCGAAGTTCTACAATTGAACGCATTGGAAATTGCCCCGCCTGACATTTCATTTTCTATTGAAGATTTTGGAGAAGTAAATTTATCACCAGAAAATCTTCAAGTGATTTTACCCTTTATCAGGGACTAATATAATAAAAGAGACTAAAGTTGTAGCTTTTCACCAAACTTGTTACAACTTTAGTCTCTTCTTTTTATTTTATCAGTTCCTAAGCTTCTTATATATAAAAAGAGTAAAGGAGGAATAAAAATGGCAGGTTATAATCCTTATCAAACCAACTCTTATCAAGCGACACAGTTCTTTCCGCAACCACAGGGAAATGTTTATATAATAAATAATTCTATGGAAATAGCTAATATTCCTGTCGGTGGAGGGATTTCAGTAGCATTATGTCCTAGTGAAGCAATAATGTTTTTGAAATCGATGCAGAATGGAGCGCCAACGCTTCTAGCATATACTCTAACTCCATGTGAAGCTCGCGCTAATCAAACCTCTGATGAACGGGTGGCAGCTCTTGAAAAAGAAGTAGCTGAACTAAAAAAGCAGCTAAAAGGAGGAAAATTGAATAATGAACTCTAACCCGTTACAAATGATGATACAAATGACCCAAAAACAGCAACAACCTCAAAATCCGCCTATTGATCCTCAACGTTTTTGCCAAATGGCACCAAAATTGACAAAAGAAAACCTTGTTCAACTAGCTCAACAGGCTCGCGCGCAAGGTATACCTGATGAACAAATTGAACAAGGTTTAAATTTCCTTTTGAACCTAAAATAAGTTGTCGTCCGGAAGGCAAATTATTTTTGGAATATATATATTTTAGGAGGTTTCTATTACAATGATGGGAACTGAAGGTTTATCTGCTGGCGATATTCTCGCCCTAACAAAAGATAACGATAATGGTATGAGTGGAGCATGGAACAATCCTTTTATCTATTTGGTTTGGCTAGCTCTTCTTGGTGGAAATGGCGGTCTATTTGGCAATAGAAATGCTGACGCTGCTGTTCAAGGCGCGCTAACTCGTTCCGACCTCTTTGAAGGCTTCAACAATCAAGACGTCAATAGTCAGCTCCGTGGTATTACTAATGGCGTCTGTGACGGCTTCTATGCGATCAATAGCGGAATGAAAGACGGCTTCTATGGTAATCAGGCAGCAATCAAGGACGGCTTCTATTCCACTCAGTCTGCTATCGCAGATAGTCGGTATGCTATGCAGGATTGCTGCTGCCGAATAAATCAGAATATTCGAGAACTTTCTTCCGAAGGTTACAAGAACACTTGCGAAATTACAACTGCCATCCATGCTGAGGGTGAAGCGACTCGCGCGCTAATCAACGCAAATACAATGCAAGACCTTCGCGACAAACTAGCCGACCGCGACCGAGACCTAATGAATGCGCAGTTCCAGCTTTCTCAACAGACTCAGAACGCCACTCTTATTGGGACATTACGTCCATTTCCACAGCCCGCCTATATTACTTGCAGCCCTTATCAGTCAGTAGGTGGCACTTGCGGCTCTAGTTACAATTGCGGCTGCGGTATCTAACAACTATTACCGAGAGTACAAATCCGTATCGGAGGTAACAAAATGATTGATAGTTATACAAATACTTCTCAAACTATAGCATCAGAAGGGTTGTTATCTTTCGCAACAAATGACATCCTAACTGGTTGCACTGTGACGCATAGCGCGGGAACCACTTCTTTCACCCTGCGCAAGCCTGGTTTTTATTTTATTTCTTTTACCGGAACTGGTTCGGTTTCTGGGGCGACGGCTGGCACAATTACTGTAAATTTACTAAAGAATGGTAACTCAGTCCCTGGGGCAACCGCCACCCAATCATCAGCTTCCACTACAGATTTTCGCACAGTAAATTTTTCAAAAATTGTTCAAGTGCTACCTTCATGCTGCGCAATCAATAATACAACTACACTAACTTTTCAAAATGCTGGGTCTGAAGCAATATTTACGAACACTAATGTAGTTATTACAAAGTTGGCATAGGAGGGATTTTATGACTAAATATAAAGCTCTCTATAAAGGGATTTACGACGATTTAAAAGACGCAGAAATGATGATTGATTATGCTATAAAGATTTGCAAAGAAGGTGATAAGCCAATTGCAGATGAAATAGCGAAGTATGCGCAATATCGTCTTCAGCACTCTCTAGAATTTCACAAGTTACTCGTGCAAGAAATAACAAAAGAGAAAAAAGAAGAAAAAGAAACCGTTCATGAATGTATGTGGAATGAAACACATAAAACTCTACAAGAATGGCGCGAAGATATCGAAAAGAAGATTAAAAGTTATTGAAGAGGGGAGGACTTCGGTCCTCCTTTCTTTTTATTCCCATTGTACAATTTCTTTTATTTGATTTTTTCTATCTGAAACAAATTTTCCAATTCCAATGGCGTCCGCGCAGTCATCATTTACACTCACATCATACCATTGTTTTACTAGGTTTTTCATTGAAGACTTCCGGTCACTTCTTGAGCGCCCCTTTACACCGCAGTGCGCGCGCCATGTATTTGTGGGACAAACTTCAAAAGGAACGTTTCGCGCGAAGCAAGTTTCCATCAAAATTCCTTGAAGGCGTGCGAGTGTTTGAAATGTCGTAACTCCATAATTCTGTTCATATTGAATTCCCTCAATGCCAACAAAATCAATTTCAAAAGTAGAAATAATTGACATCATCCATTCTTTTATGCGATGGTCACGCGCGATTTCATCGGTATTTTCAGGCGCATCGAAGTATCCATACTTTATCAATTTTTTATCTTCAAAGATTGAAAAGCCACTTCGTTTTGTTGCTTGGTCAAGCCCAAGAACACGAAAACTTCCTTTCTTTTTTGGAATTGCTTCTAATTTTATCTCTTTATAAGGATTATCTTTACAGAGTGGACATTCACGTCGCGTACGGATTTTCTTCCACGGTGCGAATACTTGGTGTCCCTCTGAGCAAGTAAATTCCATTATAGTGTCAAGATTTTTGTATTCAGTGGAAATGAGTTTCCAGCCGTCTTTTTCAATCTCGGCTTTTATGTCGTCTAATTGTATCTTAGCCATTCACTCACTTCCATTATTTACTTTAGGCCCGAACTTCCGAACCCACCGTCGGCCCTTTCTGTATCATCAAGATTTTCAACTTGGAAAAGAACTGCTTTAGGAACTTCCATTAGAACAAGTTGTGCGAACTTCTCGCCTTTTCCAATTGTCATATCGCTACCTCTAAGAATTGAGGTAACGATAGGACGGCCATTATCATCAAAATCGTAAGTGATATCCTTGATGGAAGGCTCAATATTTTCAATAATTACTTGAAGCTCCCCTCTAAATCCAGCATCGACCGTCCCAATTGAATTAGCAATTCTCATTTTTGTCTTGAGGGCGCAACCACTCTTTGGACGAATTTGAATTTCATAACCATTTGGAACAGCCACCTTGATGCCGGTTGGAATAAGCTTTGTCTCGCCGGGATGAATCACATAATCATCCACTGCATAAACATCCATTCCACTATCATCGGGATGCGCATACTCAGGCATTTTTGCGTTTGGATGGCACTTTACAAAAGGGATTTGGATATAACGTTTTGCGATACCTTCTGTTTCACTAATAGCCGTATTGATGCCGCGCAGTAGCTTTTTGAGAAAATCTCGCTTTGGCGCGGTCAGGTCAGTAATTGTATCAACTTCATTTACCAATTGGAGGAATTCATTCTGGACACTTTCTGCTGTAGAGCCGGTGGCGTTGATAGACTGTGCAAGCATTAGGCGCGCGTTCGTAGTATTGAGACTACGAAGGAAACTATCCAGAATGCCTGGGGACACTAATTCAAATTGAGCATCATCCATTGATAACAGAACAGCAATAGCGTCAATAGAATTTCCATCAAGATTATTTAGTTGAGAAAGCGCTTCGCGTACTTCTTCGACAACTTTTTTAGAATTTGGTTCTACATTCATTCGGCCTCTTCACCCCACAGAGAACAATATATCATTTGAATTTTTACTAAGAATACGGTATCCACAATTTGTCCCTTGGCCTTTTTTGTCTTGTAGGTATACCCGGCCGCCGTAATTTGAAAACCTTCTTCACGAGCCTTTTGACGGTATGTTTCAATGGTTTCTTTTGCTTCATTTTCACTTAGGGTAATTAGTTCTTCTGTCTTTTTATAGAGTGTCATTATTTTTTGCCTCCACTTGATAGTTCGTATTTTCATTGGTGGTGCACATAATATAGCGTGGGTCAATAATAAAAGAACTTCCAGGATTAGCTATTGTATTAGGATAAATAATATTCGTTATCTTCTCAGTCTTTTTTTCTAGTTCCTCTATTCGTTCTAAAAGAAAATCGATAGCTTCGTTATTACTACCGCCGTTATTGGCTTTCTTTTCTTCCTTCTCATAGCAAATCAAATCTTTTGCGTAAGGAAGTGTCTCAATCCACTTACAAAATTCTCTCCATTCCGGCAGCTTATGGCTACGACGCTGACGCCAGATATTCTTCAAACAACGGTAATTTGTGGTAAGCCGTGCTGTCAGCTCAAAGCCAGGAGGAATATTATAGAGAATTTCAAGATAGAGTTCGGCCTTTAGCGCCTCTCTTTCCTTCTCTTGTCCTTTCAAAGAAGAAAGCCTATTATATTCATCAATTTTTTTCTGGACAATGTCAATAATGCGTGTATCTACATATCGGTTGCATTGTTCTTTTAGACTAAATTTTGTAACGCAATGCATGGTAGATTGCGAACTGACAAAGAATTTGAAAATATATCGTTCCATTTCAATCCACGCCTTATTAGAGAAGCGTAAGTCAAAACTTACCAAAATTCCTGTCAAAAATTGGTCATGTGCGCCAACCCAATCTGCGGCATGAGATAGTGTTTTTGCACGCTTTAGTGCAGCCTCTTCTGTTTCTTCCCAATTGGTCGTAGTTCTCAAAGGATATCCTGAAGCATGAAGACTTTCTTCCAAGTCATAAACTTTTACATTTTCAACTCTCATCAAATAATTTTCTCCTTTACATAATCTCCACTTTCATTCAAATAATAAACTGTTTTTATTCCTAGGTCTCGTATCAGTCGTGCGCACGCCGCGCAAGGTCTGCTACAAGCTCTATCCCCATTTTTATGTTCTCTATAAACATAGATATTGACTTTATCCCATTCAATATCCTTTCCAATAAGAGGAGAGAGTGCAGCGACCTCTGCGTGCTCGCGCGCGATTGAATTCTCGTAGTCATCAAAATTTCGATAAATATTATAACGGTGCTGAAGAGGACGAGTCTTCTGGCTATTACAAGCAGAAGAAAGAATCCTATTGCCACTGACAACAACCGCGCCAACCTTTGTTTGCTTGAAATCAGATAAATAACTGACTTCACGCGCGATATTGAAAAAGCGTTCTTCTTTGTGCGTCATCAAACTAATCCTCTTTACTCTTTATAAAAATATTATATCAAAAATTTTAGTTTTTTTCAAATTCTTGCTTTGCTTGTAGATAGCCATTCATATATGCGTCCTTCAACGCTTTTTGGATATTATTCCAAGCCGTAGGGAAAAGGCACATCAGAACATACTCAAAAGTAATAGGAGTGTCATCTGTACATCTATCGAGAGTTATTAAAAGCTTCTCAATTTGCGATTTCTGGGTCGTGATTTGTTTTACTTCTTTACTTTCCATATCAGCCCTCTTTATATAGAATTGGCTTATTTTGTGTGAGGCTCTCTTTGACGTCAAGGACTCTTTGATTAGAGCTTCCGCGCCATGCTAAACTAAGATCGCGCAGCTTATCATCATAACGCCCATCTACTAGAACATCGCAATTTTCCAAGAGACTGTGCGTTTTATCGTTTTTCAATAATTCTTCAAACTGATGTCCAGACCAAGCCCAAACATTTTTCCCCATGACATGCGCAGATTTACATAATTCAATCAGAAGGTCATTGTCAATTTGGTCAAAAGGCTCCCCGCCGAGAATTGACAGACCTGCACAGTAAGGACGTTTTAGTAGCTCCAAGGTTTGAAAAAATTGCTTTGAGGTAAATAATTTTCCAGCATTAAAATCCCAAGCCTCTGGATTGAAGCAATTTTTGCAATGGAGAGTGCAACCAGAAACAAAGATTGAAGTTCGAATACCTTTTCCATCAGCAGTGTCAAAAGAATAGATTTTCTGATATTTCATTTGTCCACCTCAATCTGGTCATGTCTTTCTCTCATTTCTACTTCTTGTTGTTTTCCAAGATTGAAAGCTGTTTTATAATCATTAGTAAGGTAGCCAGTTACCCGACGTAATCTTTTGATATTCTTTCCTCCGCAGGCAGGACAGTTTGTTCCAATCTCATCACAGTAGCCGCAATCCATACATTGGTCATTCGGAACGTTTACAGCGAAATAAGGGATGTCTTTATCCATTGCATAATTTACTATTGTTTCAAGTGCCTCAAGGTTATTCTTTATTCCGCTTTCCAATTCGATATAAGTGATACATCCTGCATTAGAGTACCCAGTTAGTTGACTTTCAATATCAATTTTATCTATTGGAGATATTTTTTTCCATACTGGAACATGAATAGAATTGGTAAAGTAATCTTTATCGCTAACATTTTCAATAATTCCATATTTTTCTTTGAATTTTTTCATCGAAGTATAACATAAGTTTTCAGCTGGTGTCATGTATACGCCGAAATTTAGATGGTATTCTTTCTTGAATTCAGCGCATCTTTGCTGAAATAGTTTTTCTATTCTTTTTGCAAGGTTCATTCCATATTCTGTCGTATGGTCTTTTCCGATCAGAATTTGAAGAGTTTCAGCAAGACCAATTTGACCAATTGCCAGTGTTCCATGCTTTAGCGCGCTTCTAATTCCTTCTTCTGGGTGATAACCAGTCATTGTATTATTTTCATACATAAAAGATGCTGCTTCTGGTGGTTGCGCGCAAATCCATTCAAAGCGTTCAAGGAGCATATCTTTTGCTTCATGAATTTTCTTGTCAAGAATGCCAAAGAAAAGGTCAATAATAGATTTATCATCTCTATCCATCATTACATCGGTATTATACTCCTCTTTTACTTCCATAGCTAAAGTTGGCATGATAATAGTAACTGGGCAAATATTGCCGCGCCCATCCTTTGTTTGAGGATTTACACCTGGTTCTGCATTTATATCAAATCCATTATAAGTTCTGCACCCCATGGTTGACACATAGGTTTTAGGGTCATTTTTATCATAACCTATATTGACGCTCCAATCCACATTACAATAATTCGGATAAAGACGTAAAGCGGTAGATTTCAATGCTAATTGAAATAAATCATAATTTGGGTCTTCTGGCTTTCGATTTACTCCTTTCATACACTGGAAAATTTGACACGGAAAAACGCTTGTCCGATGAAGCTTACCAATTCCTTTTATTGATATATCTAAGATAGCTTTTGTTATCATACGACCTTCTGGTAATATACAAGTACCATAGTTGATGCTCGTAAATGGTAGTTGGCAACCGCTACGAGATTGAAGGGTATTTAGATTGTGGAACATGGCTTCAACTGCTTGATAGCATTCTTTTTTAGTCATACCCATAGCGTACCTATATAGATGTGGCCACTTCTTATATTCTTCATCAGAAATCGGCATTGAATCCGTAATATTCTCAAGAATGTAGTCTTTATCTAAATCACTACAATCCGAAATATACAGAAGTGCATCTTTCCAATGTTTATGAAAGCTCTTTCTCACATATGGAACCATAGTCCAATCCAAATGTGTTGCAGCGACGCCTCCAAATTGGTTCAAAGATTGAATTTGAAAAATTACTGCAATTAGTTGCATCGCTGTACTCACAGACTGCGCGGGACGTACATCTGTTTGTCGTGTATCAAAACCTTTAGCAAGCAAGTCATCAAAAGGTAATGAAAGACAGTTATGTGAGCCAACAGCATAAGAATTCAAATCATGAATATAAATCTCATTATTCTCGTGATTTACACGAGCCATTGGGGAGATACAATAGTCTAAAGCATAACGCTTCATGACCAAATCGCTCATTTCTCCGATACGCCCGCCAAAAGAATGTTCATCTACATTGGCATTTTGATTTTGAACATTAGTTGCTTGTATTTTTTCAGACACTGCACTCATCAAATCGTTATAGCTTTTTCGTGCCATTTCATGAAGATATCGATAACGAATATAAGCAATAGCAACATCTTGACAACCACTTTCAATCAGCTTTCTCTGAATGTTATCCTGTATTTCTTCAACACCAGTCTCGTCTTGAAGATTGTCCTCAATCCAGTCTGCAATTGCTACAGTAACTTCGTCATTCGTTAAACCGTCAACTTCAAGAAAAGCCTTATTTATTGCAATCTCAATTTTGCCCTTCTCAAATGGAACTAAACGGCCGTCTCTTTTTTTGATATTCATTCTTTTTCCTCCGCATAGCAATATTCGCAATATCCATTAATAAAGCTATGGTGACATTGTGCTTGAAGTTTTTTATTTTCTTCTAATAATTTAGCAACAGTATTATTTAGAGTGAATTTATTTGGTGTTACTAGCTGTTCAATAATACTATTATTTTCATCTATTTTTTGTTTTATTTCTAAATTAGTCATTTACAAACATCTCCTTTTCATAATGGACAGAGATTGTCTCGTAGAACATCTTGAAAAGTTCATAATTCTTTTCACGAATATACATGAAACTTTTTCGATTTTCCTCAAGTGAAGTTTTTGGAGAGAGAGATTTCTCTGTAAAAATTGGGCCAGAATTATACTGAGATTTTGCTTTTAGATAATAATATAATGTGGTCAGTTTTCTATCTTGGCTTTTTTGAAAAAATTCATTCCAAAGTCGAAAAAGGTTTTCTAACTCTTGTGAAAATGGAGATTCTCTACCAAGAATAAGTAGAAAATTTATCTTATGAGTAGATAAGTATAAGCACTGTCTGTATACAATAGGTAGTGTTTCTAGGATTTGCTCATCACAAGATATTGTGGAAAATGGATTATATATAATTTTCCGCGCAGTTCTAGCAGGAATATCATCACATAGTTCTTTTACCATTTTATCAGGCATCAGGCCTTCATATTGAACTTGGAAAATACCTGAAAGAGGCGGAAGACTAAGCCATTCATAGAGCTTTTCTTTTGTGCTTACAATTGGCGGAAATTTCATCCCAATTGGCAACGCGTGGATTTTTTCAGGATTATTTACACCAAAACGAGAATTAGATAACTCTTTCAGGAAACTAACTGCTCCTTCAACTTGTCCAAGGTTATAGTCATGAAGAATAATACCTGATGTTTTTGGAAAAATCTGTACTTTGAGTTGCTTTTCCACAAAGTTATCAATGCCATGACCTTCACGCGAAAGACGTCCATGTCCTGCACGTAGAATCCTCTTAAAAGTAACTTTATCTACTCCGAAGTAACTTTCATATTTTTCATACGGAGAAAAATCAGGAATAATACCTTCAATTTCTTTTGAAAAAGGAACGTAATTTTCTAATGATACCGCGCGACCACCATATTCTACATTAGGTAAAAAAAGTTCTTTTGGATATAATCCATCTTCATAATCTTTTCTTACAAAAAAAGAATTATAGCGTTCTGGCTCCAAAGTAGGAGCCAAAAGCGTTATATCCCTTTTCTTCTTGTAGTAGGCAAGAAGCTTCGCACACTCAAGATTTGGCATTACATTCCAATAATGAAAAAAATCATAATCATGAATTCCAACTATCATTCATCTAACTCCAACCTTGGGCGCATTTTTATTTTACCATCTGGATAAACTTCTTCAATCAATTCACAAAGATGGTAGGGGGTTGTTTTATATTTTTTCGCGTGGAAGCTGTCACCGTCACGAATTCCACATACTACAATTTTGTTTCCACGTGCAAAAGTAGATTTTTCTTTGACGTGTTTCTTTCCATCCGCGCCTTTTTCAGAAATTTGGCGGTCATAGATATTGAAGACTTCACCAAAAATCTTTACTGTAACAACCCCGTCTGGCGTCAAAAGTGTCACTAATTTCTTCATCTTATCACGGTCGAGAACAGTTCCATAGATACGATGAATTTTGAAGATTGGAACACGTTTACCCTTGATTTCAAAAACTCGCTCAATTTCTGGTTCTTCTGGTAAATCAAAAAAATTTGAAAAGCCATAATATGCGTTATCGACGCGCGCGAGTTCGTGCTCATGGAAATAACAAGAGACGCTATCCATTTCCCATTTACTCATATTTCCAAGACAATACTTATTCCATATATCTTCTGTCAATCGAGTATTTACAGAAGTAAGAAGTTTTTGATTGTTCTCTTTGACATAGGGACGAATTCTATCCATTACTTCATCATAGATTTTCTTCCATGTGGCTTGCTTTATGCCGAAGCCACTTTCCGCGCGGGCATCTTCAATCAGCTTGTCAATTGAAAAGTTCTTATCAAAAAAAGTCATCGCAATATTATCTAAAAGGAATAAATCATCTACTTTGAATGTCTTTAGATATTTGTTGAAGTTGAAGACCCGGCAAACAAAGTCATATTTATTTGGAATAAGTCCAAAATCAATAAGCATCTTCATATTTTGGAGAGTAATACGTTTCTTTGCGTCGCTAATAAGATTGATGTATTCGTGCATCACTTGTTCGCGTTGATCGAAGCTGTCGAAAGCGCCACATTTTATGAGATTTACCATTTGAGGTTTATTGATTTTTACTTTTGAGAGAAAATCTGGGATTGAAGCATAAGGGCGATTTTCGATTATCTGTTTTACAATATCGTCGCCAACTTTTGTGATACCACGAAGTCCATATCGAATAAGATTTTTCTTTTCGTCTGGAATAAAAGTGTATGCGGATTGGTTGATATCAGGAGGAGAAACTTCAATTCCTGCACTTTTCATCTTTCCGATAGCTGTTGCAACTTTGCCATAATTTACAGTTTTTACCTTTTTCTTTTCTTTCTTTTTTATTGGCTCTTCTTCATCATCATCCATTTCTTCTAATTCTTCTTGACAATCTGCTTCTGAAGGATTTTCTTCAAGGAAATCTTCTGTAGTTTCTTCTTCCTCAATTGACTGAGAATTGACAATTAGACAAGCTGTGTTCCAGTAAATTACTGGCCATTGAGTAGCAATTACTAGAGTTTGGATGCCAATAAAGGAATAGAGCATTGCATGGACGTTTGAAAAGCTGTAACTCATTTGTGGAAGCATCATTGTTCGCCAACAGTATTCACCGAGCCGTTTTGAAGGGCATTGGGAGATAAATTTTTCTTTTACGACAGGAATTTCTTTGACCTTTTTTTTTGCAAGAACTTTTCTGGTGTTGTTGCTTTCAGCCAATGTAAAATGTGAAATATTCTTGTCCATAACCATTCTCATCAAGCTTTCTTGGTCAAATGGAACGCCATAATCTCTCGCGTAATATGGCTCAAGAATTTTCTGTTCCTCTTTCGTTAGCCCTTCTCTATCCATTTCATCATACCAAAGCTTTGGATTATTTTTGAAACGAATATATCTATCAAACGGGCGTTCTTGGCCTTCTGGCGCGACTAGTCGCATTAGACCGTTCGCCGCGCACATCTCAATTGGGTTTCTTGGCTTTATTGCTTGAACTGTTTGAAGGCCAATTGCTGTGTTGAATTGAAATACGTCTTGAACTTCGCCATTTTCAAGCGCTTCCCATATACGAAGATTTTTCAAGTCAAGGACTTGGGGGTGAAGATATTTATTATAAATTTCTCTAAGCGAATTACATTCAGAGAAGTATCCATTTTGCCGGAGAAGATTTAGTGCGACAGTAATCTTGTCGCAGATTTCTGTAACGAGAAAATCAAATTTTGTTCCGCCCAATTTCTCTTCCATGTGGAGGTCAAACTGCGTAGTGATATCACCACCAGGGCTTTTCATTAGCGCGCTTGTTTCAAACGGAGAATTGTTATAAAAGATAACACCTGAAGCATGGACACCACGTCGGACAATTAGATTTTCAATTCCAAGGGCAATTTCTTTTAGACCAGGATAATTCTCAAATTGAGAGCAGAATTCTCGAATTGGTTTCCTCCCTTTTTCTTCGTTTCCTTCAAAGCACTCTGTAAGGCTCCAAGTGATGCCTCGCTCTGAAGGAATAAGGCCAGAAAGGTAAAGTGAAATATCACTGTCAATTCCTTTTGGATATTCTTTTGAGCGATAGCCGCGGCAGGCTGTTGCTACAGCTGCCCGCGCGGAGGTTGTCCCGAAGGTTGCTACTTGGGCGACATTTAGTTCTCCTCGTTTTTCTCTTAGTTTTTTGAAAACTAGAGGACGTTTCGACGGAGACAAATCTTGGTCAATATCACTAAAATTGGACTATCTCTTTTATTCTTAGCCTCATAAGAGCGGTTATCCGCTAAGAATAAGATTGCGCTACGGGGTGGTGCTTATCTCCACCCCTCTCGAACATAAGTTCAGTTAGTCTCTACACTTTTTTCAATTACATAATATCCATAGGCTTTTCCTTTATCAGAAAAAAGTTTTACGCTAATATCTCGAATATTTTCTTTGATATATCTCGCAGCATCTTTTTTAGTTTTGAATGTTCCTATATAAACATCTTGAGGAGAGTATAAGTCCCATTCTGCTTTTATCCGTTGAGCACAAATTTCTCTACGAATATCATTATCGGGAACAATATAATAACCTTTTGACTTATGATATTTTTGCATACCGGTTTTGCTACATCCAAAATTTTTTGATGCATATTCACTTGCTTCTCTGATAGAAGGAAATTCTCCAATAAGGCTCCCATCATTCTTATAAAGAATTGTATGTGACCGAAGTCCATTTAGGCTCCCTTTATCGACTTCTTGTTTTTCAACGTTCATTTTTCGCGTACACCATTGTAGATTTTCAAGTTTATTATTTTGAACATTATTATCTTTATGGTCAATTTCAGGATAATTATTTGGATTATCAAGCCAAGTCAAAGCCACTAATCTGTGAACTAATTTATTATAACAATGTCCATTTAGAGACAAGCCTACCATCAAATAATTATTATTCGCTCCAGTATAAGGAATAAGAACTCGTTGTGGCTCAACTGTAATTTGATGAGAACCTTTTATATAATGGCTATAGATGTTTCCTTCTTTATCACAGCTATAGGCATGACCCGTTCCGGGGATAAATTTTCTTTCCATTTCTTCACCTCCTATTTTATATAATATAAATTGGATAATGTAATTGAAACTTAGCACGGTGTTATCCTCGCGAGTAGTCGCTATGGTCTTCACCGTTAGCCGTATTTTATACGACACCTCCGAGCGGAGTTCACAATCATTTTTAGAACTGCTTGATATTGTTAGGCAGTTCCGCTCTATCTTTGTTCAAAAATCTAAAGTAAGGAAAATTATATTCAATAGGGTCGAGTTGAGTAATCCCAAGAAGATAATTTGAGAGGAATGAGCCAGAACTGCCGCGACCTGGTCCAGTAATTGAACCACATTCCCAGAAAGTATCAATAAAATCTTTGAAAGTATTGAAATATGAGAACAGACAATTCCCTAGTTTATGGCTGATATGACAAAGAATATCAGCTTCTAATTCAAGGCGTTCCCAATGTTCCTTATCTCCAATTTTCTTCTTTTCCATGGCAGAAATACAAGAATTTACCCATTCTCTTTCTTGGGAGTTTTCGCTTTTTCTCAATTCAAAAAGATGGGGGTAATCTCTAAGACTTTCATCTACGATAGGAGGGAGTGGATGAACTTCTGTTTCTGGAATAATTGGATTATGAAAAATTTCATAAGTTCCAATCTTATTCATAATTTCAAGAGAATTTTGGCACATTTCTTCAAATTCTTCTTTTGAAAAAACATCTTTCAAATTCTCATAAGCCTCTTTATCAGACATAAAATGCGCGTCATGATAAAAACTATCAACTTCACGTTCACCATCTTTTGAGTTGAGAAAAGCCTTATGAATTTCCCGATATTCAGAAGTAAGATAGTGGGCATCAGTTCCCATAACAATTTTTAGGCCATAGAATTTGGCAATGGGTTTTACTCGACGGTTGAAACGCTTTTGATCAGATGAGACGCCTGGAGCAATTTCAATATAAAAATCGTCATGAAAAAGTGAAATACACCATCGAATGAACTTATCAATTTCAATTTTCTTTTCGAGGATTAGTTCTTTATCATTTTGCTTCTCGGCGTCATCAAGCGCGAGAACAAGAGCATCTAACTCTGAGCCAAGACAGGCACTGTCTGCCACAAGAGAGTTTGGAAAACGCTTTACAACTTCTTCTAGCTCAGTCTTCAGTGTTGGGACGCGCTCCATTCTCCTCTCCGTATAACCCTTGAGCCAAGCCTGAGATGAAAGCTCACGGAGCGCACGATGACCTTCTGTATTCTTAGCAATCAAGAGAAAGTGCCAATATTTTTGTTTTGGTTCTCTAGTCTCCGTAAGATAAATTTCATTGCCAAGTGCACATTTGAAATTTTCGGCAATAAGGTTTTTCTCTTTTAGTTCTTGCTCTAGTTGAAGCCATTCAACATGGCCACAAAGAGCTTCATGGTCAGTTAGCGCGAGGCCAGCGTATCCAAGTTTTGAGGCAGTTAGTATCATGTCACGTGGTTTATTGATACTATCAATTAGACGGATATTTGAGTAATGAGAGTGGCTGTGCGTTTCAAATCTCATTACTTTTCATCACCTTCCTTTCCAATTTTCTTACTTTATTATATTACAAATTTCTCTAAAAAGCAAATCTACTATCTTCAATCTCCAAATCAGTTATGAAGATTTGGGGGGTCGTTTTACCTCCCCATTCGTTTAGATTTGGCTTGCCGACCAAAGTAATATCCATATCACCTGGAAAGTCTTTTAGCTCTCTAATCAAATCTTTCGCGCGGAACTTTACATAAGTAATTCCATTCTTCTCAATTCGCAAAGTGTCTAAATTCTTTCCAATAATTTTTACATCATTCTGAGACACATTCAAATTGGTGATTGCCATAACTGGTTCTTCATTTTGTTGCCCATAAACTTGCTCAATTGCGCAAAGCTCTTCAATGGCTTCTTCAATTTTTGGATTGTTCGCGTGCATCACAAAATCTACGTCATAGTAATTTTCGCCGAAATCAATTTTCGAGAGTTCCTTATTGGCGATTTCATGAAAAGTAGAAAGATTACGGTCGAGAATACTCACCCCCAGAGCTTGATCGTGGCCAAGCGTATACTCAAATAGTTTAGTACTAGCCATGAAGTTTTTGAAAGATTTTAGTTCTGTATTTCCAGGCGCGCGAGCACTACCCCGAATATATCCCTCATCGTTGAGACGAGCTACGATTGTAGGCCGTTTATACTTCGATGCGATACTCATTGCCACTAATCCATTTAGCTCTGCGGGGAATACATCATCGTCGTCTAGCCGAATGAAGAGAACTTGGTTGGATAATAAGTCTTTTTTGAAAATTTTGGTTTCAAGTTTTTCAACCATTTGCTCTTTCATTTTATCTTGGTGAGACTTAGCGTTCACGCACTCGCGCGTGCTTTCAATACAAAGGCGCTCTTTTGTGCCTTTTGCACCCCGCTTATGACAATCAACCATTACCTCCGGCATTACAAAAGATAGATATAAGCGTTCTTTCTCATCCATTGACCCAACTCTAATCATAGCATTGATTAGCGGCACAATATAGAAAGCAACTGTGGTTGGAGTAATCTTACCACCCATTGAATAATCTTGCTTCTCAAGCAAAGTCCTAAACATTTTATTTTTGATATTTTTGAAGCCAGTTTGAACGAGATATTGATTTTCAACCTCTAACATTGACATCATGTCTGCGACAATACCTAAAGCGCATAAATCAATATATTCCCAAGCAAGGTCTTTTATAAAAAAGTCATCAAGGGCGCGGCACAGCTGCCAAGTGACACCAGCTCCACATAAATCTTTATTCTTATAATTAGGTGAAGTTTGATTATTTACTAAAATCATATTTGAAGGAATAATTGTATTCTCTTCCTTGATATGGTGGTCCACGCACAATACCGGACAACTAAAATGGGAAATATATTCACCATCATTTGTGGCGCTATCTGGTGCAATAATTATACTCCAATCTTTATCTTCTAACTGTTCCATCAAATCAGAAAAGCCATGCTGTTTTCCAGAATGAATAAAGTATTGAATTTCTTTTTCTGGATTTAGCCTTTTCAAATATTGATAGATAATGGCAGATGATGTCGCGCCATCAACGTCACAATCAGCAATTAGCGCATATGGACGCACATCATTGATTGTTAGCTCTATCGCTTTCACTGCTCTTTCAATATTTTCTAAGTCGCGCCAGCTTTGAAGGCAACTTTCGTCTGGATGACAAAACTCTTGAATGTCTTGGACTCCTCTCGCGCGAAGTAGGTTTTCTCCAAAATTTTCTTTTATTTCTGGATTTTTTAGTCGATATCTCATTACACTTTTACTCTCTCCTTTATCAGTTGACGAAAGACTTCTTCTCCTTCATCAGCTGGGCTGTCTTTCTTTTTTGTTATATTTTTTCTATCATAAACAAAAGAAAATCTACAATAATTTTTATATTTATTACAAATCTTCCAAAGTTTTTCAAAATATTCTGTGCTTCCTTCTTTTTCTTCGTTATCCAAACAAAGAATAATTTCTCTTGGGCGCGCGAACCGCATCAAAAGGTCAACTTGGTATTTATTGAACTGACTGCCACAAATGGCCACCGCACAATTCGGTGTAGAAAAATTTTCAGAAAGAAGTACAGATTTTTCCGCTTCAAACACATAACAAATGCCTCTTTCTTCAATATTTTTCCTATTCTGAAAAAGTCCATATAAATTGAAAGACAGAGGATGGGAATACCAAGTATTTTCTACCTGAATCGGCATATATTTACCAACATTTTCAACTTCCCACTCATCGAGCGCGCGCCCTCTAATTCCAACTAATTTTCCATTTACATCAAAATGAGGAATAATAATTTTATTCTGAATTGGTGAATAAAGTATCCCATACTTATCCATTGTTTGTGCCGTAATTCCTTCTTCCAACCATTCAACTGGATAATAATGTTGAAAAGTTTCAAGAACCCTAGAAGAAAATTCTGGAAGTTCACGTCGGAGTTTTTGTCCGACATACTTATCCTTATTACTTTTATATTTTGTTTTTAGTTCTTTTTCCTCGGCAAAGTAAGATTGGTTATAGCTTTGGATAAAACTATAAATATCTTGATACCAATCAAAGACTACTTCACGTGCCTCATACCAATGTTCAACAAATTGAAATATTGACATGGCGCCACATGAACTATAGCAGTAAAAAAGATGAGTATTTTTATAATAATAAAGTTTCCAAGAGGCCTCGTCTACATTTAGGTTGTGACAAGCTGTTTTACAAAGTAAAAAGTCTCCTTTATCAATCCAAGGAACTTCTAACTTATCTAAAATTTTTTCAATATCCTCTGGTTCAAGACTTTCAATTATTTCTTTATAATTGATTGCCATCAGGTCTTTCCTTTCTTGTTGATTTCTTTTAAGAACTCTTCATCTTCTTTTGAAAGTTCCCAATTTACGAGTCCGCGCGCCTCATCTTCTGTGAGTTCTGGTATAGGTCGCATATAACGGTCTGTTGCAAAAAGATCGCGTTTGCGAAGCGTTCCAGCATTGAATTGGCTCCAAATTCTAACCTGTGTCCATCGACCAGAACGAACTTTGAAAACATCCGTTACCATATCTGGAATAATACCTTGGTCAAGAACTCCATCTTGGTTGAGAATTTCAATTTCGTCTTTTGTCGGTCGTGCACAGATTACACCGTTATCTGCTTTGTTGATGGTTGCTCGACCGCCAGCAAGAGAAGCTTCGTTTCGTATATCAGTATTATCATCAGCTTTTGCATTGACTTGAGTTGAAGTAAAGACGCAGACATTTTGTTCAATTGCGAGGTCTTTGAGAGCAGTAGTCATAAGTAAAAGCAGTTCATCATTACGCAAGGAGTGCCCACGAAATTCTTCAAGCAGTTTTGGAGAAATAAAAATATAATCATAAAATACATATCGACTTCCATAAAGAATTACCTGTTCACGCACCATGTTTTTGATTTGTTCAATTGATGGGTCGGGAATTCTCATCAACTTCAATGTCTTATAATGTTTGATAATCTTGCGCGCAGTCTCTATCCTCTCTAATTCGTCTTTTGAAAAATCTCCGTAACGGAATCTACTTCTTTCAATTCCGGTCAAATATCCTAGAACCATTTGAATAATTTGTTCTGGCTTTTGCTCTGTCATTATGAAAAGAACTGGTTCTGTGTTACCTACTCTAACCCATTTTCTTTTATAGTCATCATAATAAAAAGGGAACGCTAATCGACAAGCATCAGCTACAGCCTGCGCGCTCTTGCCTCCACCACTTCCACTACTACGGATAGTTAGTGCACCAAGTTCTGCACCATTTATAATATGAGAAAAAATATCTCCGTTTACTGGAAGACCAATTCCCTCTGAAGCTCCGAAACTATCAATTACGTCATCTACTTCTTCTTCTAGGTTCCATGACTGTATTTCGTCATTTTCGCTATAATTTTGTTCTAGCTTTAGAATTTTAGACTTAACCTTTTGAAGGATTTTTTCAATTGTTAATTCTTCAAAGTTCTTGTTGACTTCAAAGGCTTCTGGTTTTGTTTCATCTTCAATAAAAAACTCACTGGTGTCAACGCCCATTTTTTGAAGAGAATTCAATAAGCTAATCTTTTTTAGACGACGATAATAAAGAAGAAAATTATCTTCGTCTGTATAGTATTGCGCGTCTTGGAGATATTCGATACCATGAGCCGTTTCAAAAGTAATGCGTGCAGACGCATTATTTTTTAGATAACCTTCAATATCAATAGGAGCAATACGTGTCGCGCCATTTCGGTAAAGACCGTCAATTGCGGCAAAAATATATTTATCAAGTTTTGTTTGAAAGTCATCTGGAGTTAGTATATATTTGTCTGTATGGCTAAGATATTGGGGTTTTGCCATAAGTGCGCCGAGAACTTGAAGCACTGTATTTTTATCTGTCATCCAATATCCTCCAAATTCCATTTTGATTTCACTTGAACTTTTTCTTTTTTGACTGTTCGAGAAGGGGCTTTTGTGCGGAGCTCTTCACGTTTTTTGATTTCTTCTTCAATAGAAGCAACGATTCCACGATTTTCTTGTTCTTTTCGCGACCAATATTCGGTAGATTTGGCGTAGACATATGGAATAATTCCAAGGCCGCCATAGCTTTTCTCCCTATCTCCACCTTGAATTTCATAAAAATATTTCAAAGCAAAATAACATCCTTTATATGTCCCTTTTTTCTCTGATTTGATAAAGCTTTTGAAGAAAGCTTCGCATTTGAAAAAATCATATTTGATTTTTAGGTCGTGCGCGAGATAGTCATAAATACGATCGCGCCATTGATCGTCCTCATTTAGATTCGCTTTCTTCCAATTGTCATAACAAGTTTTATGATAATAATAATTCTTTGCGGGCATCACATAGATGGTGTCTAATCCATCAAGTTGGGCATCAAAGTATTGCCCACATAGTCGGCATTTGACTTCGTGTTTCACTCTATCAACTCCAATTCTTTTCCTTTCTAATATTATATCATAAATTTCGTAAAAATACAAATTCAGAGGCATAGTCTTACACTATGCCTCTGAACACATATCTATTTAGTTCATGCTGTCACGCAGGTCGCGCAAGTCAAGAAGAGCGAGGTATAACAAATCAACTTGGTCTTCAGTAACTTCTGAGAGTTTTATCTTTCGACCAAAAATCATTTCAACTTTCTTTGACATCGTCCGAGCAATATCTGTCTTATCTTCATCTGTTTGTGCGTTATTGACAAGAGAGGTCCAGATTTCACGAGCCTCGCTCATAGTAGCGTTGAAGTCGTGCTTTTCATTGGCAATAATTGGAGCATTGTCAACAACACGTGCGCCATTCTTTTCTTCCATATCAATTGCATCAGCCAAAGCTTTTTCAAACTCATGGAAGCCAAAGGGAATACGTGGCGATAAAAAACGGAAACGACTTCCTGCTGTAACCGTCGGGGTAGAGCGAGTTTGTATCCAGCGCTCACTTTCACCCTTCTCATTCCATGTCTGCGTGATAATCGCGATGACATCGACGAGGCTATTGACGATTTTTAAACAACGGTTATTAAGGTCAGGCTTCGCACTAATAAGCTTGCCCTCCTCGTCATAAGTCTCTTTCAAGTGACACGTCATAAGAAGGCCATACCGCATCATAGTAATTTTGCGGAGGGAATTTTCAAATTCTTTCGACAGTTGAGCATATCCCCCGCCATAGGGGATGTCCCCAATCTTAGATACTCCATTTTGCGCACAAACAAATTGTTCACACAAATCAAACAATATGCCAATAGTATCAATGCAAATCGTCTGATATAGTTCTTTTGCTTGCGGTTTTTCAAGCTGTCGAAGAACAAGTTTCCACTCGCTCCAAGTAGTAACTGGCTGAACCATCGCATTGCCTTGAGCGTTGGTTCCAATCTCAGTCGCTATGATAAGCGCTTTATCGCTCTGACAGCAAAATTCCGTTTTACCTATCTTCAATTATGTTATCGTAAGGGCTTTTTATCCCTTACTTCTTATACTTCGTTTCGTATAAGTTCAGCATATCTTTTCACCCGCTATTGTGCGGGGACGCGGCCTCTTGGATGGATTATATCTTTTCACCATCTATGCGTTGCGGCTGGGCTGACTTTGCCAGTCCTTCGCCTCTGATTAGCGTCTCAGCTTTCCAGTTTTTCTCCGCGTTTCTCTATTGATTGTTACCAATCAACCGCCCCAGACTATGGCCGAAGGCGCGCCTGCTAAGAGCAGATATTTGCCACGAAGATCCCTCGAAATAACATTCGGTTGTAAAGAAAGAATATCAATACCCATTCCCCTTACCTCCTAAAATTAGAAGCCTAGGTCGGCTCCGACATTAGAAAGGGAACTAGTTTGTGCAGGAGCCTTATGAGCACTCTTCTTACCCGCATCTGCCTTCATCTGGTCAAGACGAGCCTTGCGTTCGCGCATTGCCTGAACAAGGTCATCCATGTCATATGCGGCATCACCCTCAAACGGCTCCTGAGAACCAGCAATTACAACCAGCTCCTTTACAGAAGTGGTCTTCATACGCTCCTGCGGCTCACCAAAACCAATCTGCTCAATAATCTTCTCAGTCGTAGAGAAGAAGTTGAGACGAACCGTTGCCTTAAAAGTCTTATCGGTCTCCCAATACTGCTCGATTGCCGCAACGACATTGGGATTGGTGGCATGAAGCTTCATAATATCGACCTTTCCGCCATACTGTGGGATGATAGCAGTAATCTCAAGCTTCTTAGGGTCAAGTTCAACGCCCTGCTCATCAACCATTGGCTTGATACTAGAAATAGCAAACATAATAGTAAATTCACAAGATGGCTTGAATTCGCCGGCCGCCTTATTTACAAAGGAAGCTTTGACACAAGGAGTAGATACAAAACGTCCTTCTTGAGTGTAGAACTCATTCATCTTAAGAGTCGCGCCAGTGATACGAACACGATCAGCCTCTTCTCTGCCAACTGCGGCAACAGACTTATACTCCTTCATTACAGTTTCAATACTCGTATAAGCAGGATTCAAGGTGACGCCATCCTTCTTATACTTCTGAGAATAAAGAGAAACTGGAATCTGATAAGTGACAGGTACTCCGTTGACTTCCTTGTCAACTTCAACGGTAATCTCACCGCCGACAGTATCAACCTTCTGCCCATTCTTATCAAAAGAGCCATACTTTAGATTTGTCTCTAGTAAAATACCTTCAATCTTACCTCTATTTTCAGCTTGCTTTAGCATTTATTTTTTCTCCTTTTCAATTATTATATTTGGCTCTTCAAATGGCGAGGCCAATAATAGCCTCGCCTATATGAATTCAATTTACTCTGCGTCGTCAGAAGGGACGAAAGTCTTGCCAGCGTCCGTTAGAATAGCATATGCGACTGGCTTCTCGGCGCCCTCAACCTCTTCCTTCTCACGAACAACAAGACCCTTCTTGGTAAGGTCAAGAATGTTCGCGCCAACAGAACGAGCGGAGCGACCAGTAGCGTTAGCTAGCTCATCAATAGACACCTTGCCGCCATTATTCTTTAGATACTCAAAAACAATTTGACTCTTTTCAGTTAGCTTCATAATAACAATTTACTCCTTTTTTATTATAAAAATATATATTATAAATGAGCTTATGCCTCATTTATTTCCGTAATTATATTATAAACAATTTCTTCTAATTTGTCAAAATCTTTATAAGAAATTATATATAATTTTATTTGAAATTTTTCACAAATTTCTTTTTTCTCTTTATCTCTACGTTGAGTTTTTAGAAAAAGTTCTTTGTTATTCCAACCTTTTCCTTCACTACGATAATTATAATGTTGCTCTCCATTATATTCAATTAAGCACAATAATTTATCATTATCATCAAAAATTGCAAAATCATAATGAGGAAGGTAATTTGTGGAAAATCTAAAACGTTTTTCGGTATATTGAGGATGAAAATTTACTTTGTATTTTTGTAGAAGTGAAGAAATTTTTTCTTCACCTTTTGATTTCAAGCACCCGCATGAACAAACATAGCCTCTTCTTAGATTAGAACTTTCTGCTAAATGAATATTACCACAATCACATTGGCATTTCCAATAAGGGCTATTTCTTTTAGTATGTTCTGGAGCTGGTGCTCTTTCTAAAACAACTAATCGTCCAAAACGTTGACCTGTCAAATCAATAAGATTGCTTTTTCCAACTTCAGCACATCGCTTTCTCTTTATATCACATTCACCACAAGAAACGATTTGACCTTGCCGTAATGCGTCTCCAGTAACTGTTTTTGTTCTTCCACATTTACACCGACATCTCCAAGCAGCTTTTCCGCAAATAGAGCCATCTCTTTCTAAAACAGTCAAAGCTTCGTAAGTATTACCTGTTTCATCTTTTACCTTCATTTTATCCTCCCGAAGAATAAATATAAATATAAATAGCAGCTTATGTTCGGGCATATTACTCGTTGGGTAATTACTCCAACGCTCCCTGCTATTTTATTATAAACGAGACGCTGTCTCATTTATTCCATGTCAAATAAGTTGTCTCTCAACTCATTTTGTAATAATATTATACTCAAAATTCAAAAGAAAATCAAGAATTCAATCCAACTAAATTCTGAATTTTTTCTTTATCTTTCAATTTCATTACCTTCACGCCCATCGTTGCGCGCGATAGTAAAGGGATTTCATTTATCTTTAGCCGAATTTGAGAAGCATTAGAGACTACCAAAACTTCTTTATCATCAACCAGCAACAAGAAATCACAAAGTTTATCTGATTGCTGAATTGATTTTCCTTTTGTCGCGCGACCTGTCAACCCAAATTCTCCAATTGAAGTTCGTTTTGCTGAACCATCTTCAGAAATTGATAAAATCTCTTTAGTCCCTTTTGGAATAACTCGCGCGGAAACAACATAGTCTCCTTCATTGAGCTTCATTCCTACAACGCCGCGCGTGACTCGTCCAATCGGACGAATATCAGAAGCGGAAATCATAATAAAGTTGCCAGAGTGGGACAAGACTCCAATATTTTCATCTCTTAAAATCAAAACAGAGACAATTGTATCATTTTCGTCGAGTTTTATTGCCTGCGCGCCATTACCTCTTTTTAGGTTATACTCAGACAAAGAAGATTTCTTCAAAATTCCATTCTTTGTAATAAAGACGATGTTAGAGGCTTGTTGTTCTTTCGATAAAATGACACTCGCGCGCACTTGTTCATCTGACTGAAAAGATACAAATGTATTTAGGTATTGCTTTTCACCAACTGAAAAATCGCCCATCTTCATTACATAAAAACGGCCCTTATCAGTAAAGAATAGGATTTCATTTGTATTTTCTCCAACAAGCGTATCAACAACATATTCACTTTTATCGAGTTTGAATTTTTGGCCGACGCCGTTGCGCCGTTGAGAATAAAGGGTTGATGTTTCACTTATGAAAACCGCACCGTCGTTTGTAAAAGAAAGAGCTAGTTGCTTACGTTCGATTGTTTCTTCTTCATTAGAAATATTCAAAATTTTCGTGCGGCGTGCGTCACCAAACTTATTGGCTACTTCGCGCAGCCCTTTTTCGATTTCTTTCTTCAAAAGATTTTCATCGAAAAGAATAGCTTCAATACGCGCGAGTTCCTTCTCTAGCTCGGTCTTTTCACTCGTCAGCTTAGAAACATCAAGATGGGTAAGACGAGAGAGTTTTAGGTCAAGAATTGCTTTTGCTTGTGTTTCATCAATACCTAATAGGTGCTGAAGTCCAATCGACGCATTTTTTGTATCAGCCGATTGCTTAATAGTTTTAACTACTTCGTCAATCATTGAAATCGCTTTGATAAGTGCTTCAAGAATATGAAGTCGCGCACGAATTTTGCGCCTATCAAACTGAAAACAATTTATATAAACAGTTTTCTCGTGGTCGAGATGTGATTGGAATAGCGCACGTTGCCCCATCACAACAGGGTAGAGGCCCTTATCAAGGACAGTCATATTGATGGCAAAGAAAGTTTCAAGAGAAGTATTCTTATAAAGATATTTCAAAACTTTCTCAGGAGAAGCACCTTTTGAGAGGAAAATTCTCAAATCTGCGCGCTCACCAGTATAGTCAGCAAAATCACGAATGCCGCAGTTTTCATCTTCTTCAATTAGATTTGCCAGTTCCTTACAGATAGTATTTGTAAAAGTTGAATACGGCATTTCTTTAACAATAAAACATCTATCTTTTGGTTCCCATTCAATGCTCGCGCGCACTTTACACGCAGAACCATTTCCAGCCAAAAGGCTTTTTCTAACTTCATCTTTATTTAGAAGTGTCGCGCCTGTTGGAAAGTCTGGATAACAAAGAATTTCATCATCTGAAATATTGGGGTTCCAAAGAAGCTTTATCATTGCTTCATTAGTTTCTCTAAGGTTGAGCGGGGGCAAACTACTTGACATACCACTGCCAATTGAAATACAACCATTGACGCCATTCCAAAAGCCCTTCGCGGGAAGCACTTTTGGGAATTTTCCTTCCATATCATAAGTGTCTTCCCATTCATCAATAATTCCTTTTTCCAAGTCTTTCAAAAGTTGATATGCGATTTCAGACCCGCGTAGCTCAACATAACGGTCAGCAGAATGGTCATTTGGGTTCATCAAAGTACCATAGTTACCATTAGCTTCTTGGAGAGGAACTCGATAAGCAAAAGGTTTAGCCATACGAATAAGTGTGCCATATGCAGAGGCCGGGCCATGTGTGTAACTAAAGCTAGTAGCCTGCGCGACTGACTTTGCTGCCTTTTTGAAAGGCTTATCATAAGTGAGCCTTGCGAGGTATTGCGCATGAAGAAGCTTTCGCGCGCCCCACTTACAGCCATCGCGCGCGTCAGGTAGCGCGCGGCGTTGGAGATTATAGCCAGCAAAATCGAGAAAATCTTCCTCAAAGACTTCCTGTGCGTCTCTATCAATAAAATCTACCACTATAATCCTCCTTATTCACAAATATTTGAAAAATCAACATTTTTCATAATAAATTGCTTTCTTTCTTCTACGTTTGGCCCCATCAGCATATTCATCATTTCTGAATATCTTTCAAAGTCCTCAATTTGAACGCGTTCCCATCTGCGTTGAGCGCCGAAAACACTTTCCTTTGTTTCTTGAGGCGTATTCTCACCAATACCTTTTTTACGACTAATTTCTTTTGGTTTTCCATTTTTCTTTAGAAGCATATCTCTTTCTTCTTCACTGAAAGCATAGAGCGTCTTATCTTTATAACGTAAAACAAAAAGAGGCATTTTCATTCTAAACAAACGTCCCTCCTTTATAAATTGAGGACACATATAGAAGAAAAGTGTTGTAATTAGATTTGAAATTGATGCGCCGTCAACGTCAGCATCAGAAGCACAAGCAACATACTGGTAACGAAGCTTTTTCGAGTTATAGTTATTAAAGAAGCCGCAGCCTAGCGCAGAAAAAATTGCTTTGACTTCCTCATTCTGTAGAATTTTTTCTTGGTCATGCTTCAGAGCAGAAATGATTTTACCTCGGATGGGGAGAAGGGCTACTCGATCAATGGGCCGACCTTGCGCGAGTGCGCCAAGAGCACTATCGCCCTCTGTTATAGCTAGAATTGAACCGTTCTCTGGCCCATGAATTTGGCAGTCCTTCAACTTGTCGGCAAGAATTGCACGTTTTTTCTTTTCGTTGTTGATTTCTTTTTCTGTTTCTAAGACTTGACGGCGCGCGCGTTCCGCGGCCACATCAGCTTTTACTTCTTTCAAAAGTAAGTCCAAAATTTTCTGAAATTCATCAGAATGTTTCCGTTCAAAATCTTCAAGCATTTGTGTGGTCGCGCGCTGACAAAGGCCTCTAAGCTCAGGCGTATTTACTTTCGTCTTAGTTTGATTAGCAAAAGAAGGATTTGGCACTTTACAACTGACAGCATAAAGTAAACCTTTGCGCAAAGTGTCAGGAGAACCTTCTCCTTTGATTTTCTTCTTGAAGAAGTTTGTCAAAGCTGTTTTTACACCAGTTAGAGATGTTCCGCCATTTGAATTTTCAAGTCCATTCGTAAAGGTAAAAGAAGTTTCAGCGCGGCTGTCTGTCCATTCCATTACGATTTCAGCTTCAATTTGGTCTTCTTTTAGAACAATATGAAGTGGAGTTTTGTGAATCGTTTTCGCGCCACTATTTTTGAAAAAATCAAGTAAACCATTTTTAGATTGGTACTCTATTTTTTCACCTGTCAAATCATTATTGAGAATAAAAACAATCTGAGGATAAAGATATGACCAATCACGGCACATTTTTTTAATATCTTCAAATTTTATTGAAATTGGCTCAAGATGATATACTTCTTGAGATGGAATAAAAGAAACAATTGTTCCATGATATTTTGAATCAGTGGGAGAAATTGTAAAACTTTCTTTGATACCTTTTTCTAGACGGAGATAAGCCGCTTGCCCATCACGGGTACTCCACACTTCAAAGACATCACTAGTGAGAGCAGTGCCCTTCGCTCCAATCTTTGTGTTCAGTATAGCTCGCTACACTATACCCGCGCCATGACGCGCAGCTCTATGTCTCCATAGAGAACAGACTATATCTTCACCCCTTATTGGGGGACTCCTTTTTTGAAGCGCTTGCTTCTACTCTACTTGATATAATTTTAGAAAGATTGATATTTAATATCCTTTCAATATCAATATTTTCATTTTCTAAAATCATTCGTTCGATAGTCGTTGAACGTTCGTCTAATTCATAATTATTGTCTCTCATTTTTTGAACTCGAAATAAAATAGCTTTCTTAAGAGCAGATTTTATAGAGTCAAGGTCATTAAGATTAAAGGAAAAATTCTTTGTTTTCTGCTTTGCCCTTGGCTTATTATCTCTTTTATCGATAATTGGTTCTCCTTCACTCCACCTGGCTCTAAACCGATAAGTACGATATTTTTTGTTTATTTCCAGTCCAATACCTGAAAAATTTACGCAATTATTTTTTGTTGTACTCTGATTTCTCTTGTTTAAAGATGTTGTAATAAGTCGTAAATTTTCTTTTCTATTATCTAAGCCATTTCTGTTGATGTGATCAACAACTAATTTTGGCTTTTCATTTGGCAACATTCCTAAAATCCACCTGTGCATTTTTCCATATTTATCATGTTGAGCATAGTCCGTATTTGGATTATGACATTCCTTTTTAGATAAATACCAGCCTGTTTTAGGAATCCTTTCATAGTCTTCGTCATCTAATAAGACTACTGCACCGCATTTTAGAACTAATTCTTTCATAATATCACCTTTTTCTATAATATTATGAATTAGACGCTTCGCTGCTGATTATCCAATTTGGATTTTCCAGCAATTTAAGAGTTTTTAGAACGGCTATGGGTGGGTTAACCGTTCAATCCCGCCACGTTCTGATAAACTTTATCAGAAAATTTGCCGCCAGAATGTGGCATCGTATAAATGGCTTCAAGGGCTTCTGTGCCATCCTCACGCTTACCAAATGGCGCGCCGCGTCCATTATCGCGGATTTTAACTCGATTATTTTTAGAAAGAGTGACTTCAATTTCATTACCATACCCCATAGTCGCTTCATCTATGGAATTCGTAATAATTTCACGAATACATTGAAGAACACCCTGATTATCTTCACTACCCATATACATTGCCGCGCGCGAGCGTATTGCGTCGCGAAATGAGAGTGTTTCTATCGAATTAGCATCGTAACTCATTCATCTTCCTCCAAAATTTGATATCCTTCAAATTTATCGTGATACATCGGATAATAGAATTTATCATCAAAGAAGTAACCAACAATTTTAAGCGGTGGGATGGTATTTGGAAAAACAACTAAACCCAAGGGATATTTTTCTTTCGCTTCTTCTAACGTAACAAACTTTCTCATCTTATTCTCCTTTCTATTCATTTTTCTTTTAGTATATCATATTTTAGAGAAAAAATCAAATTCTCCTATACTCATTATAAATGCGCGCGTCGCGCTCGTGCGTAATCTAAATTTATCCAAAAATCAAATTTTTATTTGTAAAAATTTGAAAAAGCACTAAAAATGAGGTATAATATAGATAGAAACTAGAAAGAAGGTGAAAATGTGAAAAAAGATATGATAATTCGTTTTATGCTTGATGCAGAGTTAGACACACGAATTCGCGAATATTGTGAAGAAAATGATATGAAGATTAGTTATTTTTTGAGAGTAGCCGCACGCGAGTATATGAAAAATCATCCAAGTGAAGAGGAGTAAGCATGAAAGACTATCTTTTGATTGATAAAAAAGAATATTTGAGAATGAATGAAGTTCGAGAGCGTTTTGGAGATGACTATGCTATTGGCTTTGCCTTTGATCTTCTTGATAGTGCTTTTGAAAAATTAGAAAAGCAAAAAAAAGAAAAAGAAAAAGTCTTCGAATGTTATAGCATCGGCCTTTCAAACTTTCTAACTAAAAAGGGTTTCCAAATTATTGGAACTCGTCCTAATACAAAAAATCCAAATTGGGATGTTTGGCTTTTTGAACGGACGCCAGATATTGAACGCGCGCAGTCTGAGTATTCTCACCGCAAGAACTAAGGGGTGAAGACTGTGAGTGTTCCAAATCAAAAAATTATTAGAATACAACGAAAAAAATATCAGAAAAATTTCCTTCAAATAGGAAGCGATGAATGGCACGAAGCTGTCAACAATCTTCGGCCCTCGGCGTTTACTATTTATTTATATTTAGCAGATAATCGAGATGGCTTTCTACTTGAGATGAGTGCGGTTACAATTGAAAAACTTTTTGGGATAAAAAAGTCATCATATCATAATGCCCTCAAGGAATTAGAAGAAAAAGGTTATTTACAAAAAGAGCAGGGAAACACCTACTCCTTTTCAAGCTCACCGAACTCCAAAAAATTGGAGTCTAGGACAGAGAACTCCAAAAAATTGGAGTACCCATCTGTGGCAACTCCAAAAAATTACTATAGGGAACTCCAAAAAATTACTATAGGTTCTCCAAAAAATTACTATAGGGAACTCCAAAATTTTGATATAGAAACAGATAATACAGATAATACAGATAATACAGATATTGAAAAGGAAAAATTGGAAGCCCGATTTGGAAAAGATGGCTCGCTCCTCAAAGGAGAAGGATGGATTGATACTTATATCCCTAATTTTTATGACTTCGCGCGCGAGAAGCAGATTGAAGCGCTTTCTACTACTTCAATTTTTGATTTGACTGCTTCTCAAGCGGAATATGTAGTTGATAAAATTTTGAATTAGAATTCTATCCTTTTTGGCATAACATCATGATATACCACACCACGAACTCGAAAGGAGCTAAAATGGAAGATATTGAAAAGCGCGAACAGCTAATCAAAGGTTACGAAGGTCAGATTCGTTATCTTCAAAAGCGTATTCAAAAAAACGCAAATAACAAAGCAAAAAATCGACGTACAAAGCGCGATCCTGACAAAGATACTGCACATTGCTACTTACTCATCGAAAAATGGCAAGAGCGTATTGACAAATGTAAAAATGGAGAACCGCTTGACTTTCTTGGTAAATCACTACTCTAAGGAGAAAAAAATATGACAAAATATGAAATTTACGATACAATCATTTCACGCGCGATTATCAACCTAATTAGTCTCGCGCGCCGACATAACAATGAAATAATCCTCAAAAATTTTCATCCTCATAATATTATTCATCTTTTTATGTTTGAAATGGCAGCCATTGTTTCTAGTAATTATGAACATGAGAAGATTACACTGAAACTAGAAATGCCATGGTATAGAAAAATTTTCGCGCCGAAGTGTATTCGTCGAGCGCAGTCAGTTCGCGCGGCTGAAGATGGCATCAATATTCAAGAATTTCTTGATTTTACAAAGAGCGGATTTGAAGATGTCTCATATGAAGAAATTTGGAAGGAGTATTACGCCCAATGAACTATTCAGTTTATACGGATGGCGCATGCTCTAATAATGGGAAAGAAAATGCTGCTGGAGGTTTTGCTTTTATTATTGTTGACAATGAAGGCACGCTTAGATATGAATTTGCCATGCCAGTAGAAAATGCTACTAATAATATTTGTGAACTTTCTGCTGTTTTTGGAGCTTGTAGCTTCTTCGATGCTTATACTCCCAAAGAGGACACTGCTACCATTTATAGTGATAGCGCCTATATTATCAATTGTATTACTCAAAAATGGTATAAGAAATGGCAAACTAACGGCTGGCGCAACTCAAAGAAAGAACCTGTCGCAAATCGTGAGCTTTGGGAGCGCCTCATTCCATATTTTGAAAATCCACGTTTTTCTTTCGAGAAAGTAAAGGGTCATTCTGGTGAAAAAGATTGGAATGACTATGTAGATAGACTTGCTGTGGAGGTGAAGAAAACAAAAGTATGATTACTATAGGTATCCCTGTTTATAAAGCGCGCGACACTCTTCCTTATTGTCTTGATGCTTTAGTGGCTCAAACGCGCAAAATGTTCCTAGTTACTTTGTGTCAAGACTGCGATGGAGAAGATTATAGTGATATTATTGAGAGGTATCGTGCGCGCGGGCTTCATATTCGTCTAATTTCTACTTCTGAAAATAGCGGGCCAGGCGTCGCGCGTCAAACAATTATTGACAATGAAACCCAGAGTGACTACATTATGTTCTGTGATAGTGATGACATCCTCCAACCTCGTGCAGTTGAACAACTGTATCGTGAAGCAAAGCGAAATAACGCTGATGTAGTCTGTGGCTCATTTATACATGAAGAGAATTTTGGGCCAGGGCATTCTCTCCTAGTAGATAGAATTCCTTGTACTTGGCTCCATGCCAAAATATATCGTCTTGATTATTTGAGAAAGAATAATATCCGTTTTCTCCCTGAGCTTCGACTCAACGAAGACAGTTATTTCAATTTAGTAGCTTGTAACTGTACTGATAAGATGTATAAAGTAGACGAATGCTTTTATATTTGGCGCTCAAACCCAAATTCGCTTACTCGTCAAAACAAAGGAACTTTTTTCCAACGCAGTAATGGTCAATATATTTATGGCCAGGTGAAGGGTTTGAAAAAAATTTATGAGATTAGAGGAGACATTCCCGCGCCAGTTTTATGTCAGACCCTCATCAATATTTACAATGCTATGATGGAGCAAGTCTATCGTAAAGTTGATGACTATTCTTATTTAGATGAGCTTCTTTCTCTAAAACAGAATTCATTTATTCAAGAATTTCTAAAAGATGGGAACAATTGGCCCTATTTCGTCAATAATGTGAAGGCTGCGTGTATCTATGATAATGACGTGGTATACTTTTACAAGTTGCGTTTCGTTGATTTTATCACTAACTATGTAATGGAGGATAAAAAATGATTTATGTTATAAATGGTGCTCCTCGCTCTGGCAAGGATACCTTTTGTTCAATGGCAGCTAAATTTATGGGAGAAGGATATGTAAGGGTTTATTCTACTGTTGATTGTGTAAAAACAATTGCGGCTACTGCATTCGGATGGAATGGAGAAAAGACGCCTCGCGCGCGTAAATTTCTCAGTGACTTGAAGGACCTTTTGACTGAATGGAACGATATTCCCTTCAAAGACATTCAGAAAAAAGTATATGAAACAACAGAGGATTGGGATTACTATGGAATCGATAGTAAAAGATGCGCAATTTTTATTATGTGTCGTGAACCAGAGGAAATAAAAAAAATTGTTGAACGATTGGACGCGCGAACGATTCTTGTAAGGCGGAACAGTGCTGAATGCGAAGAAGTTTCAAATCATGCTGATGCAGAGATTCTTGATTATAAATACGATATTGAAATTGAGAATAATGGTTCTTTGAAAGATTTGGCTTTTGAGGCTTTGAAGTTTGTTGAGGATGAAGACTTAATGTTCAGACATTGGGTTACTTTCCATGTAAAGGATAATGGCGAAATTATTGAAGTAGAAAAGGAACTAAAGTTTTGACTAATTGGGAATTTTTGAAAAATTTTTCTGAGAAGGATTTCGCGAGATGGCTCGCCGGTTTTGAACTAGTTGAGAACGCGCCATGGCTTCAGTGGTTGGATAAGGAATATTGCCAGAAATGTCCTCCAATTATAGGGCGCTTGGAGGGTCACGACTACGACCAGTCGTTTGCACCATGTGAGTTTGAAGTGGATGAGTGTCCATACGGAGTAGCAGATTTGACAGTTGAAGAGCTGATTGAAATGTGGCTTAGTAGCGAAAGGGAAGAAATTTGAATTTTTCTTTTCTTTTTGATATAATAAAAGAAAAAGGAAGTGATAGAATTTGGAGCTAAGCAAAACTCAAGAAGAAATTTTGGCGTCATCTGCTTCTGTCGTATTTGTTCAATCTTGTGCTAGTAGTGGCAAGACGAGATTATTGACCGAGAAAATTCGTCAATCTATTTCGCGAGTGAAAAAACTGGTTGCTTTTACCTTTACAAACATGGCTGCGGCGGAAATTCGCAGCAGATTGAATGTTGAAAATAATGATGCAATTTGGATTGGCACCATCCATTCCTACTGCGCAAGATGCTTGTTGCGCGCGGGGATTACAGAAGCAGGAAAATATTTGAATAATGAAAATTTTGATGGTCTTTTTGATCTCGCGCGAAGCCATCCAGAGGCTTTTCCTTCTTTAGACATTTGCCTACTGGATGAAGCGCAAGATAGCAATAAAGACCAATTTGACTTTATTTTTTCTATTATAAAAAGTGCTGAATATTTTGTTGTCTATGACTTGCGCCAGTGTATTTATCGTTGGAATGGCAGTCGGCCAGACCTATTGATGGAATGGGCGGGAAAACTCGGCGCGACGATATACTCAATGGATGAAAATTATCGTAATGGTAGCGATATTCTTGATTTTGCGCGAGACATTATTAGAAAGAATAAAATGAGCGACCTATCTATTCCGATGCGTGGAGTGCGTGGGAGGGTCATTGAAGTTCCTTTTTCTATCAAGTATCTTGTTGATGAAATCAAGTCTACTTCTAATTATGGCGATTGGATGGTGCTCGCGCGCACTAATGCTGAAGTAGATGATATTTTTGATAAGTTGACTGATGCTGGAATTCCATGTGATACATTCAAGCAGGGTGATCTGTCAAAAGATGAATTGAGTGAGAAGATGAAAGCAGATACTGTGAAAGTTCTTACTATTCATTCAAGTAAAGGACTTGAGACTCGCTATGTAGCTGTCTATGATAGTCGAATGTGGAATGAAGAAGAAGTCTGTATTTCTTATGTTGCGGCAACTCGCGCGCGCGATCGTCTAATTTGGTTCTCTAAACCAGTCGCAAAAAAGAAATCTCGAAGAAACTCAATGGTGAGTTGGGAGTAGGAATAATATAATGGAAATAAAGTTAGCTTGGCCTTTTGTGATTTGTTCTATTGTTTTTCTAATTCTTTTTATCAAACAAAGAAAAAAAGTAAAACAAAGGAATTATGAAATTCAACAACTAAAAGAAAAAAATAAAAAAGACGCCGAGAATTATTGGATAAATGTAGATACAGTAGCTCAGAGAACCTTTGAAGCCAATAATAAGCAATATAATGAACAACTTCAGAAAATAAAGGAAAGTATTGCTGAGCAAAAAGGTTTTCTTGAAAATTTTCAGGAAAAACGTCAGGCGATTGATAGAGCTATTAGACGTGAACGAGAAATTGCTGAAAAAGAGAACTTTTATCGAGTTTGTCTTTCAGAAGATGATATTGAAGATATTTCTGAATTGAAGAAGTTGGTTCCCCATCTTCGTCATCGCGAAGCTCTTCCCAAGCTAATGTGGGATACGATGGTTTCTCGTGCGACAAAAGAAATGATAAAGAGGGTGACAGGTGGTCGCGTGATTGGTGGTATTTATAAAATTACTTATATCCCGACTGGCGAGGCTTATATTGGTAAGACAACCGACTTTGGGACGCGCTGGCAATCACACGTCCAAACCGCGCTTGGAATGGAGAAAGTTGCTCGTTCAACTCTTCATGTCCATATGGCTTCTCATGGTATTCAAAATTACACTTTTGAAATTTTGGAAGAGGTTGCGCGCGAAAAACAGACAGAAAGAGAAAAATTTTATATTGAGCTTTATGGGACGCAAAGGCAGCTAAATATGAGGATTGGCTAGTATGAGTAATGAGTATAAGGACTACTATAAAGACATAGAAAGAACGAACGACGATATTTCTTCTTGTCTAGAATGTGGCAGTGCGATAGTTTCACTGGAAGAACTTGAATTCTTTTTACCAGAGATGGCTAAGAGAGGGATTGGCGGGCTAAGAATTTCTCAAATAGGTGAGATATACTTTATGATTGATAGAAAGGAGGTAGTTAGTAAAAGTGAAGAAAATTCTATGTGATTTGTGTAAAAGAGACATCAAAGAAGAGAAAGATATATGGTATATCAAAATTCCTTTTTATCAAAAAGATGGTGTTTATGTAAATGGAAAGCTTGTTAGTGAGTTTGGTTCCTATTTAGGTTATAAGATAATTGAGCTTTGCCCAGCTTGTGCGGATTCCTTCGCACGAGGCATCGAAGAGCAAATGAAGGAATTAGGAATAGAAATTTGATTTTTATCTTTTTTCCTGATATAATAAAAGAAAAAGAAAGGAAGATTTGGAATGAGTTTTATAATTGATGGCATTGATTTTGAAAATCTTGAAGCTGAGAAGTATTGGAGTTTTACTTCTTCCTATACGCCTGAAAGGAAGAAACGAGAAGCAATCAACATGGTCTATTCTGGAGATTATCTTGGGGCGCGTAAGATGGATGGAGCATACTATCGAGCTATAATTTCTGAAGATGGTGAACTTCGGCTCCAAGGTCGGTCTAAGTCCGTAAAGGGCGGATATCTAAATAAGATTGATTGGGTTCCTCATTTGAAGTCTTTCTTTGAGGCTCTTCCGCGAGGAACTTGTCTACTTGGCGAAGTCTACTTCCCAAAGAATGAGGGTTCCTATAATACTACGACAATCATGGGCTGTCTTGCGCCTAAAGCAGTCGCGCGTCAAGAGACAGGAGAAAAACTACATTATTATATTTTTGATATTTGGGCTTATGATGGAGAAAGTTATTTGAATAAGACAGCAGAAGAGCGTTTTACAATGATTCAGAATCTTCCCAAGTCAGATTATGTTGAATTTGCTCAATACTATGAAGGAGTTGAGCTGTGGCAGAAATATCAAGAAATTTTGGCTGAAGGTGGAGAAGGCGTTGTTATTACTCGACGTGACTCTAAGCCTCAACCAGGCAAACGCAGCGCGCGGAAGACTCTTAAACTGAAGAAAGAACTTCAAGAAACACTCGATGTCTTTATTTACGGTGGGAATCCTCCGACCCGTCTTTATTCTGGAAAAGAAATCGAAAACTGGCAGTATTGGCAAAATACTGTTACGCGCGAACTTATGTGTGGTGACCATTATAAGGAATATTTTGAGGGTGATACAATTGAACCTGTCACAAAAATGTACTATATGCGTGGTGCTGGCAGTTTAAAGATTGGTGCGTATAAGGATGGAAAACCGGTTCGGATTGGTAGCTTGAGCGGCTTAGATGATGAAATTTTGTTGAATTGGAAGGACTATATTGGAAAGGTCGCAGAAATTACTGCGATGGAAGTTATGCGTGAAACGCAAAGTCTTCGTCATCCAAAATTCGTTAGCTGGCGATTGGATAAAGTTCCGCGTGACTGCCAGTGGGAGACAATTTTCGGTTGAGTAAATTTGAAGAAAAAATCGCGCGTATCCTTACAGATGCGCGCGTTCTTTTTATAAGAGAAAAGACTTTCAAAGACCTCAAGCACGGTTATCTTCGTTTTGATTTCTATCTCCCTCAAAAAGAGGTCTGCTGTGAACTAGATGGGTTCCAGCACTTTGAATATACAAAATTTTTTCATAAAAAACGGAGTGGTTTTACAAAAGCACAAGAGCGCGACCGCATAAAAAATTCTTACTGTCTCGCGCATAAAATACCTCTTTATAGAATTCCTTATTGGGAAATGGATAACCTCAATTGCGTAGAGGATTTGTTTCAGGAAAAATTTCTTGTCCACTCAAAATACCATAATGACGACATCTATCGAGAGTATCGCAAAAGAATGAAGGAATCTAAATAATTTTCGACTTCTCTTTGGGAAGAAATAAGCGGGAGGAGTTCCAATTGAATTTTTCTAGTATTGCCAGCGCAATTGGCGGGTTCCTTGTTCTAATTTATTTAGTGTGGCAAGTTGTTGTAAAATTCTGTGGAGAAAAAGAGTGGTTTAGTAAACGTCGAAAAGAGCGTCAAAAACAAAAGGAAGAAGAAAATAAAAAGCAGCTCAAAGAGACTATCAAAGAGGTAATTGAGCCAATGCTTTTGGAACTAAAAGAAAGAGACAACGAACAAGATAGAAAATTGACTTGTCTTATTCATTCTTCTAATGATATGATGCGCGCGGAAATAGTAAAAATTTACTATCGTTATCTTCCATATAAGAAAATGCTTCAGAATAGCCGCGAACTCTTGAATAAGCTATTTCATGATTATCATGACCAAGGTGGTAATAGTTTCATTGAAGATATATACAATGAAATAAAAACTTGGCCAGTTGTTAATAATGACAAAGATTTGAGGGAATAAGTAGAAAAGGACACGTCTTTCGATGTGTCCTTTTCTACTTATTTACCTTTTACGCGCTCAATAATTTCAGCCACTGCGCTGGAACCTGACATTAGGACTAGGCCAGTCATAATTTTACCGGCGATAGTCGTCACTTCAACAAGACCACAGGCGAGAATAAGGTCAAGATTGAAGGAGAAGACGAGGACAAAAGCGAATACTGCGGAAACACCAATAGTAATCCATTTACTGAAAGAAAACTTGCCCCAAATTTCATCTTTTCCCCTTTGAATCAAATACCACATAACACTAGAAAGCGCAATAATAAGTGTTAAAACATCCATTTTATTTTCCTCCATTTTTTCAAGTATACCCACCAGCCGTTAGACGTTTTCCACGGCAGACTTCACTAATATGATTATACCAAACCCCAGTAGCTAATTGTGCGTCTTTATATGAAGTATATGAAGCTATAAAATTTCCTTGTAAGTCATACTGTTCTACAATATGCTTTTGTTTTGCAGTGCGAATAGCATAACCCCTTTTCTTAATATCTTCTTCTGAAAGTTTTAATTCTTGTTTTATATAAAAAGAAATTGTTTCTATAGTTGAATTGGTTAATTTTCGAATATCTCTAATACAATATCCGTTTTGGTATAAATCAATTATAGTTGAAATTTCTTTTTTGGTTAAGAAACGAGTTCCTTCGCCTCCTCTGGTTGAATTATAACCTTCTTCGTAAGAATTATAAAAATCAATCCAATAAATTTCTCGTTTATTGATAATATCGTTAGGACATTCTTCGATTGATTCAATAGAAAAGTTTTTTACTCCATATTTTCTAAAGGCCCGATAGATTTTGAAATCTTTATCTTTAATACTATTAAGATGTTCTTTCCATCGTTCTTCAATAGTTCTGGTTGTTTTTCCAATGTAAACCTTATCATTTATAGTATTTGTAATTTTATAAATAAATCCCATAAGTCCTCCACCTTATAATAAATAATGACGCTTATCCTGGAGGGGATATTGCTCCATAAGTAGCTAATTTATGGCTCCCGTCATATTTCTAAAAAAAAGAGGTTGCGTGAACATTACCATCTATAAATTTGAAACTTTTGAAAAATTTTGATATAATATTTATAGAAAATAAAGGAGGCAGGAAGAATGGCTCGTGTAACACAAGAGGATATAATTCATATCAATGATGTTTATTATAAGTGTCGAACCTATGCAGAAACCGCGCGACAGACTGGTTTTTCTGCTTCTACAGTAAAGAAGTATGTAATTACGGGGTATCAGCCAGCAGAAGCAGTTAGAGTGGAAAAATTTGATAGGCCTTTGCCTGAGTTTGACCCAATGATTTTTGTTCAGAAAGAGGATTGGGCTTCGTTCTGTGAATATACAGTAGAAGAGGCCGAGCGCATTGAAGAGCTTTGGAAGGAGATGGCATTATAATGGAGAAGTATTTTTATCTTGAGGAAAGTCCTTATCTCCCCACTTACTGTATGCTTTATACCAATATTGAGAAGATGCCTTTCCCGAATGGAATTAGAGGCTCTTATTCAATGATGGCTGCGCGGGTTCTTGGATTAGATTATGCAGACTTTTTGAGGTTCGCACGCGACATCCTCGAAGCAAAGATTATGGGCAAAGGTGAATGCTATCCTCGCGCATATTTTAGAAAAACTCCTGAAGTCCTTCAGATGGTAAAGCTACTGAATAAGCGGATGGAGTTGATTATGAATTTGCGCGCGAAGCCCTACGAGCTGAAAAAACAAGTCAATGGAGACATTGTAAAGGAGAATTTTGATGTATCTAACAGCTGAGTTGCTACGAAAATATGGCGCGGACCGGGAGAAAGTCCAAGAATTTGTTGGAAGATTTCCAAATGGTGTTGAAGCACTAGACTTTCTTGAAGAAATTGGTCCCGAAGCGATTGCTGGCGACTATAGTCCGTGGCTTGAGGCATTATATTGGGGCTACCGAATGCTACCTTGGACTACCAAAGAAAAAGAGAAATACTGTGAAGTTTTGAATATTGATAGTTCTTCTAGCGTCTATGAAAGTTATGATGTAGAAGAAAGTGAAAAAGTTATTCATTCTGACCACATTTATCTGAGTGGAAACATTGACAACTGTAGTGATATTAGAAATAGTAATTATGTTGCTTCTAGTGCTACGGTTGAAGGAAGTGATGGCGTCCTAAAGTCAGAATATATTGTGAATAGTAGTCTAATTGATACTGGAATGGACATTCAAAGCTCAAAAGAAATTTATAAAGCATCGCATGTGAAGAAAAGCCAGAAGTGCGTGCGAGTCGATAGTATTGAGAATTGCATCGGAATTTTCAGCTCTTCCGGATGTAAAGAGGTCTATTACTCTAGTTTTTTGAAGAATTGTCATCATTGTCTTTTCTGTGATGATATTGAGGATGCTTCTTTTAGAATCTTCAATCAACCAGTGTCTGAGAAAGATTTCTTCGTAATTCTTTCGATGGTTGAGAGCTATTTTGATAACAAGCTTGAGCCTTTGATTGAAACCATAGTAAATGATGAATTTTATTTTGGTCTTGATTGGCATGTTTCGACTCACTTTACAAAGATTTATAGAAGCTTGTCGCAGGAAGTTTTCAATCAACTTTATAAATTACCCGGTTATAATGACTGGCTGATGTATCAGATTACATTGAATATTCGAAGTTTTCGAGATTTGAAAAATAGCTAAATTTTGAGTATAATATTTATACAAAATGGTTGAGGAAAGGAAAGAGGAAATGACTTATTATTGGAAGACAGAAGTAGCAATTCTTGAAAATCGTATCCATCTTCTTGAGCAGCGCGGAGATAATGTATCAATTCTCGCAAAGCTAAAGCGACGATTGAGAAAGCTATTATCTAGCTCTTATTGAGCTATTTGGCGCACGACGGAAACTTACCGTGAATGTCCGAAGTGGCCTCAGTTGGGAAGGCTTACCAGCTTTATAAAAACCGAGCGACCAAGACAAAGTATTAGCTACACTTTGAGGAAGCAAAGAGGTGGGCGGGAGTCGGCTCTCCCGTAGCTAGAAACCGATTACAGGGTTAAGCGCAAGACGCTTAGGCCAAGCTATGATGTCATATTTCCGGGGCAATTTCGGTAGTATGACGGAGCTTTTGTCGAGGGTTAGGAGATTTCCACAGATTGCCTAGGGGTCTACCTCGTAGGAGACTACCGAAAGAAAATCTCCATCTTTATCCTGCCTTAGCACAACGGTAGTGCAACCGGCCTATACCCGGCATAAGGCTCCAGATTAGGGCACGATCTCGGTTCGAATCCGAGAGGCAGGACCAAAGGTATCCAAACTACCTTAATCGTTTGGTGAGGACTCAAGTTACTCAAGTTAGGTCAGCTTGACATCCAACAGTAAGGACCTACGACAGGTGAGAATGACGGATTAGTCCTTTCTTGAATAAACAGAACCTGACCCATTGGCGCCAAGGGTGAACGCTGCTTGAAGGTAAAGAAAGGCAACAAATTCTATATGGGAGCGTAGCTCAGTTGGTTAGAGCGCATGACTGTTTTGAATAATTTTTACATCCTTTTAATATGGATAGTAAATTTATTGGAAACATAACTGAATTGGAAGTTTTAACTTATATTACTAAATTAGGTTATCAAGTATCAATTCCTTTCGGAGATAGAGAACGATACGACCAGATTTGGGATATTAATGGAAAACTTCTAAAAGTTCAAGTAAAAACTTCACGTTCAGTAGATAATGCAATTAAATTTTCTTGTCGTTCTTCACATAGAAAAGAAGGAAAATGTATAAATTCCAAATACACTTCTGATGAAATTGACTGTTTTGCAACTTTTTGGGATGGTAAATGTTATTTAGTCCCAATTACTGAAACTTCAAATGAGAAAACTTTAAGATTTGCTCCACCTAAAAATGGACAAATTAAAGGTATTTCATTTGCAAAAGATTATGAAGTTGAGGAGGTGCTTAGTAGGATGTGAAAACATATT